AAACTTTTTTAGAGAAAAAGGTGTTATAATCAAGTCTAAAAGACTTTATGAGGAATTGAATGTGTTTATATGGAATGGAGCTAAAGCTGAGGCTATGAAGGGATATAATGATGATTTAGTTATGTCACTAGGCATTGGATTGTGGATTCGTGAAACAGCTTTAAAACTTAGAAACGAACAAATAGCTTATAATAAAGCAATGGTTTCTAAAATATCAAAAGTAACAAGTCAAATAACTGTGCCAAAACAAGTAAGCACTGTACCTGATCATCAAAAGACGATGGAATTTACTGTAAATGACAAAAAAGAAAGTTTAACTTGGTTGTTGTAAATACTTATATACTAGAATAATATGGCAGATAAATCTTTTCAAGAATTACGCAATCGTTCATTATTTGCACGTTTGAAACGTTTGTTTTCAAATGATGTAATTGTTCGTAATATCGGTGGTAAAAAATTAAAAGTAATTGATACTGACGAAATTCAGTATGCTACAGATCGTAATAGTTTAAGAGATCGTTTTAATAGATTACGCACCACTTCATATAATCAATACACAAGAGATTTCAATTTATCATATCAAAGTAGTCGTGTAGAACTATTTCGTGATTATGATACAATGGATATGGATCCAATTCTAGCATCTGCATTGGATATCTATGCAGATGAATGTACAACTAGAAATGAAATGGGTGAAGTAATTCATATCAAATCATCCAACGATGAAATCAAGCAAATTCTACACAATTTGTTTTATGACATTTTAAACATCGAATTCAATCTTTGGAGTTGGACTCGTTGTATGGTCAAATACGGAGATTTTTATCTACGTTTACATATTAGCCCTGAATATGGTGTTTATTTGGTAGAACCATTGAGCACTTATTATGTAACCCGTGTAGAAAACGCACATTTATCAAATAAGAATTTTGTTAAGTTCCAAGTCAACCTTCCATATGGTAATAAACTAGAAGATCTGGAAAATTATCAAATTGCACATTTTCGTTTGTTGAGTGATAGTAACTTTTTGCCATACGGAAAAAGTTCTTTAGAAGGTGCTCGTCGCGTATGGAAACAATTGAGTTTGATGGAAGACGCAATGTTAATTCATCGTATTATGCGTGCTCCTGAAAAACGTATTTTCAAGGTTGACATCGGTAATATTCCTCCAAATGAAGTTGATAACCATATGCAACGCATTATGGATCAAATGAAAAAAGTACCATATTTGGATCAACAAACAGGCGACTACAATTTAAGATTCAATTTGCAGAACATGGTAGAAGACTTTTTCTTGCCAGTTCGTGGTAGTGATAGTGGTACAAGTATCGAAAACTTGTCTGGTCTAGAATGGACAGGTACTGATGATATTGAATATCTGCGTAACAAAATGATGGCAGCGCTTAAGATTCCCAAAGCATTTTTAGGTTATGATGAAAGTCTAAGCGGTAAAGCTACATTGGCAGCTGAAGATATACGTTTTGCTAGAACTGTTCAACGTATTCAACGTATTATTGTAAGTGAGTTAAATAAGATTGCGGTTATTCATTTATATTCACAAGGATATAGAGATGAATCGTTGGTCGATTTTACATTGGAATTGACCAATCCATCTACTATCTTTGAAAAAGAAAAGATCGACGTATATAAAAGCAAAGTCGAACTCTCCAAAGATATGCAAGAACAAAAAGTATTTTCTAAGAAGTGGATCTATGAAAATATTTTTGGTTTATCAGATCAAGATATGATTGAGTTGCAAAAACAACTTATCGATGATGCTAAAGGTACATATAGATTTAAACAAATCGAAGAAGAAGGCAATGATCCAGCATTATCATTCTTAAACAAGGACGATAAAGAAGGAGCCGGTGGATCCGGTGGTGGGCCAGGTGGTGAACCAGGCGGCGCCGAGCCAGCTGGCGGTGAGCCAGGCGGAGAACCGCCAGGTGGAGGCGAACCAAAAGGTGGTGAAACTGGTGGGGAAAAATCAACACCCCCAAAATTAGCAGAACGTGATCAAACTGGTAGAAAAGATGCACGTGATTATCGATTTGGCGAAGATCCATTGGGTACATTAGAAAACAATAGACGTAGTGATTTGTCTGTGACGCACAAGTATAAAAACAAGTCTCCGCTATCACTAGAATCTATTAAAGGATTGACCGATGTACTAAAAACTTTAGACCAAGAAAAAGAAATATTACGAGAGGGAAGTAAAAAATCTTTTATGGATGAACAAAATATAAAAGAATAGTATAATTCCTACATATTTAACCACATTGATTATATTTATAAATAATAATAAATAATATGCACAAGAAAGCAAAACATTCGAAATTCAAGAATGCTGGAATATTGTTTGAACTACTCACTAGACAAATAACAGCCGACATTCTAGCGGGGAGAGATGAATCATTTACCAAAAATCTGATGTTCAAGTATTTTCACGAAAGCAAAGAACTAGGAAAAGAAGTGCAACTTTACAATTTCATCCTACAACAAAAAAGCAAAGATGCTTCTTCCGCTGAACGTCTTTTGAATGTTGTTTTGCAAACACGTTCCAAACTAGATGAACGCGAATTGAACAAGCAAAAGTACAACATAATTAAAGAAATAAAAGAGAAGTATAATATAGACGAATTTTTGAAAAATAAAATTCCAAATTATAAGTTATACGCCTCTATATACAAATTATTTGAAGATCAAGATAAAAGTGAAGTCAAGTTTGATGTATCTGAATTGTTAGAATCAAGAGAATATATTGTTGAGAGCTTAACAAAAGAAAAGAAGTCAGAACAAGAAATGATGGATGTTTATGGAAATCAAAGTGCTGAAGTTAGATTGTTGGCCTATAAATTCTTGATTGAAAACTTCAATACCAAATACAACAATCTTTTGCCAGATCAAAAGAAACTTCTAAAAGAATATATTACTAATGTTTCCAACTCCAGTAAATTTACAAAATACGTCAACGAAGAGTACAAGAGAATAAGTGGAGTATTAAAAGATCAAGTGAAGAATGTTACCTCTGAAGTGGTTAAAATTAAAATAAATGAAGTTATTAGTCAGTTTTCAACAAAATCTTGTGTTGGCGTAATTAAAGAAAATCAATTGACTTCATTGTTAAATGTATACGAATTGATAGAAGAAATTAAAAAGATTGATGTCAAAAATGAAGCAAAATCTTAAACAAAAGATTAAAAAGATTTTAACCAACCTAAAGGTTAAAAATGAAGCTAGTACAACAGGTACCGCACCTGTTGCTTCTGGTCCAGTTGCTGTTGGTGGTGACGCTGCAAGAACTCCATTTGCTTTTTCCAAAAGAGGAGCAAGACCAGATACATACACACAATTGGGATATAAATTAGCTAAGCCAATTAAAAGAAGTCCTAATTATAAGTTGGAAAATCAAATGTATAGTGAACCAGCATATAGTACTCCTGCTCAATCAATTGAATTGGGAGATACATATACAGATAAAAATGGATTGGTTCAACATAATGATCCAAATTTAGATCCAAATTTGATTGGTTATAAACAAGGAAGTTTACCATTTACTGAAGGTTTTAATGGTTTAAAATATGAACAAGAAGGTCAGAAAGCTTCTGTTCCACAACCGTCACCTGCTCAACCTCCAACTCAACAACCAAAGCAAGCCGAACCTTCACCATCTGTAGATTTAAAAACATATGATGTATTGCCTGATTTTACAGCATTTGATACCAAGTTAAAAGGTTCAACCGAGGCATTAAAGAACAATCTACAAAAAACAATCCAAGACAAAATTTTAGGTAAGAAAATCGTAGTTAGAGCCAGTAAAGGATATAAACAACCTGAGACAGATTATACTATAAATGTAACTGGTGTTGCTATTGATTATTACTACGACAGATACGTTATTATAATAATTGGTCGTGAAGAAAATAAACAAAAAGTAGCTAAATTTTTCATCAAGCCAGGATTTAAACTTAAAATTTTAGGTAATGCTGATAATTTGAAACCAAAAGATCAATATCAAGTTGCTAAATCAAAAGCATTGGTTGACCCTCAAAGTCAACAAAATGTTGTTCCACAAAACACAATAACCGCAGATAAGCAAGACGCAACTGTTGCAAATCAACCAGATCAATCAAAACAACCAGGAACAACACAACCTAAAGCTTAACACATATATGAAACAAGTATTGATAGACATATTACCATTTGAATTTAAAAAGACATCTTTAAATGAATCTCTTAAAGATGGAAAACTATACGTAACCGGCGTATTACAACGTGCGGATGCAAAGAATCAAAATGGAAGAGTGTACCCAGAAGATGTACTAAAGCGTGAAGCTGAAAAGTATATGCAAAACTTCGTAAAACAACGTCGTGCTATGGGTGAGTTGGATCATCCAGAAAGCAGCGTGGTTAACTTAAAGAACGTTAGTCACAACATTGTTGATATGGGTTGGGAAGACAAAGATTTGGTTGGAACAGTTGAAATACTGCCCACACCAAGTGGTAATATTCTTAGAGATTTATTGCAATCTGGAATTTTATTAGGTATTAGCAGCAGAGGATTAGGCAGTGTTAAAAAAGATATGAGAGAAGGTGCCGACATTGTACAAGACGATTTTGATTTGATCGCATTTGACTTTGTAAGCAATCCTAGTACACAAGGTGCCTTTATGTATCCTCAAGGCAAAATCAATGAAAGTGTAGAACAAAGAACAATTGTCAACCCATACGGTAATGTAGAAAGAATTATTCACAACATTCTATCAGAATTATAATATTTATAAAGTATGAAATTAAAACATTTACTAGAAAATTCCACTGAAGTAGCTTATAGTCCACTTACCAAAGAAGAAAAGTCAAAAATGGTTGGTGCTATTAGATCCTATAATGAATATCGCAAGGGATTAAAAGCCGATTGTGTATATGAAACTGCACAAAAAATTATGGAGGCTGTTAATCTAGCAGAACGCTACGCAATTAAAGAATGTGGCGACTGGATGCAAGCCAAAATGGTTGAACGTGATATGAAAGAAATCAAAAGAGACGCTGCCAAAATGTATGAAGAAGCCAACAAAATGAAAGAAATTGAAAAACAACTTGAAATGTTGTATGAACAAGTTGGTATGAGATTGGAACGTTATTTTGAAATTGCCGACCAAGTACACACTGATCCAAAACCACAAGAAGGCACTATTAACTCATCGGTATCGAATCAATAAATTCCAACATTTTATCGAACGATTCAAAAACGTATCTTCTATTTGCTTCTATCACATAACCTTCGTCTGTTTTATAGACGAAGGTTTTTCTTTTCTCGTTGACCATATCTAAAGATGGAACTTCTATTTCAGAAAACATTCTGTATTCATCATCTATACGAAAATTCATTTCACCCAATATATCAATTTCCGTAAAATCCCATCCGTTTGGATTATCTATATCTTCTAACTTAAACATTTTTTCTTCTTCAAAATTATCATTGTTTATAAAGTTAATTAATTTTGGAGACTTATAATTGTTGTAGCTATTATTCATAGAACGCACATCTGGGTTGGAATATGGAGTTTCGTCCCCAGTTCTTTTTATAAACTTATAATTGTCTTTTGTGGAATTCATATGTTTAGCTAGATTTGGATTGAAATTATAGGCCATAAGAGTTAATTCTATCTATAAAGTCAGATAGGGTTTTTGTTTGTTCAGAATCTTTATTCTTATCCAAAGCAGTACTTAACATACTGAATATTTCTTTGTCTGGTTTATCAGGATAAGATCTTTGAATAAAACAAGCATATACAATTAAATTTTCATTTTTTTGATCTATGAGCTTTTTAAACACATATTTCTTGGTACTACCATTACTAAATATTTCAGTTTCTATTTTTGTATTTTCTGGTGGGTTAGGAATAAAATTTGTTTTTCCAAATCCACTAAATCCCGCTTGTTTACTTTGAAAAGTTAACATTTCTTTTTTAGTAAACGCAATACCTTCATTTTCTTTTAGCACTTGGTTAAATGATTTGCCTTTAATGATATCAAAATCACTTAATGAATATTCTGCTTCATTAAGACTTTTCAATATTTCTTTCAATTTAACAAAGTGTTTTACACTACTTGGTTTGATGGTACGTGCCATCTTACGAACTTGTGGTGAAACTTCTTTTGATTTGATTCCACCTTTTTGTAGTGCTCTTACCAATCTAAATAGTCTGGCTTGTTTTTCGCTTTTTGCAGGCATATATCAATAAATATAAAATATTTTCATTTGTTTCAATTTTAAATTATATTTATTATTCAAATACATCATTCTTTGATGTCACATACATTTATCTTCTTTGGAGTTCTTCAATAGCTTCACCAACAAATAACAATAAGAAAGGCAGAAATATAATTATGAGCGATCTATTAAAAGAAAGCATTGCGGATGCAAAGGCTGTACGTGAAACAGCATTGGCAAATGCAAAGACCTTCCTCGAAGAAAGTTTTGCAAACAGTATGAAAGAAATGTTTGCAGATAAACTCAAGGAAGAAATGGCAGAAGAAACCGAAGCACCAGAAGGTGAAGAAGGCAAGATTGAAGAAAAACTTGCATCTTCTAACATTGGTAAGGATGACAGCAATGTTGCTACAAAACAACACCCAACCAAACCATCACCAGCTTCAAATAAAAACACAACTCCAGCAGGTAAGCAAGAATTCGACGTAAAGCTTGAAGAAGAAGCTGCCGTTGAAGAAGGTGCTGAAGTAACTAGTGAAGAACTAGACGAAATTCTAGCAGAACTAGAAGGTGAAGTAGTATCCGAAGGAGATTCCGACGATGCCGGTGAATCTGATGATTCAATGGAAGAAGAAATTAATCTAGACGAACTTCTAGCAGAACTAGAAGGCGAAGATCCAGCAGCTGCACCAGCACCTGCTCCAGCTCCAGAAGCTCCTGTTGCTCCAGCCGCTCCAGCTGCTGAAGTACCAGCTCCAGCCCCAGCTCAAGTTCCATCTCCTTCAGAAGGTGAATACTCAGAAGAAGTATCCGCTGAAGAAATGGCAGAAGCTCTAGTAGCTATCAACGAAGAAAACGAACAACTAAAGTCTCAATTGAGCGAACACATCAAGACTGTAAAGTATTTGAAGAGTGTTCTATCTGAAACAAATCTATTGAATGCTAAGTTGCTCTACACCAACAAATTGTTCAAAGGTAAAGCTCTTACCGAAGATCAAAAGTTGAAGATCATCAACACTTTCGACTTGACCAAGAATATTCGTGAAGTCAAGTTGGCATATACAGTTTTAGCCGAATCACTTAATTCCGGTGCATCAGTTGTCAAGAAAAAGACCAATACAACTGCTCAAACTATCACCGAAGGTTTGGCAAGCAAACCAGTATCCAGTACAAAGCCTGATTCTACCATTGTAGAACCTCAAGCTGAAGTAATGGCTTCAAGATTCCAAAAACTCGCAGGAATCAAGAAGTAATTAGTTTGCGAGTAAAAACCTAACAGTAATTAATATAGAAAGAAACAAAAATATGAGTATGGATGTAAAAAGTCTATTGACAGGAAATATGAATCCACAAGCCAAATTGATGGCTGAAACACGTGGACTACAATCCAAGTGGGAAAAGACAGGCCTCCTAGAAGGTTGCCAAGGTGTTGAAAAAGCACATATGTCAATCCTATTGGAAAACCAAGCAAAACAATTGCTTGACGAAGCAACCACCACCGGTACCTCTACCAGTTCAGAACAATGGGCTGGTGTAGCTCTACCATTGGTACGTCGTGTATTCGCTGAAATCGCCGCTAAGGAATTCGTCAGCGTACAACCAATGAATCTACCATCTGGTCTAATTTTCTATCTAGACTTCAAGTATGGTACAACCGCTCCTGGTAGTGATTTGCGTAACTTGAACAACGGTAGTTCCGTAACTACCCGTGCAGGTAAGCAATTGAACGACAGTTTGTTTGGTGGTACAGGTAAGAAGTTGGGTTCAACTGATGACGCAGTACGTGGTCTATACGGTCAAGGTGCTTTTGCTTATTCAGTTCGTCCAGTAAGTAGCTCTGCTATTACCCTAGCTAAGAGTGCAACTGCAACCGCAACTGGTAACACCATCCAAACCGCTTCTTGGAACGACGTTCAATTTGCTGCTGAATTAAGCGCATCTGTCGTAGCTAAGAAGTTGTTCAAGGTTATCTTGAACCACGACGACAACACCACTGGTGTTGCTGGTCAAGGATATATGTACAACGTTGACTTGAACGCAGTACGTTCATTCAACTTGATTTCAGGTTCAGTTGCACCAACTTCTCTAAGAAGCAATGGTTTGGTATTGAACACCTATTCAAAAGCAATTAACACTGGTAGTTTGAGCAATCCATTCTATCAATCCGTATATATCGTATCCGCTTCTAATAGCGCATTCGGTGGTGCAGCAAGCAACGTTAAGTTGATCTATAGTCTACAACCTACCGATAACCTACGTGGTGACTTCGAAGCTGGTAAGACCCCAGGTGAAGGTTCCGGTACCGCTGGTAACGTTCCTACACAAAGCATCGATACTGATATCAGTATCCCAGAAGTAAACTTGGTACTAAACAGCGAACCAATCGTTGCTAAGACCCGTAAGTTGAAAGCAGTCTGGACCCCAGAATTGGCTCAAGACTTGAACGCATATCACTCCATCGACGCAGAAGCAGAACTTACTGCTCTATTGAGTGAATATGTATCTATGGAAATCGATCTTGAAATCCTAGACATGTTGAACGAAGCCGTTCAAGGCATAACAACCGAAGCTTGGTCCGCCCAAATCGGTGTTGAATTCAGCAAGGGATTGAATGCAACTACTGGTGAAGCAATCTTCACACGTAATGCAAACAGTTCACCAAACCGTACTGCTTACGTAAAGAGCACTTGGTTCCAAACTCTTGGAAACAAGATCCAAAAGGTATCTAACACAATCCAAAAATTGACCCTACGTGGTGGTGCAAACTTCTTGGTCGTAAGTCCAGACGTTGCAACTATCCTAGAATCAATCCCAGGATATGTAGTAAACACTGATGGTGATCAAGCTAAGTTCGCAATGGGCGTAAGCCGCGTTGGTAGCTTTGCTTCTCGCTTCCAAGTTTACAAGAACCCATACATGACCGATAACGTAGTATTGGTTGGTTTCCGTGGAAACAACTTCCTAGAAACCGGTGCTGTATATGCTCCATATATCCCACTAATCCAAACTCCATTGGTCTATGATCCAGTGAACTTCACTCCACGTAGAGGCGTAATGACCCGCTACGCTAAGAAGGTAGTGCGCCCAGAGTTCTATGGAAAAGTTATTATCGGCGATCTCGATACCGTATAATACTTAGTAGAAATAAAATAACTCAAAAACCCCAACGAAAGTTGGGGTTTTTTCTTGCACTAATAAAAAATAATTGACATTACCATAGAACTTGTATATACTTATATTATATGAAAAGTGGTATATACAAAATTACAAATGTTAAGAATGGCAAGTTTTATATTGGTTCTGCTAAAGATATTGATCGTCGTTGGTGGGAACATAAAAATGATTTAAAAAAGAATAAACATAAGAATCCTAAATTACAACACGCTTGGGATTTTTACGGGGAAAACAGTTTTGAATTTATTATATTAGAAAATGTAATAGAATGTGAATTGTTTAAACGAGAACAATTTTATTTAGATATGTTTAAACCCTATATGCGTGATATAGGTTATAATATTACCCCAACCGCAAGTGGAGGCGATAATTTTACACATAATCCTGATAAAGAAGAAACTCGTCAGTTACTATCTGATATTAATCTAGGAGCTAAAAATCCTATGCACGGTAAAAAGCATAGTGATGAGGCTAAAGAAAGGCAACGTGATCGTGCTGTAGGACGTTATACTTTGGAGTGGTTTGTTGACAAGTATGGTATTGACAGTGGTACACTTAAGTACAAGGAGAGAAATGACAAATTGGCTAATCGTAATATTAATTACAGTTATGATAATGGATTAAAAGGCAAAAAGCGTGGTGCTATGAGTGATGAAATGAAACGTAAGATTAGTGAACAAAAGAGAAATTTTGCGCTTAGAAAGAATGAATTTGTTGATGATTTAAAGAGTGGTAGTTTTACTAACAATGCATTAAGTGAGAAGTATGGAGTATCATTAACCACGATCAAATTACATAAAAGAAAATATTAGTTTTATTTTATTTCCCAAGGAAAATGTCCACTTAAAATACAAACAATCCAAAATTTACATCTACATATAAAACTTACAAAGTATAATCTTATAAGTCCAATTATTACTTTGATCCACATATATTCCCAATGTCTAAATTGTTTATTTTGCGTAAATAAATTAATAATAAACAGTTTCGGGTTTGTTTTTACGAATAATAAATCTTCTTTGTATCTGGATTTTACATCCTTTAATGTAATATAGTCTTTCATATTTTTATTCGAAAAATTCGTTGGTAGATGTTACAACGATTTCTTGTACTTCTTCTTTGAACGAAGTATCTTTGGGGTAAGGTAGAACTTTATGTTTAAGAGATTTAGTCAACTTTTTATTTTCTATTTTGTTACTGATAAACTTGATATAACGATGTTTACCACTTTCTCGTTTGCGCCAGAATGTTCTACCAATACGTTCTTTTAGTTTATCTACGCTGTGTGTTTTCCATCTTGAATATACACTTCTGCTGTGTATCCAATCATAGTTAGGAGGACCAACTAAACTAACACTATAGTTAGGCATTATAGCGATATCTACATAGTTATCGCCTTGATATAGAAAGCCAGTTGCTTGATAGATTGTGCCTGCGTGTCCAGCTTCACTATCCGCATAACTGAGAATACATTTGATGTGGGGATATTCAGTATTTAATAATCTAAAGCTTTCAGCTATACAATAACTTTCTATATTTTTACCATAACCATCTGCAATCCACAGTCGTGTTAATTCTAACACATTGTTATTAGTAAGTAGTGAAGAGATACTGGTACTAGCATTTCTACCCACGGCGTTTCCATATACTAATACACCTATTAATCGTTCGTTAAAACCACCAAAGAATGTACTCTCTACATATTCTTTATAGTATACTCCATAAGCTACAGTACAAAGAGACCACTTGTGTGTATAATGATTCTTTTCAATAAGAGTTTTTGCAACATTCTTATTGATGCTTTTGATGTAAATTAATGTGGGGTCAAAATACTCCGACATTATTTCAGTATAACCATATAACTCTAACTGTCAAGATTTATATTATATAAAAAAGACCTTTGGAATTATATACTACAGTTCTAATTTTGGTAGCATTAATCTTATTGATACCAAGTCTATCTATTACTTGAAATGGATCAGGGTGATTATTTATAGGAGCTGCCATAACTCTATCCTTTATTTTGTATACATCCAAGTCTGTATTAACAATACTTGGATGATATTGTCTTACTAAAGGCATTGTTCTCATACTGGTTTATTTGTTGTTGGTTCTGCTTTCTTTACTCTACTAGATGGAAATGATTTGTTACCAAAATCACTACCGTGTAAACTATACAAATGCATAACTACACCGTGTTTTACAACCACATCCCCCAAGTCATTTACTAATACATATGGTGGTCTATCATATTTTAACATTACTGCTGAACTAACCAACAAATGATTGCTTTCACCTGCATCCATTACTCTTTGAGCATAGTTGATACCATCACCACTGATATTGAGATTGCCATTAATATCTTCCATTGGTATTACAGGTCCACAATGTACACCCATTCTCATTTGTAAATCCGGTCTATCCTTTACTGCTTTAGCTATAGTAACTGCACAATTCATTGCATCTTCCAAATAAGTAAAGAATCCCAATACCATACCGTCACCAGTAGGTAATATAATTAACTTTTCAAGCGCATTAGCTGTTTTGTATTGCATTGTAGACTTAACCAATGCACCCAAATCTTTACAAGCCTTCTTTTGTTCATCTGTTGTTTTCTTACTATAAGCAACAATATCCATAAAGAATATATAACCTTCTTGTTCTACGTCCAATTGCAATCTACCAGATTTGACTTCTACATCAACTTGTTCAACTTTCTTGACAACTTGTTTGACGGGTTTAACAACTTCTACCTTCTTTTCTTCTTTCTTTTCTACCACTGGAATATCTTTAAGTTTCAAGAAATCTTTCCAGTTAATTTTCTTAGCTGGTGCATCTTTTTTCTTTGGTTCTTTTGATGCTTGTTCTTCTTCGTGTTTCTTTATTGCAGCTTCTTCACGATTACGTTTTTCAACAAACAATGCAATTTGCTTTTTAACTTCATCTGTGATGTATATGTTTACATCTTTTCCACCACCACCAATATCGTGTTTCTTTTTTCTTTGAGCACCTTTGGATTGCAGATATGTTTGCATTTCTACATTACCCGTCTTAAATGCCAAATCCAACGGAGCAATTTCACCTTTGAAATCTGCACCGTTAACATTCGCACCCAAATGTACCAAAAATTCCACCATATCAACATCGTTAGCGTTAACGGCATAATGTAGTGGCATCCATCCATTCTTTTCATCTCTGCCATTGATTTTACCATCTTTATCAAAGAACGATTGTACACCTTCAAAATCTCCTGTTTCTGCGCAGAAATGAATACTAACACCTCCTGCGGATTTAGCACCGTACTTATTCAATAACTTAACAATGTCACCTCTATTGGTATTGGATAGTACGTCAATAGGATTATTTTTACCCAAGAAATCTTTCTTGTTAACATCAGCTCCTCTTACAATTAGATATTCAACCAAGTGTTTTTGTCCGTAATTTACTGCATAATGTAGTGCGGTCCAACCTTTGCCAGCGTCAACTTCATTGATATCAAATCCCTTGTCTAACATTTCTTCAATAGAAACGATATCACCATTTTTTGCGGCTAAATGGAAACTACTACCGCTACTGTATTTTGCACCTCTTTGTTGTAGTATTTCTGCGATATTTTTAAAACCTTTTTGTTCAGCTACATCCAGTGCTGTATTTTTACTGGTCCAATCTTTACAGTTGGGATCTGCACCGTGATTTAACAGTAGTTTTACGATTTCCACTTGATTTTCTTCTACAGCAACAACCAATGGTGGATTGCCTGTATCATCGTCTCTTTGATTGACATCTACTTTTTCTTTTTCGATACAGTTGTAGACGTTATCGTATAACCCACGTTTGATGTGGGTAAAAATGTTAATAGCCATAGTTTAATTAGTAAATTAGTCTTTTTTGAAACGGCTTAAATCCAATTGAGGTAGTGGTTTTTCTATGTTTAGACCAGCTAGTCTTTCATTTTGGATAACTAATTTACTTCCGCCTACAACCTTACCATCTACTACGTCATATATGAAAAATACAGTTTTTGTAAGTCCCACACGAACAATTCTGCCGGGTTTGCCATCAATATATACAACATCATCTTCTTTGTAATCGGACCCAATAAACATAAACAGTGCCGCGGCAAGTTTTTCAATGCTTGATTTAAACATTAGAATTACTAATCCCGCTACGAACATCCAGACATATTTGCCTGTCATATCTTGTGCGGTTGATTCTAGTACCTGTTGAGATATTACGTGTGCTGTATTTGTATCCATAATCGTCTTTAGTTTATTAACACATAACATTTGTTAACAATCCAAAACAATTATATAATAAATATAAATATTAATTTATTTAATCCACTTTTGTTCTTTTAGAATATCATCAATCAATTCTTTTTCGGAACTATCCATTTCTTTATCAAATCTTTTCAATACTTCAGTCAATGGATATACTCTATCAGGAGATTCTTTTTGTTTTTCTTTTAGTTCTTGAATTACATCAACTATTTTAACAAGTGGAGACTTGAATTCATCAACTTTGTCTTTTGAAGCGAAGTTAGCCAATTCAAATGCATGTGGAGTTAATGCTTTTACCAAACTTAGTAATCCAGAACCAATCATATTAAATATACTAAATGCTGCACCAGCTGCTGGATGTACTGTTGCTAATATTCTTAATATAACAAATACCACAACAAATATGATAATTGCGGTCATTGCACTAACAAAGAACTTTTTTAAACCCCAAAATACAGCATTAAGACCAAACATACCACTCATAGCATCCAAAGTAGCCTTGCTTTGATCAGCTTCTTTTGCAATTTCTTTTGCTTTATCAGTCATTTGCCATAATTCATCGTCATACTTTTCTTTCAAAGCAGACTTTTCTTTTTGCAATTTGTTTATGATTTCGTCACGTTGTGATAGTAATTGATCACCCTTTTTTCTTTCCTCAGCAACTTGACTGTTTAATAAATCAACGGTAGCTTTTATACGTTTAATTTCATCTATGTGTGGTGATCCAACTATAGAAATTACACGTTCATTGAGTGATTTAGCAGTATCTACTTGTACTGACGGGTTTGTTACTTGACTTAAAGAGTGTTGAATACCTATAGACAAAGACGATGCTTGTACACGTTTGCCTTTTTCTACTTTTTCCAACTCTACCATCGTATTATCTACTTTGGCTTCTTGTTTAGCAACAGCGTCTTGTGCAGTTGTAACTTGCTTCGCCGGTCTAACTTCAGACGAAATACAACCGGTTAGTATTAAAATTACGATGGTGTAAAACAGTTGTTTTTTAAAGTTCATATAATATAAATATTATTTTTTATAATAAAACTAATATTTATCAATATGATCAAACTTAATGACTTAATAGAGAACGATTCGTTGTGTCCGATGGCACATCCTAAGAACATAGAACCAGTGATGAGTTCTTATTTACGTTATCATATTGACAATAAAATTCCACTTAGCGAAAACATTTTTAGAACCTATAGTGAGTCTTATTTTGATTTAATCGAAGAAGTTCGTACTTTGTATTTTCAAAATTTAATAGAATTGTGTGACGCTGACGCTGAATTGGTTGAAAGTGATTTGGGTAAAAAGGCTATATTTGAAGGTAGAGAAGTGTATTTGGATGCGCCTATCGAAGACGAAGAAGATTTATTGATGGAACTTAAGCATAGAGGACGCACTGTTAATTTAAGTAGACCATTTAGAACACCCGGCGGTCCTAAAAAATATGCTGTATATGTTAAATCTAAGAATGGCAAAGTTAAAAAAGTAACATTTGGAGATCCAAATATGAGAAGCAGAGCTAGTAGCAAGGCTCGTCGTAAGAGTTTTGCAGCTAGACACAGATGTAGTCAAAAGAAAGATAGAACAACGGCTGGATATTGGAGTTGCAGAAGTCATAGAATGAAATCGTTGGGTAATAAAGGTAAAGGTAAATACTGGTAATGAGTCTACCGTTTATAGAAAACCCACTGGGTAACAGTCAGTATATAAGAGAATTTAGTTCCGATGTAGCTACTCACGAACTGGAATGGCATATAGATCGTGAAGACAGAACCGTTGAAGTTATAGAAAATAACAATTGGCACTTTCAATTAGATAATAATTTACCACAATTACTTAAAGAAACAATATTTATACCTAAAGAAACATACCACCGTGTAATAAAAGGCACAGGTAATCTAAAAGTAAGAATAACAAAACACATATGAAATTTATTGATTTATTAACAGAAGTTAAAATGTACGAAACACTTGGGTTACCTGATGACAGTATTATCCCACTAGATACGTTTGTATGTGAATGTAAAAATTGCGTAAATCAATCTCTATATGAAGCTATAAATGATACCGATAACAATTTAAAGATATGTTTGACTGAAGCGAACAAAAAGGAGCCTATTAGTTTTGAGTTGGCCGAATTAATGAAGAATATTGCCCGAGACACTCAAGGAAGATTAAAACTGTTGAGTGTATTAAACGATCCAAAAACACTGAAGTCTTTCTTAGATGACAAAGGATATTTGACTGCAATTTTATATTTGGCTCCCTCTGATTCATCAGGTCACGAAGTGTGTCCAAAGAAAAGTCCGGAATGTAACGCTGGTTGTTTGAATTTTGCTGGTAACCCTGCATATCTAAAAGCAAAATTAGCAGCAAGAGCTAGAAAAACTCGTTGGTTGTTTGGTGACAAATTGACATCTGATGAGATGAAAAATATTCCTACAGATCCAAAAATTATAGATAGATTTTATGGCAAAGGTAGACCCGGACCCGAAGGTAAACGTGGTAGAATATTGAATCCAATGCGTCCTGAAGACTTCATTGAAAGATTGCAAATTGAAATGGAGTTTTTGAAAAAAGTGGCTGCTAAATACAATTTAAAGTTATCGGTTAGATTAAACGGTACGAGCGATCTTGATTTTCATAAAAAATTGGAAAGTTGGAAATCTGCAAATCCAGATGTTAAATTTTATGACTATACAGCCGTGTTTAAATGGGCAATGCAAAGTCTTGAAGATCCTTCAAAACCACATATGACTTTTTCAAGAAAAGAAACTTTACAAAACAATATAGAATGTGAAAAATATTTGAAGGCTGGTGGTAATATTTCCGCAATATTTGATGAATTACCAGAATATTATCGTGGTTATAAAGTAATTGATGCAGATAGAACCGATTTGAGATTTTTAGACGATAGTGATCGACCAATTGATCCTGATACAGGTAAACCCGTGGGTGTAATCGCCGGATTAAAGATGAAGGGATTTAGATTAAAAGACGCATTTGCCTTGGGTATAATACAAAATAAGGGACCAGAAGATACATTCGTAATAAGAACCAAGGAATTGAGGAAAAGATTTGGAGATAAGTATTTTACACAAAAAATTCATTGGGGTGATCGCGCACCAACAGAGCCAAACAATATTACTGCTAAACAGATCTATAAAGATAAAATCAAGAATTATTTAAATAAAATATCAAGTAAATTGAAAGGTACAGCTGATAAAACGGATGAAAAAATATGATATGTGAATTAACAAATTATAAACTGTATATTTTTGTTGTTTAGATATTTATAATTAATGAGTGCTAATTTAGATCAAGATAGGGTAAGATGGCCTGGGAGTGGTAGTAGTGTTACTCAAAACACTGTGCCATTTGGTTATTACTTAAGCGAAAGTTGTAACACAGGATCTGGCGAAACTACTTTTGAAAATGATTGTAGTAGTAGTGCTATGTGGGCAGCAAAACGTTTGGGTTATCCTATTGTCGATATTGAAATGATCGATGTTAATTTTTATGCCTGTTTTGAAGAATCTGTATTGGAATATAACCGTGTAGTTAACGAATTCAACATCGTTAATAATATGGTAAATTTACAAGGATTACCACAAAACCAATACAAAAATTTAACAGGTCTAGGAGTAAAAAGTACAGGATTGCCTTTTATAATTCAATTGAGCAAACAATATGGTGCAGAAGCACTTGTTGGTGGCGAATATGAAGTTAAACGCAATTATATTACTGTCAGTGGCAGTGTTAATCCAAGCAGCACACAACAAGTTTATGACTTAAATCAATTGATTGGTAAAGATATTGAACACTTGACAGGCTCTCGTATCGAAGTTAAACGTGTATTTCACCAAAGACCGCCAGCAATTGCTCGTATTTATGATCCGTTTAGTATGACTGGTATGAGTTATAGTAACGTACTAACAGAAATGGGATTTAGCGCATACAGTCCTGCTACACAATTCTTAATGACTCCGATCTTTGAAGACTTGGAACGTGTACAAGCTATTGAGTTTAATGATATGGTTCGTAAAAGCGCATATAGTTTTGAAATTCTAGGTAATAATAAGTTGAGAATATTTCCAATTCCAACCGACAATTTCAAAGTTTATATAGATTATATAGTTGAAAGTGAACGTGATATTACCAACTTTTATAGTGGATCTCGTTATGAATACATTAGCGATCCAAGTGATATACCATACGAATACTGTACATATTGTAAGATAAATCAACCAGGCAAACAGTGGATCAAGAAATATTTCTTGGCTTTGTGCAAAGAAACATTGGGACGTATATTACAAAAATATAGTACAGTACCAATTCCAGGTGGCGAAGTAACTCTTGACGGTGCGGAGTTACGTTCTGAAGCCAAGGAGGAAAAAGACACATTGCTTGATAAATTGAGAGATATGTTGGAAAAAACCTTGCGAGTCAATCAATTGGAAAATAAAGGTAAGGAAAGCGAAGAAATGAATAAGATGCTTTCCAGAGTACCACTACACATTTATATAGGATAATTTATGGCAGCACCTGTATCACCACAATACCCTAAACAAAATCCAGCTTTTAAGCAATACTGGACATCTACACGTAAAGATGTGGGTATTTATAACAATAATTATTCTCCCGGTAGATACTTTTCTCCAAGAGATATAAATTTTTTGGGAAGTGTTAATTCTGAATTAATCGGTGATATAATCGAATGCGTTGTACAAGTATTTAAAATTGCAGCTTATGAAACCAATACCAATATCTACGGTGAAAGCAGTAGTGACAAGGGTAAGGTTTTTTACTCTGGTATAGACTTGAGTTGTTTGGTGCAACGTGAAGACATTAACACAGAAAATCAAGGATATGGACCTGATAGAAAACAAGATATTGTTTACAGATTTAGAGAACGTGATTGTATTACCACGAACTATTTCCCAGAAATTGGCGATTTGGTGCTTTACAATGAACGTTATTATGAAATTGATAACGTAGTTCAAGAACAATTCTTGGGTGGTCATCCTGATAAGTCTTGGAGTTTGATTGTTAATACTCATTACACAAGACTAAGCAAAATTAACCTAGTAGAAAGACAAACATAATTTATGTCTTGGGGTCCAAATACTAATACAAATCCGCCACCAAATCCTATTGAAAACGCATCTGCGCAATCAGATGTTAAAAAGTTCTATAATAGAGCCAACGCAACTCGTCGTGATACAGATAAACAAAAGAATTTTACTGTAACGTTATTGGACGTTGATACAGCTATTATCAACACATTAGATAGTACTTTAAGACTACAAGTAAACGATAATGGTGAAGTTGTCAAGGTGCCAATTATATATGGCAATCCAGAAAGATGGTTTGCTATGAAAAAGTTTGGTCATATCAGAGACAATCAAGGCAAAATATTGTTGCCAGCTGTTATGATTCGTAGAAAAAGTGTAGAAAATAACAAAGATCTTGCAACATTTAATCGTTATTTGAGTTATGAAACCATAATGAATTATAGCGAGAAAAACAAATATGACAGATTTGATTTGATGAACAAAGGTGCGTTTGCAAGCAAGCCAACCAAACAAATTTACAGTGTAAGTTTACCAGTTCAAGTAAATATTACATACGAATGTATCATTTGGACTGATTATGTAGATCAAAACAATAAGCTGTTGGAACAAATCAATTATGCAGCTAAAGATTACTGGGGAGACGCAGAAAGATTTAAGTTCAGAGCCAGAATAGACAGTTATAGCATCGAACAAGAAATCAATGAAGGTGAAGATCGTAATATCAAAACATCATTTGATATAAATGTCAATGCATATTTGTTAAATGAAAATTACATAACAAATTTAGACGGGGTAAAAAATACCACTCAAAAGCTATTTACAGTAAGAAAAGTAATGTTGCAAGAAAATGCAATTGCTAGTGCAGGTGAAATGGAAAACATTTCAAACAATATTATTAAGAATAGCAACAATTTAAAAGATAGTCCATTGGATTACACAGATGTAACAGGTCAAGGTACAATGGCACTAAACGTAAATAAAGTAACAAATTTAGACGGATATAATAAAATACAACCCAGTTTTGAAGGTGTTACCAAAACACCATTTCATCCAGCTCCAAAATCTATCACCGATTATGGAGAAAATGGTTGGTTAGCATATGATTCTAAATATATCTATGTTTATCAATATCCAGCGGGGTGGTTAAAAAGAGAAATTGCTACATTTGATTATGACTATAATAGTCAAACCTATATCAGTGGATACGATTGCAATGGCAATCCTATTTACACAACTGCAAATAAAAGACCAATAAATACCGCTTTTAGAGTATTTCAAAGATTTCCTGACAAATTCTATCATCAAGTACCATATCAATCATCAGATTATGGTGAAGATGGTTGGGTAAGCTACGACGGTAATTATTTTTATATATACAGCGCAGGACAGTGGAGAAGAATACCAATTTCTCTATTTAATTAAATATAATTAATATTTATGTTTTTAACACTTACACGGTGTTACTTAACCGTATCGTTATATTTATAAGAAATGTCAACATTAAAGAAAGATCCATGCGAGGTTTCTCCAATAAAATTGGATAATGCTCTGTATGATTATAAAAAATTAACAGCGACTTTTAAAGATCCTACCACAGAGCTGTTTCTTAAAATAATCGACGAATTACGTAAAATTATTTATTGTCGAACCAGTTCTCAGTTTTTCAACAATGTTGCTACTAAACAAATACCATGCGATCAAAAATCAAAAACTTGGGTATTTGATCATAATTTAAACTCAGATCTAGTATTAATTCAAACATACGACGAGAATTTCAATCAATTAATACCAGAAACAATAGTACTCAATAATGATAATACCGCAACCATAACTTTTTCGTTTGATGCATGCGGATACATCATAGGTGTAAGCGGTAATATCAGCACCAGTGGTACTTCAGGCACAGGCACCAGTGGTAGTAGTGGTAGTAGCGGAGAAAAAGGATCAGCTGGATCAAGCGGAACAAGCAATACAAGCGGCACAAGCGGTACAAGCACATCTTCAGGTACCAGTGGTAGTCAAGGCACAAGCGGTACAAATGGTGAGGGTGGTAGTAGCGGTCAAAGTGGCGATATAGGAACCAGTGGAACTAGTGGAGAAAATGGAAGCAGTGGTACAAGCGGTAGTAGTGGTTTATTAGATGGATCAAGCGGATCAAGTGGTACAAGTACTACAAGCGGTACAACCGGCACAAGTGGCACAAGAGGATCAAGCGGTAGATCAGGCACCAGTGGAAGCAGCGGAACAAGTGGTAGTAGCGGAACAAGTGGTACTAGTGGTACAAGTGGTACCAGTGGTACAAGTGGCACAAACGGTACTAGTGGTAGCAGTGGCACCAGTGGTACAAGCGGATCTAGTGGCACAAGTGGTACAAATGGATCAAGTGGTACAAGTGGTAGCAGCGGATCAAGTGGTACAAGTGGATCAAGTGGTACAAGTGGTACAAGCGGATCTAGTGGCACCAGTGGTACTAGTGGTACGAGTGGTACCAGTGGGTCAAGTGGATCGAGCGGATCTAGTGGCACAAGTGGCACATCTGGTATAAGTGGAAGCAGTGGTTCAAACGGCACAAGCGGCACAAATGGCACCAGTGGCACAAGTGGTACTAGTGGAACAAGTGGTACAAGTGGTACAAGCGGTACAAGTGGATCATCTGGTAATAGTGGATCATCCGGTAGTAATGGGACAAATGGCACCAGTGGTACAAGCGGCACAAGTGGTACAAGCGGTACTAGTGGTACAAGCGGAACAAGTGGTACAAGTGGTACAAGCGGTACAAGCGGTACTAGTGGATCAAGTGGATCAAGTGGGTCAAGTGGATCAAATGGTACAAACGGCACTAATGGTACAAATGGCACTAGTGGTACAAGCGGCACTAGCGGTACAAGTGGTACCAGTGGTACAAGTGGATCAAGTGGGTCAAGTGGGTCAAGTGGGTCAAGTGGATCAAGTGGATCTAATGGAACAAATGGTACCAGTGGTACAAATGGTACCAGTGGTACTAGCGGAACAAGTGGTACAAGCGGTACTAGCGGATCAAGTGGTTCAAGTGGTTCAAGTGGGTTAAGTGGTTCAAGTGGTTCATCTGGTACTAGCGGATCGTCTGGCAGTAGCGGAACAAGTGGATCTAATGGCACAAACGGCACAAGTGGTACTAGCGGCACAAGTGGTACTAGCGGCACAAGTGGTACTAGCGGCACAAGTGGATCAAGTGGATCAAGTGGTACTAGTGGATCAAATGGTACAAGCGGATCTAACGGCACAAATGGCACAAGTGGATCAAATGGTACAAGTGGAACGAGTGGTACAAGCGGTACAAGTGGTAGTAGTGGAACAAGTGGTACAAGTGGTAGTAGTGGAACAAGTGGATCAAATGGCACAAGTGGTACTAGCGGATCAAACGGCACAAGTGGATCTAATGGCACAAGTGGTACTAGTGGTACAAGCGGTACTAGTGGTACAAGCGGTACTAGTGGATCGAGTGGATCAAGTGGATCAAGTGGATTAAGCGGTTCAAGTGGATCATCTGGTACTAGCGGATCAAGTGGATCATCTGGTACCAGCGGATCCAATGGAACGAATGGAACAAGTGGATCGTCCGGTACTAGCGGATCAAGTGGATCGTCTGGTACTAGCGGATCAAGTGGATCATCCGGTACAAGTGGATCTAATGGAACAAGTGGTACTAGCGGATCTAACGGTACCAGTGGTAGCAGTGGCACAAGTGGTACAAGCGGATCAAGTGGTACTAGCGGTACAAGTGGATCAAGTGGATCAAGTGGTTCAAGTGGTTCAAGCGGATCAAGTGGCAGTAGTGGTACTAGTGGATCAAACGGTACTAGTGGTACAAGCGGTACAAACGGTACTAGTGGTTCAAGTGGTTCAAGTGGATTAAGTGGATCAAGTGGATCATCTGGTACAAGCGGATCAAGCGGTAGTAGTGGATCATCTGGTACAAGCGGATCTAATGGTACAAGCGGTAGTAGTGGATCAAATGGTACCAGTGGCACAAGTGGCACAAGTGGTACAAGTGGATCTAATGGTACAAGCGGTAGTAGTGGCACAAGCGGTAGTAGTGGATCATCTGGAACAAGTGGATCTAATGGCACAAGCGGTACAAGTGGTAGCAGTGGATCTTCTGGTATAAGTGGTAGTAGTGGAACGAGTGGCACAAGCGGTAGTAGTGGAACAAGTGGTAGTAGTGGATCAAATGGCACAAGCGGATCAAATGGTACTAATGGTACTAACGGTACTAACGGTACAAGTGGTACATCTGGTAGTAGTGGAACAAGTGGTACTAGTGGAACAAGTGGATCATCTGGAACAAGCGGATCTAATGGTACAAGTGGAACAAGTGGGTCAAACGGTACAAGCGGTAGTAGTGGAACAAGCGGTACTAGTGGTACTAGTGGCACAAGTGGTACTAGTGGCACAAGTGGTACTAGTGGATCATCTGGTATAAGTGGAACAAGCGGATCAAACGGCACAAGTGGTACAAGCGGATCAAACGGCACAAGTGGTACAAGCGGTACTAGTGGCACAAGTGGTACAAGCGGTACTAGTGGCACAAGCGGTACAAGTGGTAGTAGTGGATCAAGTGGTACTAGTGGATCAAATGGCACAAGCGGCACAAGCGGCACTAGTGGTACTAGTGGTACGAGCGGATCTAATGGCACAAGCGGTACTAGTGGAACAAGTGGATCTAATGGCACAAGTGGTACAAGCGGCACAAGTGGTACAAGTGGGTCAAGTGGATCAAATGGTACAAGTGGGTCAAGTGGATCAAGCGGTACAAGTGGGTCAAATGGATCAAGCGGTACAAGTGGATCTAATGGCACAAGTGGCACAAGTGGTAGTAGTGGATCTTCTGGTATAAGTGGCAGCAGTGGTACAAATGGAACAAGCGGCACCAGTGGCGTAAGTGAATCAAGTGGATCAAGTGGAAGCAGTGGTACTAGTGGCACAAGTGGATCCAACGGTACAAGTGGCAGTAGTGGTACAAGTGGTACAAGTGGTAGTAGTGGTACAAGTGGATCAAATGGAAGCAGTGGCACAAGTGGAAGCAGTGGTACTAGTGGCACAAGTGGATCTAACGGTACAAGTGGTACTAGTGGTACTAGTGGTACTAGTGGTACAAGCGGTACTAGTGGTAGTAGCGGATCGTCTGGTATAAGTGGGTCAAGTGGATCAAGTGGCACAAGTGGTACAAGCGGATCGAACGGCACCAGTGGGTCAAGTGGATCAAGTGGATCAAGTGGCACAAGCGGATCAAGTGGATCAAGTGGTACAAGCGGATCTAACGGTACAAGCGGATCTAACGGTACAAGTGGCACAAGTGGATCCAACGGTACAAGTGGTAGTAGCGGATCGTCTGGTATAAGTGGTAGCAGTGGAACAAACGGCACCAGTGGTACAAGTGGCACAAGTGGTATAAGCGGATCAAACGGTACAAGTGGTAGTAGCGGATCGTCTGGTACTAGCGGATCAAGTGGATCTAACGGTACAAGTGGTACAAATGGTACTAGTGGCACAAGCGGTACAAGTGGATCTAATGGTACCAGTGGTAGCAGTGGCACAAGTGGTACAAGCGGATCAAGTGGTACTAGTGGCACAAGCGGAACAAGTGGAACAAGCGGCAGTAATGGATCAAGTGGCACAAGTGGTATAAGTGGGTCAAATGGTACTAGTGGCACAAGCGGTACTAGTGGTAGTAGCGGATCGTCTGGTGTAAGTGGATCAAGTGGATCAAGTGGGTCAAGTGGGTCAAGTGGATCAAGTGGGTCAAGTGGATCAAGTGGTACAAGTGGATCAAGTGGGTCAAATGGTACTAGTGGCACAAGCGGAACAAGTGGATCAAGTGGGAGCAGTGGTACCAGTGGCACTAGTGGTACGAGTGGATCAAATGGTACCAGTGGAACGAGTGGAACAAGTGGTATAAGTGGGTCAAATGGTACAAATGGTACTAGTGGCACAAGTGGAACAAGTGGATCAAGTGGTAGCAGTGGTACTAATGGTACTAGTGGTACAAGTGGTATAAGCGGATCAAATGGCACCAGTGGAACAAGCGGAACAAGTGGTACCAGTGGTACTAGTGGTAGCAGTGGTACAAGCGGATTTAGTCGTGATAGTGGTAGCAGTGGTAATAGTGCCACAAGTGGTAGTAGTGGTACAAGTGGTAGTAGCGGTACAAGTGGAACAAGTGGTAGCAGTGGTCAAAACGGAACAAGCGGAACAAATGGAACGAGTGGCACTAGCGGAACAAGTGGAACTAGTGGTAGCAGTGGTAGCAGTGGTATTAGTGGTAGCAGTGGTAGAAATGGAACCAGTGGTACAAGTGGCACAAGCGGAACAAGCGGAACAAGTGGTACTAGTGGTAGCAGTGGTACAAGCGGATTTAGTCGTGATAGTGGTAGCAGCGGTAATAGTGCCACAAGTGGTAGTAGTGGTACAAGTGGTAGTAGCGGTACAAGTGGAACAAGTGGTAGCAGCGGTCAAAACGGAACAAGCGGTACTAGTGGCACAAGCGGAACCAGTGGTAGTAGTGGTAGTAGTGGTAGCAGTGGTACAAGTGGTACAAGTGGTACGAGTGGTCGAAATGGAACCAGTGGTACAAGTGGTACAAGCGGAACCAGTGGTACAAGTGGAAGTAGTGGTACAAGCGGATTTAGTCGTGATAGTGGTAGCAGCGGTAATAGTGCCACAAGTGGTAGTAGTGGTACAAGTGGTAGTAGTGGAACGAGCGGCACAAGTGGTAGTAGCGGTCAAAACGGAACAAGTGGAACAAACGGAACAAGTGGCACAAGTGGAACGAGCGGAACAAGTGGTAGCAGTGGCACAAGTGGTCGAAATGGAACCAGTGGAACAAGTGGTAGCAGTGGTACGAGTGGCACAAGCGGAACGAGTGGTAGTAGTGGTACTGTTGGTACAAGTGGAACAAGTGGTGTAAGTGCTGGTGGAGGTGCTAGTGCTAGTAGTGGAAGTAGTGGTATAAGTGGAACTAGTGGTAGCAGTGGTACGAGTGGCACTAGTGGTATTAGTGCTCCTAGTGGTACCAGTGGAATTAGTGGTGGTAGTTTTACTGATCAGCCTAATTATTTGGTAAAAACTACTGGTCTTACTACGTTACAGAGTGTTAATTTTTTAAGTGTGGATGGTACTACATTAACAGTTGTTGGAACTGTTAGTGCTACTACATTGATAGAAACGTCTAGTGAAAATACTAAAACGGATATTATGCCTTTATTGCCGCCGCAATTGGACAAGATTGTGTTATTGAATCCGGTGACATTTAGGTATAAGAACAACAATGAATTTAGTATTGGTTTGATAGCTGAAGAGGTTGTGAAGATATATCCTGAATTTGTTAGTTATGATGAGTTGGGTAATATATCTGGTATAAATTATAGTAAATTGACAGCTGTATTGATACAGGGTGTTAAAGAATTGAAGCAGATAGTTGATGAACAACAAATAACAATAAATCGATTGATAAATAAATAATTATATTATATGGCAATATTACAAGGTGCTCGAATTACAGGATCAATTATAGCTACAACTTTTATTAAAGCTAGTGGTTTCAGTGGCAGTTTAACTGCTTCTAGATTGTATGTACAAGGATCGGTTGGTATAGGCACAACAAGTCCTGTTTATAAATTGGATGTAGTTGGTTCTGTGTATAGTTCTAATTATTTTTCAGTATTAACCGCAGCAACATATGGTCCAAGTGATAATAGTGCGGCAATGCAAGTGTTTGGATCAACTGGTTCAGGTGGATTAACAAATACTATAAAGTTTGTTACAGTTGGTAGTGAAAGAGTTCGTATTGACAACAATGGTAATGTTGGTATAGGTACAACAAGTCCTACGGGAACTTATGGAAAGTTAAGTGTAGCAGGCGGTATTCGTATATTAGATGATAATAATGCAAAATTAGAAATTGGTAGATATTCAAGTGGTGCATCCAATTCTTATATTAAACTGGGTTCAAATTCTAATAGTTTAAGAATTACTAATAATACTGATGCGGCTGATATCTTTACTATAGAAAATGGTGGTAATGTTGGTATAGGTACAACAAGTCCTAATTATTTAACGGATATACAATCAACAACAAGTCCACAAACTTTAAATTTAAAATTAAATAAAACATCTACAACAAATGACTACGCAGAAATTGCATTTCAATTATGGAGTGGCGCCGGTTCAGGAGCAAATACATTTGGCGGATCAGGAACTTCTAGACCAAGCGTGGTTTTAAGAGCATTAAATGAAAATGGAGGTACCGCTGCAGGTGCTTTTATAGTGGGAACATTTACAGGCGGATCAGATAATTCAACACTGACAGAAAAATTTAGAATTACATCAGTCGGTAACGTAGGTATAGGTACAACAAGTCCAAGTCAATTATTAGAAGTAGCTGGGTCTAGCCCAATAATTAGAGTATTGGCCACATCAGGTAATTCTACATTAAGATTAACTGATAATGGTGTAAGAAATTGGGATCTAAAAGTTGTAGATACTTCAGATTATTTTGAAGTAGGTGGTACATCCGCAACTTCATTGGTTGTAACAGGAGCAGGTAATGTTGGTATAGGTACAACAAGTCCTGTATTTTCATTGGATGTGACAGGTGGTGTTGGATTAAATACATCTGGAACTGGAGTATCCGTAACAATTGGTGCAAATAATACATCTGATAGATATTTACGCATTAGAAATTCAAATGGTAATTTTGAAATTGGAAGTGCTGGAAATCAACATTATTTATATGGTGTTGGTGCTAGTAATTTCTTTACTATCTACACAAATTCATCCGAACGATTCAGAATTGCAGCCGATGGTAATGTTGGTATAGGTACAACAAGTCCATCACAAAAATTAACTATAAATAATGGTTCTTCAACAGGAGCCGGTGCAGTATATCCAATTAGATTATCTGGAGGAACAATGACTAGTGTTGGTGACTCTACTGGTTTATTGTTTATACAAAGAGATGCAAATGATGATTACGGTGCTTATATAAGACTATATACTACTCAAGCCAATCCTCAATATTTAAATCCAAGACTTGAATTTGGTGTACAAACTACAGATACAAATGTACTTGGTAGTGTTGTTACTAGAATGGTAATAACAGGAGATGGCGATGTGGGTATTGGTACAACATCACCAACTGCACAATCAAACTATAGATTTTTACAAGTTAACGGCACCAATTCGGCGGTTATTGAAACGATGGTTGGTGGTTCAAGAATTGGTGGATTTGATTCAAGTGCATCAGCTTTGTATGTAGGTTCAATTGGTAGTTATCCTGTTGTATTCAGAACGGCAGTTGATGAAAAAATGCGTATAGCTACAGATGGTAATGTGGGTATAGGCACAAGTACTCCTGCTTATAAATTGGATGTGGTTGGTTCTATAAATACAAGCAACTTCATGTTTGTTTCATATCCATATGGCAACGCATTTCCATTACAATTAACCGCCAATAACTTTCTAAAAGCTGATAACTATTATTATGGAATGTCAATTAATACAGGAGATGTAAATTATATTTCTGGTAAGTTCCTAATTAATGGTGGTACATATAAGAGAGTAGAACTATATGGATACGAAAATAGTGTTGGATATATACCAACCATAATTCCAGGTGGATGTGTTGGTATTGGTACGATAATTACAAATTCAGGTTTACAAATACAAACAGAAGGAACAAATACTACGTCTGGTTCATTCTTGTTTGTAAGATCTACAAATTCAAGTTTTGGTGGTGGGGCAATTGGTGTTGGATATGATTATGCAGCTGCAGTTGGAGCTAATTTCTATCCATTTAGAATTAGAGCTGGTAGTACCAACACTATATTATTGATAAATAGTGCGGGTGTAGTTTATGCGGGTGATACTACAGGAGCAGTTGCTTATGGTAATCATGACCCATATTATGCTTTTAATCAAGATACCAATACTGGTATGGATTGGGCAGCCGCTGATACACTAACATTTAAAACAGGTGGTAGTGAAAGAATGCGTATTGCTTCTAATGGCAGTGTTGGCATAGGTACAACAAGTCCTAATTATACACTTCAAGTTAACGGAACTTTTTACGTAAACAGCACAACATATATGAATGGATCTTTGACAGTTGAAGATTCATTCATAATAGATGGTAGGTTGGCAGGTAGTTTTGGTACGGGTTCTATACTAATGAAGAGTGGAAATTCTTCTGGTACTTGGAATCAATTTAATATATTTTACTATAAAAACTCAAGTATCGATAGACTCGGTTTTGTTGATGGTGGTTCTGTAGAAATATTAACTCTAAAAAATGGTGGTAATGTTGGTATAGGCACAACGAGTCCTGTTAATAAATTGCATATAAGTGGATCTTCTACAAATTTACCACTTAAATTGGAAGGATTGACAAGTAACGCAACTGGATATTTTCTAACAGTTGATAATACAACCGGCGTTGTATACAAATCTACCGGTGGTGCTAATGGAACAAGTGGCACCAGTGGCGCAAATGGCAGTCCAGGTGGTGCGGGTAGCAGTGGTACCAATGGAACGAGTGGCACCAGTGGCGCAAATGGTAATCCAGGTACCAGTGGCACTAGTGGCGCAAATGGTAATGCTGGGTCTAGTGGTATTACTGGTACCAGTGGTACTAGCGGTGTCACAAATATAAAAGCATGGATTCACTTTAATGGAACAGGCACACCATCATCTAACGCGTCTAATAACGTATCATCCATAACTGATAATGGTACCGGCGATTATACAATTAACTTTACCACTGCATTTTCTAATGCAAATTATGTGGTAGCTGGTACAGCAACTTATCAATATGAAAATCCCGGTCAATCTATAAATAATATGTTTATTGCAGTACCAAGAAGACCTACAGCACAATTAGCTGGTAGTTGTAGAATTTCTACGCCTGGTTCTGATAACGTATTATACGATTGCGATTATGTTAGAGTATTATTTTCAAATTAAATTTAATATAACACTTGACTTTTGCTTTTATATAAAGTATAAGCTAAAGCTAGCGCTTAGTTAACTAAATGGTTAAGTTAATTATTAAATAATAATACTAAAATATTGATAGTTAAATTAACTGTAAGCGCATAATATGCTACTATTTATTATAAATGATTACTAATAAACATAAAATATATTTGGATATGGATGGTGTGATAAGTGATTGGGAATTGCAATTCAAGCGATATAGTGGTGGTGTACCTGTTGAAACTTATGATGCTGAACACGGTAAAAAGAATAGATTTAAGTTTGTAGATAAGAATTGTCCTGAATACTATTCTAGTATGCCTTGGATGAAAGATGGCAGATTGCTTTATAATTTTGTATCAAATTTGCCTGTAGAGATATTGAGTCATGCGCCTACCAATTTGGCATATGTTGGTAAAAAGCAGTGGTTAGCCAATAACAATATTGATATTAAAGCTAATTTGGTACCGCATAGAAATTTAAAAGCAAAGTTTGCAACTCCTGATAGTATTTTGATAGATGACCGTGAAGATAATGTAAATGATTTTATCAAAGCTGGTGGTAAAGCAATATTGCATAAAAGCGCAATAGATACAATTAATAAACTAAAAGAAATGTTGGGTATCAAAGAATCTCATAGAATTTATAATAGCATTTTAAATCCTGAGATATGGGCTACTGAAAATGCTATTAAACCTGATGTATTAAACAAGTTATTAACTATTGCAAATACTTTTTACAAAGATACTGATTTGAATGTACCTCTTGAAAATATATACTTTCTTGGTAGTACTGCCGGATATAATTGGACACCAACAAGTGATATTGACTTACATTTGGTTGTAGATTTTTCCAAAATTGATCCAAATGAAGAACTGGTTAAGAATTATGTGGATGGCTTAAAAAGCAAATGGAATGAAAACCACAACATTAGAATTGGCAATCATCCAGTGGAAGTTTACATTCAAGATATTAAAGAGGTCAATAGAAGTCAAGCTGTATATAGTTTGATGAAAAATGAATGGGTAAAAAAGCCAAAAATAGAAGACATTCAGATTGATAAAGATGCTATTACAAAGAAATACAAACAATATGTTTCGTTTATTTCCACAGCTATAAAAGAACAAAATTTAGATAAATTAAAGCGTTTAGTTAAACGTTTGTATGAAATGAGAGAAGCTGGATTAAGTAAGAGCGGCGAGTATAGTACAGAAAATTTGGTGTTTAAACTTTTAAGATCCACAGGTTACGTCAATCAACTAAAAAATGCTATCACAAATATTACAGATAAAAATTTGAGTAAATGATAAAAAACTTTATATAAAACTAAATCGTTTAATATTTATATTCAAGAACAATAAGGTAAAAATATGGCAGAACTACTAAATCCAAGTGAAATATTCGCTACGGCATTCGAACCAAAAGTAAAGAATCGTTTTATTCTTTATGTTGATGGTATTCCATCATTCATCATCAAAAAGGTCAATCGTCCTAAACTAACACAAGCCAAGAAGGAACTTGACCATATTAACGTAAAAACCTACTACAAGGGTAAAAGTGTATGGGATGAAATCAGTATGGAACTTTATGATCCAATTGTACCATCCGGTGCTCAAGCAGTAATGGAATGGGTACGTTTGCACCACGAATCAGTTACTGGTCGTGATGGTTACCAAGACTTCTATAAGAAGGATCTAACAATTAACGTCTTGGGTCCAGTAGGTGACAAAGTAGAAGAATGGAAGTTGGTAGGTTCATTTATCGTAAGCGCTGATTTCCAAGAAATGGATTGGAGCGATGACGGTGCTGCTCAGATGATCAGTTTATCTGTAGCATACGATTACGCAATTCTCCAATATTAATATTTATTGTATCAAAAAGAACCCCACATTTATTTGTGGGGTTTTCTATTTATTACTATATGCAAATGGGCAAGAAAATATTCGTAATTTATCCTGGTAGATTTCATCCCTTTCACAAAGGTCACAAAAGTGTATACAACTACCTAACCACTAAATTTGGTGGTAATGATGTATACATAACAACCACAGGTGTTACAAAATTGCCAAAATCACCATTTACTTTCAATGAAAAAATGCAAATGATGATTACCACAGGTATACCGGCAAACAAAATACTAAACGTCAAAAACAACTACAACTTGAAAAGTGTAGCTAATCAAATACCAATCAATATAGAACGTGATATTATTATTTTTGCAGTTAGTGAAAAGGATATGATTGAAGATCCAAGATTCAAAAACTTTGTAAAAAAAGATGGATCTCCTTCTTATTTACAGCCATTGCCAAAAAATCAATCCAAATTAGACCCAGCCATAAAACACGGATACTTGATAACAGTACCAACTGTAGATTTTACAGTACTAGGGTTACCGGCTAGAAGTGCAAGTCAATTAAGATCTCAATATGCTACATTAACCCCAGAACAACAAAAGGCTTTTATTATCGATTTGTTTGGTAATTACAATACAAATGTTCATAATATATTAAACAATAAATTGGGTAAAATTACTGGTAAATTAACCGAAAAACAAAAGAAGTTATTAAAGAAATTGATTGTGGGTATAATGAAAGAAGACGAAGCTAAAATAAATTCTGCAAGAAAAAAGTATAATCAAGCTGGATTGGTTCTTCGTACCGTTGAACTTGATGCGGCACAACAAGAACTTACAAAAGCAAATGACGATTTAAAAGCTGCAACTACCCCCGAAGAAAAAGCTGCGGCTGAACTACGTGTAAAAAACAAAAAAGATGCAGTAGACAGTAAAACAGCCGCTCGTGATGCTGCTCAACATCAATTAAATACCTAAATATAATAACATAAAAGTTATATAAAGTTCTATATATTGTTATAAAGTTATGAGTGACGAAATTATAATTCAAAAATTAAAGCAACAACATTCAACTGCATCAACAACAGCTGCACCTACAAGTTATCCTGCGGAAACAATAGAATTGCCATCTAAAGGATATTTCTATGATGAGTCTAGTCCACTAAGCAAAGGTAGTGTGGAATTAAAGATGATGACTGCTAGAGAAGAAGACATTTTAACCAATGAAAACTTCATCAAAAACGGTACTGTATTGGATAAATTGCTTGAATCTTTAATTGTTACGCCCGGCGTAAGAACACAAGATTTGTTGATGGTAGACAAAAATGCACTGTTTGTTGCTGCTAGACGTTTGGCATATGGTGACAAATACGGGCCTGTAAAAATTGAGTGCAAAAAATGTAATACCGAAAACAAAACATATATTGATTTAAGTACATTAAATGAAAAAGAAGTGGACTTCAATAAGTTTCAGAAGGGTAGTAATGAATTTGAATTTGAGTTTCCATATTGTAAACGTAGAATAACATTTAAACTTGTTACATCTGGTGATCAAGAAAGCATTGATCGTGATATTAAAGCGATGACCAAGATCAAAAAACAAGCCAGTACAGAAGTAACTACCAGACTTAAAAAGCTGATTGTAAGTATAGATGGAAAACCAGATATTGCATCTATCAATAAATTTGTTGACAATGAGTTGTTGTCAAAAGACAGTATGGCACTAAGAGCTTATATTAAAACAATTGCGCCTGAATTGGATATGGGTTTTGACTTTGTATGTGAACACTGTGGTGAGGTGGAAAGGATGGATGTACCGATGACGGTACAGTTTTTTTGGCCTGAGTCCTGAATATAAGTTACAAGTTCACGGTCAAATATTTGAATTGAGTTATTTCTCGCAAGGAGCGGTAAATGTACAAATTGCGTATAATTTACCTGTATTTTTACGTAATTTTTACTATGCTCAATTAGCAAATATAAAGAATAAAGAAAGTGATAGTTACAAAGAACCTGCTAAAAAGTCAGGTAAAGTAGATAAGCCTTTTTAGTGTAAAATAATATAGTTGTCATATTTATATATTATATGGCAGCACAACCATTTGATAAAGCAACAGCGGATAAACTAGTAGAGGCGTTTAATAATTTAAACGCTGAAATCAAAGATACTCTGTCTAATCTAGACAAGATAGTTGATACCGAGAAAAGAATGGTTGATATAGCCAAACAGTTAGGACAGGCATATAAAACACAAAAAGATAAGCTTGATGAACAGTTAAAAGGAAAAAGTTTACAAGAAAAATTATCATCAAAATTTGTAAATTCTGAAAAAAAGTTAAATGAATTTGCACAGGCACGTATCAACAGTTACATAAAAATAGAGAGTTTACAAAATGAATTATTGACAAACGCAGCTGAACTTCTAGTAGAGCAAAGTAAAGATCCTACCAGCGATACTGTTATAGCTTTACAAGATTTAATTAATAAAAAATCAACCGAGTTGAATTTGGAAGAACATTTATTGAAAAACAGTGCTTCCAAGTTAGAATCGTTAAAACTACATAATTTTTTACTAAAAGCAGCAAACGAGTTAATAGATTTATATAACAAAGCATTGGAGATGGGTGTAAAGTTGTTAAACAAGATGGGTGATTTGGCTTCGGGTTTAGCAACTAAACTAAATATACCCACCACATTAGCTGGTACTTTTGAAAGAATATTAGACGTTTTTAATCAAATTGACACCGCTGCTACAAATGTTAGACAAAAATTTGGACTATTACCAAGTCAGGGTGCAATTTTTGAAAAAAACATACGAGAAGCTTCTATTGAGTTAGCTGAGTTTGGTATAAACGCTGAACAACTTGGCGGAACAATGAAACAAATAGGTTCAACTTTTACAAGTTTGCAATCTATGGAAAAAGGATTGGTTAAAGATGTTTCAATAATGTCTGCTCAATTTGGAGTAGCTTCTGAAACAAGTGTTAAGTTTCTACAAACGTTAGGTGGCGTATCTGGAAAAAGTGCAATAGCCAAACAAAATATGTTGGGATTGGCAAAATTTGCTGCAAATGCTTATGGAGTTGGGTTGGACGATGTAATGAACGATGTCGCAAATGCATCTGAAGAAGCTAGAATGTTTGCTGGTAAAAATGCAGATGAAATGGTTAGAGCTGCAGCTCAAGCTAGACAAATGGGTACTACTCTTGACAATATGGCAAAAACTGCAAAGGGTTTGCTTGACTTTGAAAGTAGTATTCAATCAGAATTAAAAGCTAGTGCATTGATTGGTAAAAATATTAATTTTAATGAAGCTCGCAGATTGGCATTTCAAGGCGATATTATTGGGGCAAATAAATTAATATTGGATCAAGCTAAGAAAATTAAGTTCAATCAGTTAAATCCAATTGCACAAGACGCGTTTGCAAAAGCTGCTGGTAAGACTGTAAAAGAATTGCAAGAAATGTTAAATGCTGAAGAAAATCTGAAAGAAGCATTAAAATCAAAAGATCCATTGGTAAGAGCCGAAGCAGAGAAGAAAAAGCAAATGGCGGAAATGATGAAGAACGATCCTATTGCTGCTAAAAAAGCTGCTCAAGCCGAATATGAAAAAGGGTTGATTCAAGAAAAAAATCAAACCAGAATGAAACAGTTGCAAAATGAAATTAATGCAATTTTTATGGAATTTATTGGGCCTATATTGGAAGAAATTGGACCAATATTTACACAGTTATTAAAATATATAAAAGATAACCGAGAAGAAATCAAAAAATTTGCACAAGAAGTGGGTAAACTATATATGATGTTTAAAAGTTTATCTATAGTATCAAATATATTGGGTGGGATAGGAAAAATGACAAGTGGATTTGGAAAATTAATTACTTATTCTTCACAATTTTTATCATCGGCGCTAAAAATATCAAGTATTTTTATTGGGTGGTCAACGAGTACATCGGGTATCATAAACACGATAGTAAATATTTCGTTAAAAATAGAAAAGATCGCAAGTGGACTAAAATCAGCATCAGATACATTAAAAGGATTTGGTACGGGATTTCAATCCATATCTAATTTTATCGGAAAAGGATCTACACAATTAACAAAACTTTCAAATAGCGTTTTTAATATCGGAATGAATATTGAAAAAGTATTTACAAAATTTCCAGCAATTTCAAAAATTGGAAATATTATCTCAAACGTATTTAGTGGACTAGGTAGTTCGGTAAAAGGAATTGGAAGTTTTGTGGGTGGAATATTTGGCAAACTTGGTACTGGCATTGGGTTTTTTTCAAAACTCGCTCCGATTTTTGGAGCAGTAGCTAAATTTTTAGGACCAATAGGACTAGTTGTATCTGTGATTCAAGGTGGCATAGCGTTTTTTAAAGCATTTAATGAAACGACAGGTACCGTGAGTCAAAAAGCAGTAGCTGGATTAAAAGCTGTAGTTAATGCTTTGGTTGTAGAACCATTAAAAATGGTTTGGGATTTTCTTAAAAAGATACCGTCGTTTTTAGCCGATATAGATTTTGCGGGAATATTTAAAGACGTAACCAACTTTTTATTAGACGCACTAACGAGTTTGCCTGATAAAATAGAAGAGTTATTTAGTGGTGGCGGTGGGGGAATTGAATGGGGTAAAATTTTTGCAAATATTGGAAGATTAGCAATTGAAATTATTGTATTTCACTTTGTTAAATTGCCTATAGCTATAGCTAAAACAGTGGGAAAATTAGGATTGTTAATTTTGAAAGCTTTTGGACTGAACGCAATCGCTGACGGTATTGCATCTGTAGCAGACACTTTATATACTATACTTAAATGGCCATTTGAATTGGTATATAATTGGGTAATGGATAAATTGGGTGGTAAATCTCCATCCGAAATCGGTTTAGCGATTGTTGATGGTATTAAATCTGTAGTAGATATGTTATTTGATGTACTTACATATCCATTTAAAAAAGCCGCTCAAATTATACCAGAGATTATAAATATTTTAAAAACAACATTTGTTGATGCTTTCAAATCCGTAATGGATGTGATGTTTGATTTGATTACATATCCATTTAAAAAAGGATTTGAACTAATAAAGTCTGCTGTATCTGAAGTTGGTACTTTTCTCAAAGACACATTCAGTGGAGCTTTTACTTTTATTATTGGTGCTCTTGAAAAAGTATGGGAAAAAATGAAAGGTATTGGTTCATTTATATCTGATACAATAGGAAAAACTTTTAGTTTTGTTGGTAGAATAGTCGGAACATCAGAAGAAACTCCATCAAAAACTGCGACTGAATCAAAAACAAGTGTAAAAACTGATGATTTATTGATCAATACAATTGTAAATTCCAATAGAGTTTTAGCAGAAAAACTTGATAAATTGACTTCTATGATGGCATCTGGTCAAATTGCTGTGTATATTGATGGTCAACGTGCAAATCAATTATTAGCAACAAGTAACTCAAAATTTGGTTCATTTGGTCAAGCAACAACCAATTAATCTGATATTTATAATTAATGGCAAATAGTAATACATATTCTAGCGCAATAGGTAATGATGGTGCGCAAGTTACCACACTTTCTAATATACAAGGTGCGGGTTTATCTTTGCCGCCAAATGCCGAACAATATATAAATCTAAGAGCGCCTGGTAAATTAGAAACATTATTCAATACTAATAATAACAACGAAGTATTATATAGCAAGAATAAACCAACTGATTTATACGCAAGAGGATTAATTAGCAGCGAATTAGCACCTCCATTTTACGCAAATCCAAATCAAGGTCAACGTCAGAAGATAAATGTTAGCAGATCGTTTCCTATACAATCCGCATTGAGAGACGGTACCAGAATCAGAAGATTTCTAGGATCTGGTAAAGGTGGTACTTTTTTAACAAAACAAATACTATTACAAGGATTTGCTCCATTTGACGAAACCAAGATTTATAATCCAGCAAGCCCTCTTTTGGCTGCGGTTAGATTATCAACATTTGGTGCTATAGAAAGACCCACCAGATTTATAGATAGTAGCAATATCGTCGGTGGTTTAATGGGTGCTGCCGGTATAGGTGGTATTACAAAAGCTATTGGTGGATTGTTTGGTGCAACTGAAGGCAATCCATCTCCGCCACGTAGTAGTGTGGCTAGTGCAGCTAGTGAGCCAAAGAGTGGATTGGGTGGATTTTTCAATTTTACAGGATTACTTGGTGGTGGCGATAAAGCAGATCAAGTAATGCCTATTACAGGTCGAGATGGTGTTAAAGGATTACTAAGAGGTAATACAGCTACTGCTGGTTACAACAACAAACGATATAAGAGTTTGATGAGTAATTCTACAGGCAAAGGCGGATTCTTTAGTAATCTACTAAAATCAGCTGGGTCATTTTTAAAGAATAATACGATTCTAGGTGGATTGTTGCCACCTACTCAACCAATAGCAGGATTAAATTACAGAGCTGACGAAGATACATATGATCTGATGTTGAATACCAATAGATGGAGTAATTCTATTACACACGACAGAACAAGTGGTAAGAAGAGTGCTAATCTAAATGTTAATTTAAATCAGGGTAACAATTTGTTATATACAGGCACACAACCAAAATCAAAAGGTGGTTTTATTGGTGGGTTGTTAAAAGCAGTTGGATTACAACAAATAACAGGAGGCAACAGCAGTGGTACAAGTGGAATGAGATTTTTTGCCACTCCTCTGACAAACATAGTTTCTAAACGATTGAGACTATATGTTCAAAGCAATAAAAATTTAAGAAACAACAGCTTTTTATCTGTTACATATTCAACTACACCTGGCGTTGGTAAATTAACAGATTCGTATACAATTAGTAATGTTGAAATTAGTTCTGTAGACGGCGCTAATACAAATAGATACGGTGATTTAGTTAAAATAGATGGTGATGTAGAATATAGTGATCAATTGTTAAATTATAAACAATATACCGATCCTAAATTATCTGTAAACTATCAACGTACACTTTCAGATAAAACAGATAAAACTGTAGAATATATTCAAGATTTAAGCAGAATTTTAAAAACCAAAATTGCTGGAAACGACAATTTAAAGTATGGTGTAGATCCTATATTTGGAAAAACACAACAGTATGCCACAGATGATGTTGGTTTTAATTATTTAGCGAAAGTAAAATCAGACAGAACCAATACTGACGGATCTGATAGTGCAAATCAATACACCTATACTGGTCGAATCAGATATGAAAGAAAAGAAAAGTTTCCAACTCTATTGGGTAAAAAAGAAGGTAGAGACAGATTTATAAGACCCACCAACAATGTTGACTATGTTAACAGCTTGGGTGTATTAAATGCTGATGAATTTGCTGAAAAATATAATGATCAATTTAACGGATTGGGTCCTGACTTGGTTAAGTTTTACTTCTATGATATAGTTAACAACAGATTTATACCGTTTAATGCTACTGTAAAAGGGTTACAAGAAAACAATACATCTACTTGGGAACCAATTGAATACTTGGGTAGACCTGACAAGTTATACTATTACAAAGGATTTACCAGAGACGTTAGTTTCAATTTTAAAGTGGTTGCACATTCTGTTAAAGAATTATTACCTATGTGGCAACGTGTAAACTATTTGGTGGGTTTAACCAGACCTTCTAATTATACTTCCACTGTAAATGGTGGATTTATGATACCACCGATGGTGCAATTTACACTTGGAGATTTTTACAAAAATCACTTTGTGGTTTTAAATTCGTGCAATGTTAGCATACCTGAAGATGCATCTTGGGAATTAATTAACGAGAGTACTGTACAACAACAAGACTGGAGTTATAATTTAGGAAATATATTTACATTTGACAAAACCAGTATGAAAGGTAAAGTTGCGCAATTTCCAAGAGAAGCGGAAATTACTATCAATATGTCATTGATGGAAAAAGACAGACCAAAAACAGGAAGAGCTTTGTGGGGAAATGCTCCTGTTGCAACTATGACTCAGGCGGATGCTGGAGAAACTGCTACTGTATCTACATTTGGTACAACCGATCTTTATGGCGATAAAGATTATAATGATGTAGCTAATAATGATTTCTCTATGAATATGCGATATGATGTTGACAGACAAGGAAATAAATGAGATATCAATTTACGCCAACTGAAAAAAGATATGATGGGAAATTGGTATTTAAGACCACGTATTATCCCAATATACCGGAAACCGAGGACGATATATACATTACCGCATCCAATGAAGATTATTTGGATGCTTTAGCCAAAAAGTATTATGGTGATGAAATGTACTGGTGGATAATTGCTTTGGCTAACAACATATCTGATGGCAAATTGTCCGTTAATGCAAATAAACAATTAAGAATTCCAGGCAATTTACCAAATATATTACAGAATCTCAAACAGATTAATAGTTAAGTTATATGGCATACGAGGATGAAATTGCAGAAGAACCTAGATGGTGGGAAGTACAAAACATTCCTGTTGCATTAATTCGTGAATTAAGACGCAGAAAAAACTCAAATAACGTTGGTTTTAACTATCCAACCCCAGGTGACCCAAGTGGTGTTGTATATGATTTCTACAATAAACATGGTCAGTACAAAGGACCAATGACTCCGTGGGTACGAGTTTTTTCAAATGGCACTGGTATAGCTGGAAATGGATTGGTACCTCGTAGTACGATACTAAATAAAAACGGAGAAGAAAAGAGTTATGATGGATTCTTGTTTATGCCTGGCAGTGGATTTTATGAAATGTATGGTTTTAAACAAGATGGCAATGTATTAAAACAAGACAAGTCTGTTATTGGATATGAAGCTAATGGAAATCCACATTATATAGATTCTAGATATAGAAATCAATTTTCTTACAAGTGGCCAAGTACATTTAACAAAAACGGCAAGATTATAGAAAGCGTACAGAAATCTGAAGTGTCTTCTGTGTTACCACCACCTAATTTAGATAGCATAGAAATAAAAACTAGCAAAGATATGTTGTCGTTTGCTACCATAAAATTCAAATGTTATGGATTGGCTCAGTTGGAATATCTAGCACCATTCTTTTTGACACCCAGAATAAATGTGTTTGTTGAAATAGGATGGAATTTGTTTAATATCAATTCACTGATTGATTTATCCAGCAAAAATGAATGTTGGTCAATAATACAATCTCCACAAAAAATAATGGATAAATGGTACCAATCGTATGGTAATTATGGTGGTATTACTGGAATTGTAACCAAGTATAATTTTTCAACACAAGACGGTACTATATATGATTGCAATGTGGAACTAACTTCTCGACAAGCATTATTTGCTGGTATGCCTGCGGAAAACAATGTAAGTACCACAACAAATTCAAAGACCGATTCCAATGGCAAAAAAATACCAACAGAAACAAAAGAATATACAGGATTAAAAACGTTTTTGAAAACCGCTTTACCCAAGTTAAAGCAAGTTGTTATTGATCGTAAAAATTTTATGGAATATATTGCTACAAACGGTATATCCAATTCGGAAGATTATGACAATTCTAAAACACAAGAGTTTTTAAAACAACAAACTTTTTATGATGGAAAAATTGAAAACAGAATTTTTATAGGAAGAACAGATGCGCCTAATGTATATAAAAAACCAGCTGTACCAGTTGGAGAAGAAAATATATCATATAAATCAACTAATATTGGTGGAGTAAATTACAAAGCTGTATCATATAAAGATGATCGTTGTGATTTTGATACCAAAGGCGACGATGAAGTGTGGATGCAATTGGATTTTCTTTTTGAAGTTGCTAACAAATTCTGTTCCGTCGTATCAAATAAAACATTTACTATTAATGTAGATAAGATAATAAATGCACATCCAAATTTAATAAGTTGTGACCCACACGTATTAATACCAAATGGAATTGCTCCTAAATTTAATATTGGCAAAAAACTTCCAGATGAAAGTTACTTAAATACTATAAAAAATAATAAATTGGATCCAACTGCACAAAGTCGAGTTGAAAATGAAATCAAGTCTGGTGGATATTTGAAAAATGGTGATCCAAATCAAAATGCGTTTTTAAAATCAAAATATGATGTCGAGGTAACTAATGTAAACGACGAACTTTATAGAGCTGCTAAAAAAGTCGAAACTGTATTTAAAACAGCGGGTGCTTATAGAGATAATTTAGATACTGTTATCAATAGATTGTACTATGATATTGGTGGTATAAGTGAAAATAGTCCAAGTGACAATATATCATTTCCGTTTATTTATGACAAAGAAGTTGTATTGACAGGTGAAGAACTTGTATTATCCGATCCTCAAAAAACAAGATCGCAGTCAATTAAAAGAACATACAAGAAGTTTAGATATGGTAATTTAAAAAACATATACATAAGCAAAACCAAAGTCTTGGAAATTGTAGAAAATAAAGAAGTCCAAACTTGGCAACAGTTTGCAAACGCAATATTGAATGTTATTAATGAAGCTTCTAATGGATTTTGGAAATTCCAAATATCACAAGATGATTTGGGCGGATTATCTATATTGGATAACAATTATATTGATTTAGGTGACAAATCGCCTAGTCTAAAAAAAGTATATGTCTTTGATGCTGGTGGCACTGATTCCTGTATAAAAAACATTAGTTTAGATACTTCTTTGACGAGCGAACAAGCTACGTTGACATTATTTCAAGCGGGCATCAACAAACCAGATTCTTCTGACACATCGATGAGTGCTAAGAATTCAAGTGTGCCTGCTACCAGTTTTATAGATAGATTGGATGTTTTCAATGAAGAAGAAACAGGCACTGGTGAAAGTAATACAGTGCCTTCGCAAGAAGAAATTACAGTAGACCAAAACCCATTAATATCTGCAATACAAACGCACGGAACAATAGACAAGGTATTAACATTAACAAGTGCTTATATTGTAGATGGTGAAAACCCAAATGATGCCGCTAAGAATTACAAGCAGTTGAATTTATCTACCGATTTAAAAGACAAGTTGGGACAAATAATAGACGATCAAGATATAGAAAACAATTTATCTTTATATAGTGGAATCTCTCCTAACTTTTCGTTGACAGTAACATTTGATGGTATATTTGGATTTAGAATGTTTCAACACTTTGGCATTTCAAATTTTCCAAAACCTTATATTCCTGAGAACGTGATATTTATGATAACAGATGTTACACATTATGTTACAGCTGGCAATGGCAAATGGGAAACTGTTGTTGGATGTTTGGCAAGATGTGTAGCAGATCAAAACATTGAACTAATACCTGTATGATTATAAAAGATGTTGATGTTGCAACCAAAACAAAATTAAATCTGGGTAATTTTAACATTAATTTACCAAATACGTTTTTGCCAAAACCACAAGAAAAAGATTACAAGGTGGGTTATATAGAAAGATATCTAGTTTCCAAGATCAACTACTCGGAAATAACAGAAGTATCAGGCGACGTTTACAACAAAATAGACTCAAACTTTTTCAGAAAAGCCAAATTGAAATGGAAAATAACAGGTCCGTTAAACAGTAAGTATGATGGTAAGATGCTACTGGAACAAGGAGTAATTGAGTACAACAAGAAGCAAGTGGAACAAATAAATACAGTGATTAACGGAACCAACGAAGTTCTAACCAATCTTACTCAGTTCTACAAATAAATCAATTGACATTTGGTGTAAACAGTATACACTAAAGATGTGGAGTATTCGTCTAAAATCTATCTAAAATTAGTAACAAAGCACAATAATTATCATAATGCTTGTAATGATATTATTGCAGCTTTTATTTATGATTTTAAAGATGGTAAGAAACATTACTTAAATTTTTCCCACGGTGATTTGCCTGTGGATTGTTCGTTTGATCAATTTAAACTAGATATCGAATCAAAAGATATTACGGTATACGTTAACAATAAAAAGACATATAAGTATTGGTTAAACTGTAAATTAATTGATGTTAATCTATTTGGGTTTATAGACAACAATGAAACATTGGATGAAGTGGAAAACCTTAGCAGAAATTTTCTACAGCATAGTTACTACAATATCAATAACTTTAATTTGATATTACCATATGTTATACATCAACAGATCTTTGATAAAGAGGTAGAACAAATCAAACACTTGGATTCAAAGGAAACTGAGAGTTATTGTTTTAAATTTTTTAACAATGTTATATCTGATACATTGTTTGAAGTAGAAAAGAACGGAATCAAAGTAGACGTTGATGTTTTTTCAAAATATTTCAAGAGCAAAACTTATAATAAATTTGTATATACCAACTACAACATATACAATCCAACGGGAAGACCAAGTAATTCATATGATACCATCAATTATGTAGCTCTTAAAAAAGATGATGGGTCGAGAGCTAGTTTTGTTTCACGATATGGACAAGACGGTCATTTGATGATGATTGATTTTACAGGATTCCATCCTTACATTGTAGCAAATCTTGTGGAGTACAAAGTACCCGAAGAAGAAACAATATATGAACATTTAGCTAAATATTACTTTAACATTGTCAATGTAACAGCTGATGATATTGGCAAATCAAAGAAATTAACGATGGTAAATCTATATGGTCAGATTTCCAATCAATATTGTGATATTCCTTATTTTCACAAAGTTGAACAGTTAAAGGATAAATATTGGAAAAAGTTTGAGAAGAATGGGTATATAACAACTCCGATATATAAACGAAAGATAACAAATAAACATATAGTTGATGCCAACAAAAACAAGTTGTTTGCTTATATTATTCAAGCTGCTGAAACTGAATATGGAATTGACAGCTTAAGTAAGTGTATTAAGTTTGTTAGTAACAAAAAGATCGTACCTATTCTGTATGTATATGATTCGATAGTGTTTGATATTCACAATGATGTGGATAGACAAGATATTACTGATTTGATTGAGATCTTTAAAAACAAGCGATTTAAGGTAAAGACTTACACGGGAAATAATTATAATGATTTGAAATTAGTCCAATTGTAAATATATTTATATCTATATTTATAATAGATGAACTTTAAATCATTAGTAAACGAAATTTGTTGTGACAATCGTATTAAGAACGGTGTATTGGATCTTAAGAACGAAGATCACGTTTTTATATTGCAGGAATATCTAGAGAAAGCTGGATATAATATCGATGAGATAGTAGAAAAGACCGCTAGGTTATTTGAAGCGGGTAGATTTCCAGATCGACAAGCATATAATAAAGATGGTATACTTGTAACATTTCCTAATAAACAATACAGAGATAGAGCTGTTAATAAAGGCACTCACTTCGCTGAAAATCCCAAAAAGGCTCAAGCTAATATTTTTAAAGCTGATGGTGAACAAGGAGTCGATACACAAACAGATTCAGAACCATCTAAGAAACAACCTGCCACGTTAGATCAAACATTAGATAAAGATATCGAAGGTGATAGTGGTGTAGACAAAAGAACACCAGCTGAGAAAAAGCAAGATGCTTGGGGAGTGGAAGCTATATTAACAGGTCAAACGCCACTTGTTAATTATAGTGTAGATGAAGCTAAAAGTTATGGATTTTACAACAAAGGATTCAAATGGTTTGATACTAATGGAGATTTAATAGGTGAACAGATATACGATGAAACTATTTCTAAAAACGTAATTGTAGCTGATGCAATTGCGCCTGCTAAATATATTGATAAATCAAAAAAAATAAAAGACATTATAAACAAAGAACTTTTGGTTAAGTTGGAGTTCTTAAAAAATGCAGATAATAATACACGGACTAAATTATTTGAAACTATACCTATTTTGTTTGCTTACGGAATTACTGATTTTAAAAATGCTAAAACCGGACAAGATTACAACGATTTTGCGATTGGATTTTTATCTGCTTGGGGCAATTTAAGAGAAAAATTAGAGAATATACCAAACGAAACCAGTCGTATAGAAAATCTTAAATTATACGATTTAGTCGATAAAGATTTAAAACAAATTGGTGGATTTGACGGAGTTTCTTTAGCGGAATTAGGAACGCCTACTGATTTTATTCATAAATCAATAGATAGTTTTTATAAAGCAGCCGATGATTATAACAGAAAATTTTTAAAAGGTGAACAAGAAACAAAATCAAATACCGCAGACATTGTTTTGATTTATGGTGGCACAAAGGCAGATGTATTAAACGCTTTAAAAGATGGCAATATTGATGAACAAGATGTCGATTCGATGGCTAAAATAAAAGATAAAAATATTAAATTTGCTTTAATTAGTTTAAAAGCAGGTGGTGGAAAATTGGGAAGAGTTTTAACTCAATTGGCACAATACGTTGGTCAATCTTTGGCACCTACTCCATCGGATGAACCAGTGCCACTTAGTGAAGGAATAATTGATAAAATATCAAGTAGCATAAAATATGCTATAGATAAAATTAAAAGTATACCAGATATTGCTAAAAATTATTTTCAATCATTCATAAAAGCAATAAATCCATTTACTACAAAAATAAATAACTTTTTTTTCAAAAAATTAAATACGGATGTAAAAATTTTACAATCTTCGGAATTAAAAAATCTAGAAAATTTAGAGCGTCAACTTGAAAGAGAAATAGGTACTATTTCAGAAAAATCTAGTAAGAAATGTGATAATAAACATACAGAATATACGGAGACCATTAATAAAAATTTGAATTTATTTAAAAACATTTTGAAATCAAGTACAGAGGACATAACTCTTATTAACAAAATTTCCGAATTATCAAACAATAAATTTCTAATTGAATTTTTTCCAATTGAAATAAAAACGGTACAATTGCAACAAATTGAAAATTTGAAAAAAAATCTAATATATGTAATAAATCAAATTGACGGAGATTTTAAAATTGGAGATTGTTTAGAACGATATACACTCAGACCCATTTTTAAATACAGAGCTAATGTTTTGTCACTTAAGTATATAGATTTAATCTTAAACAATGTATTAAAAGATGTAAATACATCAGATCCTAATTTAATACGTGAAGAATTTATAAAATTATCTAGTCTTCTTTCAACCGAAGCTGTATTTGGCAAAAACGTTAGTTTACCTCTAATCAAATACACTGGTAAAAAGATTGAAAGGTTGAGATATAAAGGTAATTTTAAATTAGAAATTCCAAAAGAGTTCGAAGATGTAAAATTGGGTAAGATCCGAATCAATATGGTGGTTGACGAAGGATATTTAACGGTAACTCTTTATTTATTCGCTGGAATTGTTATGAAAGATGATATTGCTACACCAACATATTCTGTTTTTAGTTTAGATAGTAGTAGTGGTAGTTCGTTTACGTTTAGTGTAGAAGGAAAAGAAGTCGTTGATAAAATATGATAACCCAAAAACAACTACTTTGCACATTTGCAAATAGTATAAATTATACTGAAACGATTAAAGAGATAACTCAACAATATACATTGATCGATAATAAGATTTTTATATTTGCAAATGAGAATAATCTTCGGGAATTGTACTTAACGTTTAATGTGGAAAAAACCGAACGTAATAATCGTTACAAAGGCACTATAAGTATTCATCGTAAGAAACAAACAAATACACTATATACACTCAACGCAATGAATAAGTTGATTGCTGACGAAAACAATGGTGTATTTGATAAGAACTTCCAATTAAATTGGGAACTATATAAAAACAGTATTATACTAACCAACGAAATTGGTGTAAAAATAGTTCCATTAAAATTGTTTTCTATCCAAGAAATTTGATATATATTTTAGACTTGATTTCAATCTATACATAGTGTAGACTGATTTTAGGTTGGTTATATGACGGGTCGAGTGATCCGTTGAAGTAATTAACTAATTAACAATTAAACATTAAATAATTATGGCATTAGATCTAAGTAAACTAAAGAGTCGTTTGAACTCCCTTTCAAACACAAATCAAAAATCCAACTTGATTTGGAAACCAAAGCCAGGTAAACAAGTAGTTCGTATCGTACCATATAAGTACGTACCTGAGAATCCGTTTATCGAACTAAAGTTTCATTACAATATCAATAACAAGACTTATCTATCTCCTGATAGTTTTGGTCGGCCAGATCCAATCGTTGAATTTGCTAACCGTCTGAAGAAGACTGGTTCAAAGGAAGATTGGCAGATGGGTCGTAAGATGGAACCAAAGATGCGTACTTTCGTACCAGTCATTGTTCGTGGTGAAGAAGGAGAAGGTGTCAAGTTCTGGGGATTTGGAAAGCAAGTTTATCAAGAACTTCTTTCAATCATCAGTGATCCTGATTTCGGTGATATTACCGATCTAACCAATGGTCGTGATATCGTTGTAGAATTCAAGACAGCTGAAGGCGGAGCTAGTTTCCCAGAAACCAGCATTCGTGTTAAACCAAACGTAAGTGTCGCCGTAGATCCAAAGAATACCCAACTCTTGGATGCTCTAAAGGCACAAGTAAACATCTTGGATTTGTTTGAAGAACTATCCTATGATGACTTGAAGGAAGTTATGGATAAGTGGTTGAATCCAGAATCAGCCGCAACCGAAGTTGCAGCTGAACCTACTCCTAGTGGAGATGATGATGAAGCTCCGTTTTCAACATCACCAGCAGTAACCGCAACTGCTACAGCTAAGGCACCAGCTTCACCAACTGCTGCCAAAGCAAAGGGTAAAGACAGTGTAGAACAAGCATTTGATGACTTGTTTAACTCCTAAAAAATAAAAATAAGCCGGTGGAGTTTTTATACCCCACCGGCTTTCTAGTTATATACGTTATGGCAAAGAAAAGTGTTACAAAAGATACATCGGGTCAACGTGACGAATTAATCGAAATGTTGGCGAATGAGCTTAACAAAGCAAATAAAGATGGTGGTAAAATTGCACATTTCCTAGATGAACAAGATAATCCTTCAGAAATTACTGATTGGATTAGTACTGGCTCTTCTATTTTGGATCTTGCAATTAGTAATCGTCCACACGGCGGTCTACCAGTTGGTAAGATGGTTGAATTCAACGGACTTGAAGGTACTGGTAAGAGTCTATTGTCGGCACACGTTGTCGCAGATACACAGAAGAAGGGTGGAGTCGCTGTAGTAATTGATACTGAAAACGCAGCTGCGCCTGAGTTCTGGAAGAGTCTTGGTGTAGATTTGTCTAAGCTACTATATGTTCAATGTGAAACCGTTGAAGATATTTTTGCTCAGATGGAGAAGATGATCGCGATTGTTCGTAAGAGCAACAAAGATCGTATTCTTACAATCATTGTAGATTCTGTAGCAGCAGCATCTACTAAAGTTGAATTGGAAAGTGATCACGGTAAGGATGGATTTGCAACGGGTAAATCTATTATTATCAGTAAGGCAATGCGTAAGATTACTACTATGATTGGTAAACAGAAAGTATTGACTGTATTTACTAATCAACTACGTCAGAATTTAAATGCTATGGCATTTGGTGATAAGTACGTAGTAAGTGGTGGTAAGGCTTTAGCATATCATTGTAGTGTACGTGTTCGTTTGAATAATGCCGGTAAACTCAAGAAGGGTGAAGAAGTCATCGGAAACGAGTGTAAGGCAGTTGTTATCAAGAATCGTATGGGACCACCTCAACGTCAGGCCAATTTTGATATCTATTTTGATAGTGGAATTGCTGACTATGGCAGTTGGATTAAAGTTCTAAAAGAACAAAATCTAATTAAACAGGGTGGTGCTTATTATACTTATAAAAAGAACGATGGAAACGAATGGAAGTTCCAATCCAAAGACTTTGTAAGTGTAATGCAGAGTGACAAACAATTGGGTGAAGAAATTTACCTGAAGATTTGTGACGCTGTAATTATGAAATACAAAGATCCCAATAGTCAAATTATTGAGGATGCTGTTGTGGATACACACGAAGAAACTGCAGGCAACGAAGAATAATACGTTGATAGGATGTTTTTCCGCATTGCCTACTATTTATTAGTATGGATAACAATGCGGAAAAACTCTTTTTTGAAGACCGATCTGAACGATTATATCAAATCTTTATAAAAGATGAATCAATATGTGGATTTACTTCTTTATTTAAACTGAATAAAATTGGTAGCAAAACTGGGGAAAAAATAAAAAAATATTTATATAATAAATATGGTGAAACTTATTTGAAAAAAATAAGTGCTGTTAGAACGTCTAAAGCTGCTCATCAAAAAAGAAACAAAGATAGTTATTTTATTTCTTCAGAAAGAAGACAAAAAATGTCTGTCGGTATTAAAAAATATTATAAAAATAATCAGTCCGCTAAATCTAGATGTAGGGATTTAATGATTAAACATTGTTTACCAAAGTGCCAAACAATGGAGAGTAAAATAAAACGAGTAAAGAGTAGAGACTGGTATAAACCCAGTGAAGACACTAAACAAAAAATGTCTCAATCTCAACTTGGAAAGCCATTAACAGAAGAACATAAGTTAAAATTAAGAAAACCAAAGAAAACCAAACGATCTAATTTTAGACATACTACTGAAACAAAACACAAATTATCGTTAATTACTAAAAATCAGTGGAAAAGTGGAATTCACAAACCAATTTTTAAATCTAAAGGACAGCAGGAAGTAATTAGATTGTTAAAAGAACAAGGATATTCAATTCAAGATGAATATGTTGTTGGGGGGAAGCCATACGATGTGTTTGTAAAAGAAAAAAATTTATTAATAGAATTTAATGGTACTTATTGGCACAGAGATCCTAGATTTTTTACATCGTCCGATGAAGTTATTAAAATATGGGAAAAAGATAAAAATAAAATGTTGATTGCTGAATCGAATGGGTATATAATAAAAGTTATATGGCAACACGATTGGGAACAATGTAAAGACAAAAATATATACATTAAAAAACTATTAAATGAGCAACTTTGACAACAAAGAAATGAAGAAGTTATTTTCTTTATTTCAAAATATAGAAAGCGATTCCGTCACCGGAGGACTTAAAAAATCACTTAATAGTGATGTCCTTTTGGTTGACGGATTGTAGTGAATACTTACATTCGTAGTTTTATGGCCATTCCTTCACTCAATGAAGATGGGTTACACACTGGGGGTATTGCTGGTTTCTTGAAGAGCATTGGATATGCAATTAAATTACTTTCTCCTACCCGAGTTATTATTGTATTTGATGGTAAAGGTGGTAGTCAGAAACGCAGAAAGATATATCCAGGTTACAAAAACGGCAGAAAGACTGATATTCGTCTCAACCGTAATTACGAAGAATTATCTTCATCACAGATTGAATCTGTTAACTTCAAAAAAGAATTGATTCGTACTGTAAATTATTTGGACACGTTGCCTGTAACAGTTATGGCAATTGATCAAATAGAAGCGGACGACACAATTGCTTATTTAGCTAAAGAAACTTTTAAGGACAGTAATGTAACAATTATGTCTACTGATAAAGATTTTCTTCAACTAGCAAGTGACAAGATTAAAATCTGGAGTCCTGTAAAAAAGAAAATTTTTGGTTGTAAAGAAATAGTGGATGAATATGGAATTACTTGCAATAACTTTGTTTTATACAGAGTTATGGAAGGTGACGTTAGCGACAACATACCTGGACTAGATGGTGTGGGTTTAAAACGTGTAGTAAAAGCATTTCCATTTTTATCAGACGGTCAACAATATGGATTACAAGAAATTTATAATTACTCTGAAAACAACAGAGGTAAGTATAAAATATACGATACTGTATTGGATAATAAGTTGTTACTAGAAAGAAATCACTCTCTGATGCAATTGAGTGATACGCAGGTTCAGTCATTTACACAATTACGTATAGAAGAAATAATAAAGACTCCTATTCGTAAAATAGATAAAATGACTTTTACGAAGTTGATTACAGAAGACAAAATGTGGAATAATATCCCAAATTATCACATTTGGTTGAATGAGTGTTTTGGCAAACTAAACAGTTTCATCGAATAAAAAATAAACGTTATTTAAACGTTGTGGTTGGTAAAAAACAGTGGTATAGTAGAGTTATCTTATGGAAAACAAAAAAGCAATTGATTCATTAACAAAATATGGCCGTGACTTCCAAATCAAGTGTATTTCGTGCTTGATATCTGATCGTTCATTTATTGAACGAATTCACGATATTATTGAAGTAGACTTCTTTGAAAGTGATGCAAATAAGTGGGTAGTAAAAGAAAGTATTAAATATTTCAATGAGTATAAAGATCTTCCAACATTAACAGTATTCAAAATTAAATTGGATGAGATCAATGATGAACTTCTAAAACGAAGCATAGTAGACAATCTCAAATTGGTATATCAAAAGGTTAGTGATAGTGATTTGAAATTTGTCAAAGAACAGTTTTTGGAATTCTGTAAGAATCAAAAGCTAAAGAACGCTATTATTGAAAGTGCTGATCTATTGGCACTTGGTCAATACGAAAAGATTAAAAACGTAGTTGACCACGCAATGAAAGCTGGTATGGAACGTAATATCGGTCACGATTACTCTGAAGACGTTGAAAAACGTATGAGTGTAATGAGTCGCAATTGTGTCAAGACCAATTGGACTGAAATTGATACCATTATGGATGGTGGATTGGCGGCCGGCGAACTTGGTATTATTACAGCTTGTGCTGGTAGTGGTAAGAGTTGGGTACTATCCAAGTTGGGTGCCGAAGCAATGAAGCAGGGTAAGAATGTAGTTCATTTTACTCTAGAGTTGAATGAAAACTATGTGGGTCTTCGTTATGATGCTTGTTTTACTGGAATTGATTTCCAAAACATTCGTAACAACGTTGATATCGTAAAACAGAAGATTGCTGATGTACCAGGCAAGTTGAAGATCAAATACTTCCCAATCAAGACAGTTAGTGCTTATAGTTTAAAAGCACATTGTGAACGATTGGCTGTACTTGGTACAAAGGTAGATATGATTATCGTTGACTACGCTGATATTCTACGTCCTTCTCAGAGTGAACGTAATAGTAACAGTTATAGTGAAGCTGGTGGTATTTATGAAGAACTACGTGGTGTAGCTGGTGAACTACAAGTTCCTATTTGGAGTGCTTCACAGAGCAATCGTGCTGCTATGGATGAAGATATCATTCAGGCTAATAACATTGCTGATAGTTATCGTAAGATTATGACTGCTGACTTCGTTATGTCACTCAGTCGTAAAGTTAACGATAAACAGGCAAATACAGCACGATTCCACGTAATTAAGAATCGTTTCGGACCAGATGGTTTGACATTCCCAAGTAAGATGAACGCTGGTTGTGGTCACATTGAAATTTATGGAGAAAATAGCCGTGAGGGTATGAGTATTCTAAATGAAATGATGGATGGAGAAAATCAAGTTAAAAAAGCACTAAAGTCCAAGTGGAATGTACATAACAGCGATGACGAAGAATAATTTATAGTATGTAACGCACAAAAAACGTATAAAAAAATTATTAAAAAGTTATAATCTAAACACACAATAGACTATCCAAAAGATAGTTATTTTTTACCCATATGAATAAAGAAATTTTTATAAAGAAAAGAAATGGTAACGTCGAGAAATTCAATGCAGATAAAATCAATAAGATTTTGCAATGGGCTACCGAAGACATAAAAAGTGTTAGTTTTGAAGAAGTTGCAATGAATGCGCATCTATCGTTTTTCGATGGTATGACATCCAAAGACATTCATGCAATGTTGATTGAAGCTTCTGCAAATCTAATTTCTGAAGATAAGCCCAATTATCAATATGTAGCTTCACGTTTATTGAATTACCAGTTACGTAAGAATGTTTGGGGTGGTAAGAATCCTCCTAAACTATATGATATCGTCAAAGCAAATATTGATGCTTTGGTATATGATGAAGAAATTTTAAATTGGTACACCAAACAAGAGTTTGATAAGCTAGATGAATTTTTACGTCATGACCGTGATTTTAATTTCACATATGCTGGTATTAAACAGTTGTGTGATAAGTATATGGTTCAAAATCGTGTAACCAAACAGATTTATGAAACCCCACAGTTTGCTTATATGCTTATCGCAATGACATTCTTTAAAGGTTATAAAGAAAATCGTCTTGATTATATCAAGAAGGCTTACAACTACTTTAGTAAGCATAAGATTAATCTACCAACCCCTATTATGGCGGGTGTAAGAACTCCAATGAAGAGTTATGCTAGTTGTTCACTATTTACTGTAGACGATGATCTTCGTAGTATTTTCAGTAACAATAGTGCTGTGGGATTTGCTACAGCTAGTCGTTATGGTATTGGATTGAATCTATCCAGACTACGTGCTACTAACGCTCCTATTCGTAATGGTGAAGTTGTACATACAGGACCAATTCCATTTGCTAAAGCATTTGAATCTACTGTAAAAAGTTGTCACCAAAATGGTATTCGTGGTGGTAGTGCAACTGTTAACTTTGCCTGGTTCCATTATGATATTCTAGATATTCTTGTATTGAAGAACAATCAAGGTACTGATGATAACCGAGTACGCAAGTTGGACTATTGTGTGGGATTGGATAAGTTAATCTTTGAACGTTTTTTGAAGAATCAAGACGTAACACTATTTAGTTATCACGAATGTCCTTCACTGTGGAATACTTTTGGTATGGAAGGATTCAAAGAGAAGTACGAAAAGGCTGAAGCCAACAAAAACATTAAGTTCAAGAAGAAAGTACCCGCTCGTGAATTGATGGGTCTATTGGCTAAAGAACGTCTTGAAACTGGACGTATTTATACAATGTTCGTTGATCACGCAAATGAACACGGTAGTTGGTTGGATCAAGTAGATACAAGCAATCTATGTCTTGAAGTTAACCATCCACTAATTCCAATTTATGATGTAAATGATCCAGATGGTGAAATTGGTGTTTGTGTCTTAGCAGCACTAAATTGGTTGGAAATCAAGGATGATAATGAAATGGAAAGTGTTTGTGATATCATTGTCAGAATGTTGGATGCTTTGATTGATCATCAAGAATATTTTGTACCAGCAGCAAAGAATTTTGCTACTAAACGTCGTAGTCTTGGTGTAGGCGTAAGTAACTTGGCTGCTCTATTGGCTAAAGAAGAATTGAAGTACTGGGATGTTAACGCTCCTAACTTTGTTTCTAAGTGGATGGAAAAGACCAGTTACTATCTAATCAAGGCTAGTGTTGAAATGGCAAAAGAATTGGGTAAATGTGAAAAGTTTGATCGTACCAAGTTCAGTCAAGGTATTTTGCCAATCGATACTTATAAGCGAGATGTAGATGAATTTATTACAGAACCACTACATTGTGATTGGGAAACACTTCGTGAAGAAATCAAGAAGTACGGTATGAGACACAGTACACTTACAGCTTGTATGCCTGTTGAATCTAGTAGTGTAATTCAGAGCAGCACCAATGGCATTGAACCACCGCGTAGTGCTATTAGCTTCAAGGGAAGCAAGAGTAACATTTTGCCTGTGGTAGTTCCTAATATTGATAAGTACAAAGACAATTATACTTTTGCTTTTGATATGCCAAGTAATGAAGGTTACCTAAAGGTAGCAGCTGCTATCCAAAAGTTTACAGATATGAGTATCAGTACAAATACGTACTATATTCCATCACGTTACGAGAAGAATAAGGTGCCAGTTGAAGTTGTTATTAAAGACATCTTGTTGGCATACAAGTATGGATTGAAGAATCTATATTATGCTAATACTGATGACGGCGACAAACAGACCGCTATGGAAACAAAATCTGTTGAGGCGAAAACAAAAGTACAAGAAGAATCTGGTTGTGCCAGTGGCGCTTGTGCTCTATAATAGGAGGATATATGAAGACAGTATTAAATAAGAAAAACATAGATCAGTTACGTAATCCAATGTTCTTGGGAGAAGATTTATCGCTACAACGATATGATCAGATCAAGTATCCTAAGTTTTACGAGTTGTATGATCAACAACTAAACTTCTTTTGGAGACCCCAAGAAGTATCATTGGTGAAGGACATTAGTGACTACAAGAATCTTTCACCAGAAGAACGATTTGTTTTTGATAGCAATCTCAAGTTTCAAACTATGACTGATAGTATGTTGAGTCGTAGTATTCACGAATTAATGAAGCACGTTACAAATAGTGAATTGGAAATTTGTATGAATTCGTGGAGTTTCTTTGAAACTATTCACAGTAACAGTTATACATACATTCTAAACAATGTTTACCCAGATGCTACCAAGTTCTTTGATAGTGTCTTAGAAGACGAAGAAATCGTGAAACGTGCTAAGGCTATTAGTAAGAAGTATGACGAACTATTGGCACCATCAAATGATGTTAAACAACAATTGTTTGATGCGGTACTAGCAACTCAAATTACTGAAGGGTTGATCTTCTATGTATCATTTGCTTGTAGTTTCTACTTTGGATATCGTGGAAAGATGGAGGGTAATAGTAAGATTATTAAGTTTATCAGTAGAGATGAAAATCTACACGTAGCTATTACTCAGAACATTATGAAGAACTGGATTAATAACCCAGAAGAAGGCTTCCAAGATATTGTTAAGAAGAACGAAGACAAGATCTATGCTGCTTATGAAATGGCAGTTAATGCAGAAAAAGACTGGGCTGATTATCTATTCAGTAAAGGTAATCTAGTAGGTTTGACCAGCGAAAGTCTCAAACACTATGTTGAATGGTTGGCCAACAATCGTTTATCTAGTATGGGATACAAGAAACTATATCCTACAGCCAAGACAAATCCATTGGCTGGATGGTTGGATAGTTACTACGATAGCAAGAAGTTACAGGTAGCCCCCCAAGAAACTGAATTGAGCAGTTACGTTAAAGGTGTTGATAATACCATTAGCGAGGGTGCTTTTGATGACTTCAAACTATAATTACAATTGTAAATAATTAAAAAATGTAACGGGTACTTTAAATAGTATCCGTTTTTTATTATATTTATATTCATCTTTATTATGGAAATCATTTTCGCATATCTTGAAAAAATATTGGTAATTAGTGCAGCTGGTGGGGTGCTTTTTGGAGCATTCAAGTGGGTATTTACCTTAAATCGGAACGTAAAAGAAATATTAAAAGAAGTAAAGCCTAACTCTGGTACTTCTTTAAAAGATCAAGTTGCTAAGATAGAAAAACAAGTATGTCACGATAGTAATTTAATTAATACTATATGTACCCGTCAAAAGTGGATACTTGATACCAGACCTGAACCCATATTTGAATGTGATACAAACGGCAACTGTACGTGGGTAAATGAAAAGTATTGTCAGTTATTGAAACACGATGTGGAATATTTCTTGGGCAATGGATGGAAAAATGGTGTACATAGTGAAGATTTGGAAATGGTAGAAAAAGAGTGGGAAAGAACTATTAAAGATAAAAGAAGCAGTGTTAGTACGCACAGAGTGGTTGATAGAGAGGGTACAATATATGAAGTTAAAGTAATAGCTACTAGAAATGATAATTATGGGTATATAGGACATATAGAAGTATTGGACAATAAAAAAGATTAATAATCCGCTACCTACTACTATTTATATGTATATTAATATGAAGCCTTCTAAACAACTAGTAAACAGACTTGTAAAAGAAACCTTGGAACAAAAGTATACTTGCGCAAAAGAATCGTGGGAGTCAATGATTGAAGATTTATCCAAGGATATCAAGAAACCTATTACATTGGATGACGCGGGAAATTACAATGTATGTGAATGTGAACCATATCATATTAGCTTGAGACCAATTGTACACGATATATTTGATGTATTAGCATACAGAGATACTAGTGATCGTACTAAAAAGCTATTTATGAAGTACGAAGATGTGAAGAAATTCGTTAAAGAATATCTAAAATCAGATACCAAAAACTACGTTGATAGCGCATTGGCAAAGGGTGTAGAAAATAGCAAAGATAAACAAGGTGGCAAAAAGGCTGATGCACAATCTGAAAAAGAAGAAAATGTAGTAGATCCTATAAAAGGATTTAAAATTGTCAAAGATATCAAGGTTGAAAAGATGAACGATCCAAAAGACGATCCTACTCAACCAATGCAAGCTGTTGGTAAATTTGCTAAACAAGGTGATCATAAACCAAAGAAAGCAGAATATGTACCACCCACATTGCCAAAAAATCTTCAAAAGTTGGTTGTAAAGTATACTAAGGCTGGTAAAGCTAAGAAGAAATAATTGACACTTTTTGATTTTTGATGTACTATAAAAGTATATCTAAAAAAAGGATACATATGAATAAATTAATTACTATCACAGTATTGAGTGCAACTTTAGCCTCTCAAACATTTGCTGGTGATAGAGAATGGGCAACAGTTGGTAAAGTATTGACAGGTGTAGTTGCGATTGAAGCTATTGGTAGAATTGTTAATCCCCCAACACAAGTTGTATATGTTCAACCACAACCAGTGGTTTATGCGCAACCAGTAGTAGTACATCCTCAACCAGTTGTTTATTATCAACCTGCTCCTGTTGTATATTATCAACCACAACCTGTGGTAGTATATGGTGGATGGGGTCGTCCAGTATATCATTATCATCATCACCATCATTGATAATATTATTTTGATAAAACTCTAGAAACCACCGTAACAGGTGGTTTTTTTATTTTTGGTGTTGACTTCTTATAAATCCGTGGTAAGATGATTTTACGGTAAGAAACACATATGAAAAATAAAAATTCACTAAATCTGGTTACTGGCAAGGACTTCAATATCAAGACATATTTAGATACTTGCGTTAATCTACGTCCCAGTTCATTGATTATGGATGATCTGAAGTGGAAGTATATGGTACGTAGTGCTATTCGTGGCAAGAACATTCTGCTTCTTGGTCCAACTGGTTGTGGTAAGACTCTAGCTGCTCAGACTGTAGCTAAGGCAATTGGTCGTGAAGATAACTTCTTCTATTTTAATCTGGGTGCTACTCAAGATGCTCGTAGTGCTTTGATTGGTAATACTCATTTTGACAAAAAGACGGGTACTCTATTCAAGGAGTCATCTTTTATTAAAGCTATTCGTACTCCTAATGCCATCATTCTTCTTGACGAAATTAGTCGTAGTCATCACGATGGTGTTAATATTCTAATGACTGTTCTAGATGATCTACAGCGTTATCTTCGTTTGGATGAAAAGGAAGACAGTGAAGTTGTAAAGGTAGCTGATGGTGTTACATTTATTGCTACCGCCAACGTTGGTAACGAGTACACCGCTACCCGTGTAATGGATCGTGCTCTATTGTCACGTTTTCCAGTTAAGATTGAGGTTACTCCACTTGATAAGGACAGTGAGTATAATCTTCTTAAGAATCGGTTCAATTTGAATACCGAAGATCATCTTGGTATCTTGAAGGCTGTTTGTGAAATTGCTGAACATACTCGTAAGCAAGTAAAGCAGGACGACAGCAAGCTAACTAATTTTATTCCAACACGTAGTACAGTTGAAATTGCTGAACTAATTGTTGACGGATTTAATTTACTTGAAATCGCAGAAACTACCATCTATCCTAACTTCAGTGACGATGGCGGTGTTGACAGTGAACGTACCTACATTCGTCAGTTGGTACAAAAGTATGTAAAGGTTGAATCAAAGGATAAGCTATTTAATGATCCTCTAAAGAGTGATCAGCCTCCTTTCTAAGTTAAATTATTAAAAACAAATTATTATGAGTAACTACAGTGACTTCTGGTTGAAGGATAACAATTACGAGTGGGATTGGGAAGATGAACTTGATGCGGCTATTGAAGAAGAAAATGGTTTGGATGCAGATATTGCTGCTGAAGACCGTCTTTCTGAGAATACGGCCCGACTGATTCGTTTGTCATCAGCTCGTCGTGCTGTCGCTAACTATGTTAGTATTCTGACCAATCAGAATGTACCTGTATTGTTTAATGATAATTCGGTAAATTGCACTGATGGTAAGGTTGTTTATATCAGTAGCGATATTACTAAGAAAGATAATTTTGATGTGGCTGTCGGACTAGCCTTACACGAAGGCAGCCACATCAAATATTCTGATTTTGAATTGTTTAAGACTGTATGGATGAATGTGCCACGGGAGATCTATGGCTACAGTGAAAAGTTAAACATTTCAAAAGATGAAGTGGGTAAGATTTGTCAGACCATTCTAAATTATGTAGAAGATCGTTATATTGATTATACGGTACATTCTAATGCTCCTGGCTATCGTGGATATTACGATGCTTTGTACGATGAGTACTTTAATAACAAAGTAATTTCAGATGCTTTGACCAGCGATTTATATCGTACACTAAGCATTGAGTCATATATATTTCGTATTATCAATCTTACAAATCCAAATACTTCTTTGAAGGCATTGCCTGGATTGTACGATATTGCTAGGGAACTTGATCTATCAAATATCAAGCGTTTGACCACTCCAAAAGATCGGTTGACTGTTGCTTATAATATTGCTGAAATTGTGTTCAAGAATATCAATGAACATAAAAATGAAGATAAATCGTCTGAAAAAGGTGAGGGATTGTCAGCTGATTCTGATAGCGGTGCGCCATCGAACAGTTCAGATTCATCTAAATCAAACGTTGATGTTGCAGATATTCTTGGAGGCACCGAATCAACTGTAACACCTGATAATAAAGATGTTACTGCTGATATTGGTAAAGATGACAATCTCAGCAAGTCTAAGAAGACAAAGATTGCTAAGTCTTTTGAAAAGCAGAAGGATTTTCTTGCCGGTAAACTTAAGAAGAAGAAAGTGACCAAGCGTGAAAAAGATTTGCTTGATATTCTTGAAAAGAGTCAGATTGATCTTGTGCCTGTAGCTCAAGAAGAGCTTAAGTCAAAAGGTATTATTGGAAATGTTGAGTGTATCTTTGTTAAGAATATGACCAAAGAGTTGCTTTTGTCTGAGGAATTTCCAATGACAATTGGTAAAAACAATCAGGTTGCTTATTCTGATTATCAGAAGAATGTTGATGCTGGAATTGTATTGGGTACTAAACTAGGTCGCCGTCTACAAATTCGTAATGAAATTAATGTTGATAAGTTTACCCGTCGTAATTTGGGTAAGATTGATAAACGTTTGATGCACGAACTTGGATTTGATACTGATACCAATATCTTTTATAATACTTTTACTACGAAGTATAAGAAGGTTAACTTCCATATTAGTGTGGATGCTAGCGCAAGTATGCGGGGTAAAAAGTGGAATCGTACAATTAAATTGTGTGTTGCTCTAGCAAAAGCTACATCTATGATTGATAACGTTGAACTTACCATTAGTTTTAGAACATCAAGTGGTCACAATCCATATATTGCAATTGCTTATGACTCACGTGTGGATAAGTTCTCTAAGATTAAGAATCTATTTGCTTATCTAGCACCAGTACATACAACTCCTGAAGGATTGTGTTTTGAGGCACTAATGCGTTATTTGCCTAAAGCTAGTACCAACACAAATAGTTATTTTGTTAATATTAGTGACGGTGAACCAGCGTTTATTTATAGTGCTCCAGGAGGTTTTTATTTTCATTATTCCGGTGCGGAAGGTTGTAATCATACACGTAAACAAGTAAATAAAATTCGTGAAAGTGGTTATAATGTTATTTCATACTTCGTATCTGAATATGATTGTGATACGTATCGTAATAATTTTAAAATTATGTATGGCAAAGACGCTAATTTCATTAATGTAGAAAATCTAAATCAGATTGTTAATACCATTAATTCAAAGATGATGGATGCTATTGACATATAATATAAACGTGTTATAATATAAGAACGTAGGAATTTATCACATAACAAACAAGAAAGGATAAAATATGAAAAAGACAGATCGAAAGAATAAGACAAACCAATCGGTAACCTATCCAAGTTGTATTTTTACAATCAAGGAATTAAACGCAATGAATGCAGATATCGTCGCAATTAGTTTGCGTGATAAGGTAAAGAAGGCGATTAAGAGAGGTGAAGTAAGTGTAATTGGTGTATTACCAAACGGAAAGGGTCGTCCAACGTTGGTTCACGTATTTGGATCTATTACCCCATCTATTATTGAAGATGCTAAATCTAAGGGTGTACATTTGAATCGTGAACTGCTTGTAGAGATGGTGAATATTAATTCTACCAAGGAATCAGTTGTTGTAGTTGAAGTTGATACAACAAAGACAAATTCAGTAAACGTATAATAAAACTATATAATTAGTGATAATATGCCGTATATCAGTGATTAGATATACGGCATTTCTATTTATAGGTTGATATGAAACGAGATAAAATACTAATTTATTTAGATAAAAAAGGAAAAAACTTTTTGGTATACGAAGAAAAAGATTTACTAGATAATAAAAAGCCTGTAGAATATGTTGATAACGGCACCAATTTGTATTTGGATACGTTAAAAGAAAAGTGGGAAATAAAAGAGGTTAATTCATCTAAAAACGAATTGACTTTGAAATTTAAATTGATTGTACGGAAAACCGAATAATATGGATGCATTACAAGAATTTTTTGGAATAGAAGCTTTTGACTTTGAGGGAAATAAAAAGAAACTCATAGACAATCTTAATTTCTTAAAATCTATGTCTGTGGAAGAACAGACCTTTTACAAAAAATGGTTAGAGATACAAACATGCGAAAACTTGGCGAATAAGGCTAATATTATTAAAGCTAAGATTTGGACTCCAACTGATATTAACGATGTGTCTTTGACTATTAAAGATATAGAAAATATCAATCCCACCTTAGTTTATGTTGAAACAGATCAACAAAATGAAGATTGGACTATTCTTCGTATTTTTGGTCATACTATGACATTTGATCAAACTCCAGGTAGATTTATAAAATTTCTTGTAACCGATGGAAATGTTGACAATCCAAAATATATTGGATGTATTAGTGTTTCTAGTGATGTAATTGCTATTACTGATCGTGACAATTATTTGGGGTGGACATCTGATAATAAGATCAAAGATAAAAGATTAGCTCATAGTGCTATTGGTAGTTGTATTATGAGTACCCAACCAATTGGTTATAATTTTCTAGGGGGTAAATTAGTAGCTGCTATGATTACTACTAGTACTGTTAGAAATATTTGGCAAAAGTTATATAATCAAACACTAGTGGGTATGACAACTACCAGTTTATATGGTAGTTACAGTATGTATAACAGTTTAAAATGGTGGCATAAATGTGGTAGTAGTGCTGGGAAAATTTCAATTAAACCAGATGATAATATTTATGAAATTTGGCACGATTGGTTAAAAGACATTGATGTTACGGCTTATGACAAGGCACTTACTCAGAAAGAAGGAGTAAGTGGACCTGTTACTGGTGCTAAGTCTCGTATTTTGAGCATGATATTTAGCAAATGCTGTATCAAACAAAGCAATTATCAACACGGATATGAACGTGGGGTATACTATAGTTGTTTTTATGAAAATACCAAGGACTTTCTACAAAACAAGATCAACGACGATCAATTGGTGATGAAAGATCTGTTTAAACGTGATATGCAAGGGGTAATTGATTGGTGGAGACCCAAGGCTATAGAACGATATAAAAAGCTAAATAGTGAATCAAATTTAAAGAGTACGATACATTTTTATAACCAAATGTTGGGAATGTCTTATCAAGAGGCTAAAGATACCTATTTCAAAGAAGTTGGTAGATAGAATTATTATATTATAAATTACTTTATACATATACTATTTATATTTATAAAAGTAATTTATGGCGAATACCCCAATCAATGCAATGACCGCTACATTCGGGTCTGGAGATCAGACTGCGATAAAGATGAATGTAGCGGACGCTGGACCATCAGATAGTACAAGTAAACTAATAGATTTGCAACTTGGGAGTGTTACAAAATTCAAAGTAACCAAATTGGGACAAGTAATTGCTACGAATTTCACAGGTAGTTTCAGTGGTAGCAATTTTATTAAAGATCAGTCTGCTGCAAGTGGTACTAAATATCTGGTTTTTTCAAATGGCAGTGGTCAGAAAATTCTTGGATTAGATACATCGTTGTCATATGATGCTTCTTCAAATACATTATCTACTAACGGCAGTATAAACGCAGGTGGCGATATTGATAGTACCAATGTTTCGCCTTTGTTGTTGGGTACACCTACAACAATAGATTTTGCTAGTGCTGCTACTACAATAAAAATTGGTACCGGCGCACCTGGAAGTTATACACATTTTTATTCCAAACAAGTAAGAGGTAATTTCACAGGATCTTTCACAGGCAGTTTTAGTGGCAGCAGAGCTAACTTTAACAAATTAAGCGGTTCTTCTGCTAGAATTTCTGGTAGAGTTATTGCAACTTCAATAACATCTAGTATTAGTGGCAGTAGAGCTAATTTTAATAAATTAAGTGGTAGCAATGGCAAAATAACAGGCAAATTTACGGCCAACCAATTTACTGGTAGTATTAGTGGTGGTTATGCTGGTTTTACTCAAGTAACAGGTGGTTATGCTGGTTTTGATCAAATAACAGGAAGTAGTGGGCGAATCGATGATAAATTATTGGTAAATGGCACATTACAATTGTTTAATGCTATTACTGGTTCAAATTCTATGTTTATTAGTGGTGCTGGAAGTCCAATTGCTGGATATGTGGGAATAATGATAGGCGGTACCAAGTATAAGTTGCCTTTGTATCCGTGGACTTAAGACTTGACTTATTATAAATGTGATGGTAAGATAACATAGAATGAAAAAATCTCTATGTTGTATTTCTCTCAAACTGCAAGAACAAAGTGTTAGAGCTAACACGATGACCAAAACTAAATTTCTTGCTTTGGAACGAAAAGAAGCTTTATCTACCGTTTCAAAACGTACACTTAACAATGTGGTTGTTACACGCAAAACTATTGAATTTTGCGGTATTAGAAATTGGAACTATCGAATTAGTAGTGACTTGTTTCCTTTAGCGACTTTACCCGAAGCAAATTTGTCATTTGATATTCTGCCAGATTACAATCTAATTGTGCAAGAATTTAAAATTGCTGCTGATATAATTAAAAAATACAATGTTCGGTGCAGTACACATCCAGATCAGTTTGTTGTACCAGCGAGTGCTACCAAGTCTGTGGTAGAAAAATCTATTGTGGAATTAAAAAACCACGCTTCAATTATGGATTTGTTTGGTTTGCCACAGTCATACCAATCTCCAATCAATATTCATATGAATTGTTACAAAGGCAATACCAAGGATATTGCTAAACGATTTATTGATGTATACAATGATTTTCCTGCAAATGTTAAGTCTCGTCTCGTTCTTGAATTAGAAGATAAACCCAATAGTTGGGGATTGATTAAGCTTTATGATCTGATCTATCAAAAAACAGGAATCCCTATTACTTATGACTCACATCATTTTAGATTGAATAATCCAGAAAATATTTCTCCTGAAAAAGCCATCTTAATGTGTATGGAAACTTGGGGTAAATATAAACCATTATTTCATTACAGTAATGGCAGATCTGATCCAACAGATCGAGCACATTCAGATTATGTATATATTTTACATAAAGAACTATTTGAAAATGACGTTGATGTAGAGTTTGAGTTCAAAGCTAAGGATTATGCTATTGAACGGTTTGAAAAAGAATTCAAAATTTGATTGAAAAGTTGTTGACAGTTTGACGGTTGGGTGGTAAGATAAATTTAAGTTAGTGATGAAACTAACGAAACAAAAAACAAACAAAAAAAGAAAGTAAAGAAATAATATGTATACTCGTACAAATGCTCGTAACAAGACTAACTTCGTAGGCCATAACACCACTGGTGTTGAGATTTATCTCTCCACTCCAGTCGCTAAGGCTAAGAAGGCCTCACGCTTGACTCTACGTGCTGGTAATAGCCGAGTTGACCTAACCGGTCGTCAGATCAATGCTCTACGTGAAGTATTGAGCACTGCTTATAAGGCTTAATTTGAAATAAATGTTAACTCGTACTTGTAAATAGTTATAAGTATGAGTTATATTTTTAATAGTCAAGTATTGATATGGCTACTACTCATAATAGTAGCCATATTTTCTTTTTTCAATTTCTATCTGTTTATTAAATTATTAAGAAAATTTGATGACCACCAAATTCTCACAGTTGATGCATTGGAGTTATTAAATTTAAAAAATAATAAAATATCAAAAGACATTGAAGTTTTGGCAAAACGTAGTAGAATATTGAATAATGAAAGCAAAGAAAACATCCGAAAACAAAGTTAAAGTTCGTGGTTTATTTGATCATGTAAATCATATTCGGGAGGTAAAAAACAAAAACTACTACACTTCTCTTTCTGAAGAGGAGAAGAAGTCTTTCAACAAATATATGTTGATTAGATTCTTAAGTATGGATGCTGATATTATAGAAGAAGTATCTTTTATATCCAAACATTTTCAGAACATTCCAGAAGAACAATTTTATCAAGTATTGATTGATTTGGTACCAAAAGGTAGAAAGTTCTGTAAGTATATCAAGAATAGTACCGAGGGTATTAATAATACAATACTAGATTGCATCTGTGACAAATATAAAATTGGCAAACGTGATGCAATAGACTATTATAGTGTTTATACTGCTTCTGACAACAACTTAAAAGAATTATGTGAGTTGATCCAAGGTTTTGGATATAGCGAGAAAGAAGTGGAGAATTTATTTAAATAATATGAAAATTATAGGTGTATCTGGATTTGCTCGTAGTGGTAAAGATTTATTTACTACTGTTGCTCAAAAACTTTTGATTGAACAAGGTCTCAAAACCGAAAAGTATGCATTGGCATATGAGTTGAAGAACGATTTAAAAGATCTTATCAAGTCCAAGGTGGGTATTGATGTATTTACAGAGAACACCAATGAGAAGAATATTATTAGACCACTATTGGTTGCTTATGGTGATGTTATGAGAAAGGTATCTGAGGGTAGATATTGGACTGGTAAAATTGAAGAAAAGATTAAACAATCTACTGCAGATGTGGTTTTTATAACTGATATCAGATACGATGTGTATCCACAAGATGAATGTACTTGGTTGCAACAAAAACAAAGTGGTAAGTTAGTTCATATTACCAAATACAAACAAGAACCTGTACCTTCAGGCAGAAGGTTTAGTAAAAACAAAATAGTTAAGATTTATAATTCAGCGCCAAACGATCACGAAATGATCAATGATCCAAAAGTAAAAGCAAAAGCAGACTGCGCTTTTGAATGGGAAGATTGTAGTGATAAATTGAATGGATCTATATTGGAGGAGTATCCCTACATCAGAGAAAATGTTTTAAATGCGTTGAAGGTTATTAACGCAATTTGAGTTTGGTAATCAAATTATGACCACTGTGATAGAATATAATTTCTTCATCAGTGGTTTTTGTTTTAAAGTAATCAACCAAAGAAGGAGCTACGGCTGTAACTGTATTAATGTAAATTTTATTACATTCATCGTGCTTTAGTGTTTTTCTTTGTTTTTGACACGAACAGATTTTATCAAATGTTTGTATACAATTTGTTAAAGGCGCAAATGCGCCGATATTATCTTTGGATACCAAATTGTTTAATGCAACAAAACTTCCTATAATCATAATAATTTATTTATTATTAAATATAAAAACAAACTGAAAATGTAGTTAATTGGAAACAACATAATTGCATAGTATAACGGATAGTTTAAAACTAATAGTAATATACCCACGCTAAATAAGCTCGACCAAAAACACAAACAAATCACACAACTTATTAATTTAGTAAAATAACCTGGGTATTCAGCATATAAAAAATTGGGATATGTTGACATTGGATCCACGGTTGATTTATACAATTGGTATTCATCTATTTTTAATAGACGTTTAGTGTTTGTTAATTTAGCGATTGTGTGTACTATATCGCTGTTTAACCAAATCACCAAAATGAATGATACCCAAAATATAAGCGGTATATTGTAATCAGTTAAGTTCATTTTTTTATAAGATCGTAAATGTAGTTACCTAATATTTGAAAAAACAAGTTGTACGCAATTAATAAACATAAGAAAAATACTATTTCCAAATGATCTAATTTACCATTTTGATTTATATCAAAATACTTTAAGAACGTATTTTTCCAAATTTCTATCAATTTTTTCATAACAATTTTTTGTTATACCATTCGTCTTTTATTTCAATTAATTGTTTGCTATAATCTTGTAATTTATTAATGTGCAGTTTGAAGATGTCAAATTCTAAAGTGCCTATTTGACCGCTATCTTCTAACATCAGTTGAATCATATTGAAAAATTCAAAACTTTCATTTGATAACTTAGTTGCATCAAACTCTACGATGATATCATTTGTTTTTGGTACTTCATATCGTTTGAGTTTTTTATTCAAATCAAACTTGGTATTTTTCTGTTCGATATTAATATAACGGTCATATGGTACATCGGTATAAATGGTGTCACACCAAGGTTCCAACAAAGCCAATTTGTATTCGTCACAGTTACGTACTACAAATCCAACATCATAACGTTTTGGCACAATTGGCTTCATAGTATCATTGTGTTTAACAAAGTGTCCCCATTTACGAATAAAGTTTCTGGCACTTCGATTGTTTTGTGCCAACCATTCGTCGCTTTCTTTGCCAACTGTGGTTAGAGTTGGATTATATCTACTTCCTCTACAGGTCATATGATATACACATCCCTCCCACGTTTGTACAAACTTATATCCATTTAATAGGAAACGGTTAAAAATATCACTATCTTCTTTGCTCTGAGGAGCATAAAGATCATCGTGACCACCAATTGATTGAAAATCCTTCTTATAAAGGGCCCATGGCGCAAAGATTCCTTCTGTGGTTTTATCTTTTCTGGTCAAACGGGTATCATTGAACCATTTCAATAATCCAGCTTCATTAAACTCTTCTGGCTCAGTTCCAAATGCTTGAACGATCTTTTCTGGTCCGGGAGGATGTAAAGGTGGTTCAATACGAGTTAGACTTACGATTGTGCCTGGTTGAATATACTTTTCTACATATTTATCAAAGTTAGGACAGGCGTACATATCAGCGTGATAGATCATCACAACCTCATTGGTAGCAACTTCATTTATAAGACGGTCGTATAGAATTGTGTGACCCAATCTGGTTGGTCCGTGGTTACGTATGAACTTAAAGTATGGATCTTTAGCTGCAGTTTCTTTACACCATTCCAAGGTGCCGTCGTTACTAAAATCGTCAGCTACGCAAACTTCGTGTTCTTTATGACTTAAATTTTTACGAATAGCTTCGTAACTCCACTTAAGATATTTTAAGTTGTTTCTGCTGGGTTGGATAAAACTAATTTTCATATTTAAAACTGTATTTTTATTTGATGCATCAATTCACTATAATCGTGGATTCCTGTCTTTACAACACTTTTGTCTATTACAGGAATAACGTTAGCGTTTGAAAGCTTACGGAAATAACTATTAGGCCCAAAGTAATTAGGGCGTAATTCTTTTCCCTTATGTATATAACTAATAACTGTGCCTCCAAAAAGTGAAGATAATATTGAATTTCCGCCACAAACTGTAACAAATCTGCTGCAATTTGCCATTAATTTAAGTTGGGTTTCATTGTAACTATACTTTGATTGTTTTACCAAATCGTCTATTAAAATTACATTATCAAAATATTTGCACAATTCAAAGTCTGTTATAGTTCCAATTCCTTCTACATTAGCTTTAATATCGTGGTAACCTTGTTGTAATGAATTGTATTCGTTTTGGTCTATAGTAAATTCTTTTTCTTTATTAGTAGCTCTCTTGTATATTACAAGATATCCTTTTTCTTTAAAATAATCAAACATTTCATATAAACAAGGAATGTTAAAATATCCCAGAGGAATTTCTCCGTGTTCCATATTATATTTGTTTGTTATAAATACCACGGGTTTATCAAATTTATATTCGTCGTTTTGATAATATTCTTTAAAAGGAGGACTAGACCACTTGGTGTAATCCAACACACCATTAACTTGTTCTTGTTCTTCAGTTGTTAGATGGTGATATTCTTTGCCTGTAACTGCTAGTGAGTTATGGTGAATCCATTTATTTGGCACTTCTGCTAACGCCAGATTATTATCGATTGTTCTGGTTAGAAATTCTTCTTTTACATTGTCACAGAAGAAATAGTATGGTCTCATTCCTTTACTAGTAACTACACCATCCAATTGTTTGTTTTGATGTAACCAATAAGCAAAAGGTATAGCTAGTGCCAATTCAATGCCAAATTCTGGATTTACTTTGAGTATCATATTAAGTACATTTATCGTCTACGCAAATACCTTCTTTTAGAATAGCTGCAGTTGCTAGTCTCTTTGAATGTTTTTCGATAACATATTCTGATAACGATTCATCTGATTTTTCCAACCCCAGTGCTTTTCTATAACTAATAGAGATTGGTCGTCCGTGATCTTTTTCTGCTAATTTATTTTTAGCAGCTACTTGACACATTTTACACATATCCCACATTCCTGATTTTTTATTAATTTCAGCGTTACCTTTTTCATTTACGCCGGACCAATCTGTAAAATCATCAGGCAAATCTTTACGGTTGTATCCATTTAATTTGAACAATCTCGCTATAGCAGATCCATTTGAACAAGGCCAATATCCATCAAATGAATAATTTACCCCACATCTATTTGGAATATTGCACTGTGGAATCATTTCTTGACCAGAATCATATGGAGCCACTAAGCTACAACGATGTATTTCTCCTTTTTCATCTAGTGGGGTGAAATTAGTAACTGGTATGCCTCTGAAAAAGTTTACTTTTGATAGTAACTCTGTCAGTGATACTTGATTTGGCATTTCAAATACTAGTTTATCCAGATTGGGAATCAATTGATCTTTTGTGATTTGACTATCATTTAGATATTGTGCAATTGATTTGAAAATAGGACTTATGTGATCGATGTATGATAACTTAATCTTATCAACTTTATCAAATGGGAAATACTTGATAACACGATCTGGAGTGTCTAAAGTACCCGCCTTTAACATTTTGGGGTGTAAATTTGAAATAATAACAATGTTTGGAACTGGATCTCCCCACAAATTATCACGTAGTCTATCTACTATATCAGAAATATTTGGATGCGTCAGTGGTTCGCCTCCAATGATATGTATTCTTTCAATTTTACCTTGTCTTTTACAATCGGATATCAATTTATCAACGTGATCCATTGTTACGTTGGTATTTTCATAGTAATTAAGACCAGCTGCATTATCTTTGTCAAATGGATCTGTTAATGCATTAAAATTACTATGTCTATTACAACTAGGACAACTAAAATTACATTGCAGTGTTACGTCAAATTCAATATTCATAGGTGTGCGTTTATCATTTTCAGTACCTTAAAAGCCTCTGCATATTTACATTGACCTTGTATACCTCTAAATCTTGCTAGTATTTCTAGGTTAGATTTTACATTTAATCCAACTTTTTCATATTTTGAAATCTGACTTCTATGACACATAGAAGCTTCAATTTTCTTATCAAATGCGTTATCTATATTTTCATAGTAATTTATATCCATTTGATTCTCTGTCATTCTGGAAATGGGTATTTGTTCATAACATAATACGTTGGGAACATATCGAGCAGCTGCCATCGTAGTCTTGAATGTGGAAATATGGTCTTGATTTGCATCTCCGGCCCAATGTGTATAAATTGTATTTACTTTGTGCTTTTTAATCAAGCTTTCAAGTTTACTTACCGAGTCAAAACTAAAAGGCACGTGTAAGTCTTTGAACGGTAAGAACTCCACATCGTCACATTGCAACACCTTAGACGCATTAATGGTTTCCAGTTTATTTTCTTCTGCGGTTCTTAATAATGTTCCATTAGTACCGTCCACAGATTCTGTGTTGGTCATACACACGTATACTACGTAATCGCCTTTTAATTTGTGATTGTACAGTGTACCACCACAACCAAATTCAATATCATCAGGATGTGCTCCTATTGCCATTACACGTTTCATATTAACTTAAAATTATACTTTTACTATTTGTACCTTCGTTGAACAATAAATCTATTATACACATATATGGCTTAAAGTCACCATATAATTGTGTATATTTTGGATGATTATAATGTTGCCAAATCAATTCTATATTATTATCTTTGAACTCTTGTTCATTTATATATCTCATTGAGCCTGGACCAGTGCCAGAAATATATTTTGTAGCATTTAAATTCTTCAATAAATACATTATACGCTCGCCACCAGAAACTTCCTTGGGACATATTTCAGAACAAAATACAACTTGTGTTTTGATTTCCATTACATTTAAGAAATATTTGATCAAAGCACTGTTTAATTCTGATAATGTTTTATAGTTGACTCGGAGAATTGACTCTAAATCGCCATAATATACATTGAAGTATTTTGACTTTCTATAGAAATTTTTTATTAAGTTTAGATGATTATCGTTCCATCCATTATAATTGATTTCTATTTCATCAAAGTTTTTGAGTTCACTTTTTCCATTTAATGGCACCGTTAACCACTTTGGTTCGCCATCAGTCTTGATTAAATTTCTGTGTCCAAAATGTTGTTTGCCTCTTGGAAACTGTACGTTATCAAAAATAACAAAGATATCGCTTCTAGCTATTTTATCAAAAAATCCCATCCAAGGTAAATAATTGGGCTGATGAATGCTTACAATCATACAATTTTGTTAATTACATCCGCAACATAATCAACTTGATCCATCGTCATCTCTACGTACATAGGAATAGATAGATGTCTAGACAACAAACCATCCGCTGATTCATATGTTTGATTCACGGTATATGGTTCAAATACTTTTTGTTGATGACAAGCTGGCCAATAAGCATTTGCTGTAGGTATGTTATATTCCAAAAATAGTTTTTTACAAATTTCTGATCTTTCATTTAAAGTTGTGGATTTTGGCAATTCTATAATGTAGTGCCACCAAGTATTAACTATATTATTTGGAACATCAATAAATTTGATTTTGGGATTGGTGATCTTTTCTTTATATCTTTTTGCTATAACGTTACGTTTCTCTACAAATTCATTTGCTCTTTTTAGTTGGCTAATACCAAGAGCTGCAACCATTTCTGTCATTTTATAGTTAGAAGAAATAAATTCACAACTCACACCGAAGTCTACTCCATTTACTGGTGTTGGATTTCTAACAGCTCCGTGATTTCTCAAAGTTTTGCAAGTTTCTGCAAACTTTGCATCATTTGTAGTAATTATCCCACCTTCACCTGTGGTAATAATTTTCGTAGCAAATAGGGAGAAACATCCTGCGTATCCCAGATTTCCAGAATGAAGATCGTCTATAGTAGACCCTACTGCGTGAGAAGCATCTTCAAACAATAAAAGGCCGTGTTTATCACATAGTTTTTTAATGTTGTAATAATCAGGAGTAATATAGCCAGCCATATGTACTAACATCACACCCGCTACATCTTTATCCAAATTTTTTTCAATTACATCAGCACTTAAACAGTGTGTATTTTCATCGATATCTACAATTAGAGGTATATTGTTGGAACGAACTATCGCACTAACGCTTGCTATAAATGTTTGTGTAGGTACAATTATTTTTTTACCTACTAAACCAGAGGCTCTTAGTGCTACTTCCAAACAAGTACCACCTGAACAAGTTGCAACTGCATATTTTGTACCACAATACTTTGCAAACATATTCTCAAATTCAGAAACATACTTGGACTGAACCAACGATTCTGTATTTAAAATATCCGCAATTCTGTCTAATATTTCTTTGTGGTCTTCTTTGGGAATATATGGCTTTGTTCTTGATAATTTGTTCATAACGTAGATTTGATATAATCGAAAAATTCAGGTAGATTTTGTTTTGTACTACTAAACTTTCTGCCTAATTTCAAAGGAGACAACAATAGATGTTCGTCTATAAACGGTGAACTAGTACCATTTTCAATAATATTTGCCTTTTTATTTAAAAACAAACTTATTTCTTCGATGAGTGTTCTGGCACTGTAAACATCTTCGTTTACAATGTTGTAACTATCTTTAGTGTTGTATTGATTAGTAGTAGACATATACACCAATGTATTAACAATATCATTTGCCCATATAAAACTCAATAGTTTATTTCCTGTGCCAGCAACTTCTACAGGTCTATTGTTAAGTATATTTCTGATATAGTAACTTATTCTTGGTCTAGGACAATCGTGACCAACAATATATGGTGGTCTGATAATCATATAGTTGGTGTCTATTTGTTTGACTATATTTTCACAATCGGCTTTTTCTACACCATAATCACCAAATCCAGATCGACCACCAATGCACATTTCTTCGTTGTATGATAGACAGTTTGCGTCTTTATATGCGGCGCCGCTGCTTATAAATATGTATTTTTGGTTCGGTTTCAACCAATTTACAAGATGTTGAGCTTGAGCTGGTTTAAAAAGACAAAAGTCCAGAATAACGTTGTAATCATTTTCGATATTAAATGGTTCATTACGATCCCACTTGATTACTTTAACTTTATTTGGACCTGTGCCTGATCTATTAAGAACAGCAACGTTGGCTAATTTACTTAGTTCATATGCGACTTTTTTACCAACGAATCTATTTCCACCTATAACCAATATTTTCATTAGATAAGATCTTTGATTTCTTCGATAGTATATTGTTCAACTTCGTTGCTATAAGGACCGTTTTCTAGAATCTTTTCGTGTTTGTTTTCGCCTGGTTGTAAACCGATAACTTTAACATTTGGTTTAGATCCAGCTGGAGCGTATTTTTGAATTAGTGCCTCCAATAGATTTCCTATACTCATACCTTTCATCGTGGGTACGTATGGTGTTGAATCGGTACAATTTTCCAGACAATTATAGATCAAATCAATTGCTTGATCAACCGTCCAAAAGAATCTGGTAGCTTCTGGTTCTGTAACAATCAAGTCTTTACCTTCGCTAATCAAGTCTCTCCACTTACATAGTACTGATCCCGTAGAATACAACACGTTGCCATAACGAACTATACGATAGTCTGTATTTGGATTTAGCTGTTCAAACTGCTTAAATAAACGTTCCATTAGTAATTTAGAAGCACCATATACACCAGCTACTTGAGCCGCTTTATCTGTGCTGATACCAATTACAAACTCCAACTCATAATTAAGCGATTCTTCTAAAATGTAAAGTGATCCTAATGTATTGGACTTGATACATTCACGAACTTGCTTTTCAGCAATACCAATGTGTTTTGATGCTGCTAAGTGAAATACACCATTAACTCCTTTCATAGCTTGACGTACTTCAAATGGATCGGAGATGTCTCCCGTGAGAATTTCTATGGACGGAAACGATTGTTTAAGATCAATCAATTTACCTTCGTCTCTTGATAGAACACGAACTTTTGCACCGTCGTTCAAAAGTCTTTTAACGAGTGGTTTGCCTAGAAATCCACTACCACCTGTAACTAAGAATAATTTGTTTGTGAAGTTATATTTTTTCATACTCTATTATAGATACTATTTGAATTGACTTGAAATTTTTTTTAATTAAGTGATTTTATTACTCCTGTTTTTTCGTCATTGTCCAAAACAAAAGCAGGTCTGCCAACCTTTTCAGATACTTTTTTGATTAGCTCCATCTCGGCTTGTCTATTTAGATCGTGAAATACCATATGAGCGTTTGTGTCAAACAAATCTAGATGTGTATAAAAACCACCTCTACCGTAGTTTCCGTTTGGTCCATCTATTATAATTAGATCATATTTTGGTACCAATTTTAATACTTCAGATAGTTTATTTGGATCGTACCAAGCAACTTGTTTTTCATAAAACGGAAGGCATGATATATTGTTGGGTGCTTTAAAATCGGTATTATTGTATTCTTTTAATGGAACGTGATATGCATTTGGGTGATTTAACCACTGCATATTATGTTCAATTGAATATACATTATACCAAGTCAATAACAACTTAGTAGTAACACCACAACCAAATTCCAAAATAGAAGATCCTTCTGGTAATAAAAATCTTATTAAATCTACTGCTTGTTCTCCGATTGAACCTTTAATGAGAGTAGGATATTTTTCACTTATTTGAATCATAATACATCGTCTTTGTAAAAATATTGACTATAATTTAGTTTTATAAAATCTGGCAAATCATTTACTATTTCACAATTTTCTAAAATATGCTTGTAATTTATAAATTTTTTAATAGTTTTTGGATCATTCAATTCTTGATGTGAAAAACTTTTAATTTTATTTTCTATATTAACGCACCAGCTGAAATGGTACCCAGCATTATTAATTACATTTATATCTTGTATAAAATCATTAAAATGTCTTATATTCCAAACGTTAAATATATATTTTTTATATATCAATGGATTAAACGCAACGGATCTTTGCCATCCTGTTTTTTTGTGTTTGAGACATTTACTATTAAAGTAATATTTTCTGTGATCCAAATTGAAATAATTAACTTTATCTTTTATAATTTTATCTTTGCACTTTTCTAGAAATATTATTTCATCTACATCTACATTTATTACGATATCGTCAATATTAAAATCTATTTGTTCAAATAAATAATTTCTTTGTCGTTGTTCACGGGACCAAATATCTAAATCTAGTTTTCCTATATTATACGGATAATTTTTTATTAATTCATAATAATCCAAATTCACATCCAAGTAAATAATTTTCTCATTATATTTAGAGAAAGCGTCTCTATTTTTATAAAAGTGACATTCTTTTTTATTGCCTGAATATGTTTGTCCTGATTCTGTAATTACAAATTTATCAACATAATCATAATTAACATCTAATTGCAATTTTACAAAATCCAATTCATCATTTAATATGATAGAGTAATAAATCATTTTACTTTAAAATTTAACTGAGAAGAAAAAATAATTGGTTTAGATTTTATTTTTATACCAAAATTATTTGGTTCGCTTTTAATAAATTTATTATGTGGTATTTTAAATACATCTAATATCTTTTTAAAAATCAAATCATTTTTATATTCTGAATTTCTAATCAAGACAGTGTTTGATCTGTCTAATTGTAACACTGTATATCCAAACGATTTTAATGAATTTTCATATTCATAAATGCTTTCTTTAGAATGTATGTGCTCAAAAATTATATAATTTATATGATATTTATTAAAATCAATTTTTTTTATTATATTAATATCGGACCCCTCGGTGTCTATAAATAGACAATCTAAATTTTTAATTTTATATCTATTAAATAGACTTTCTATTTTGATACCTTTTATTATTCTACGTTGAATATTTTCTTCTTTATGATTGCATTTTAACAAATGATTTTTATCCAGAGAAGAATGAGTGGTGACATCAGGATTTACATTAAAAATACAACTTCCATCTTCATTTGAAATTACAACGTTTTCGAGATAAACATTTTTAATAGTGTCATAATTTTTATATATTTCATCATTTAGTTCTTCTAAAGGTTCAACCAATAACACGAATTCTAAATATTTATTAAAATATTTAGCAAATTTATTTACGTGATCCTTTCCGTTATTGGTACCTATTTGAACGATTTTCATTTATATAGTTTGTTAAATGTTTTTTCCATCCAATACATCGTCTTAGAATTATCTCCGTTATTGGGAATAGCGTTGAAGTGAAATATGTATCCCATATTTAAATAAGGCATATTTTCATTCAATGCTTCTCTACGATGTAAATCTTGCATATTGAATTCGTATGGCAAGAACTTCATATCGATGTTTTCAATCTGACACATAAAATTTAATACAGGTTGATCTGTGCCTGTAAAAAACGTTTCTTGCATTTTAACCAAATTTTCTTTATTCGCAAAGTAGAAATCTTTGACTTTATTGAAGAACTCTTTGTGGGTTTTATTTAATATTAGCACTCCTGAATTGAAGTATTTGGTTACATCAAAATTGTAATTGTTGAAGATGTATTTTTTGTAATTTTCTATACTTCTAAACAACCAATCATAAGATCCTATATTATTAACCACACAAAACTTGTCTTCAGCTACATCAAAGAAATTTGGTGCATCTGGATGTACAATAGTATCAGCATCAACAATTAAAATTTTATCTACGTCAATATTTGATTGTTCCAATAAATCAAAAATAAACACTTTGTGCCAATTGGGTCGTAAGTCATCATATGGAAGAATAGGTTCTTCCAACACAACCAATTTAGCATTATGTTTATTACAGTAATGTTTCCAAGATTCAATTCCAAATTTATATGGTACTGTTCTACCTGGCTTTCTATCAGTCGCAATATTAATTATATAAACTACATTCATTTGTAAAATTGTTTTGTTTGATTCCAGATTTGATTAATTAAACCGTTTCTTTCATCGATGCTACATCCTGTAAAATGCCATATATGAGAATATTTAATAAAAAACGGAGTGTTATCTTCATTTAGTTGCCAATTATACTGCAACCAATCGTTTTTAATTAACCGCATTGTATTGAACCTAAAGTCTAAATATTTTTTTTGTACATTCAACTTATTAATCATCAAGTTTAAAACTGTTTGGTCTCGACCTGTATTTGGCACATTCCAGTTGTCCAATGATTGTTTGTTATTTTTATAGAACTTTAATACTTCCTCAAATACGCACTTATGATCTTTTGTAAAAAATAAAACGCCACTGTTAATGTATTGACACAAATATATTGGAACATCTAACTCTTTAAAAGATTTTCTATAAGCATTAATACTGCTGTCCAACCAATTAATAGATTCATTATCTATGACTCCACAAAATTCGTTGTCATATTGATCGAAAAAATTTGGAGCAGACCAATTAGGCATTGTATCAAAATCCATCATACCAATTTTTTCATATCCTTCTACATAGTCAAAAACGCAGTGTTTATTCCATTTTGGATGTGGGATATTATCTGTTAATTTGTCAACAAATATAAAATCAATGTTGTGTTTACGACAGTATGATTCCCAAGCTTGTTTGGTTATATTGTAATATCCACTATGATTAAATTTGGATTTACCATCGTCAATGGCAAATATAATGATGCAATTTTTATTCATTTAATTTCAACATTTTATCATTACTTACAATCGCAGCTTTTAATATAGATAAGTCCATTCCAACTTTATCTCCTAGTTTAGCAAGTGCTTTTGTGTCTTTAGGAAAACACTTACCTCCAAATCCACGTTCTCCAGTAAATACTGCTGTATGTGACTTGGTTGTACGTGGATCTAACAGCCATAAATCTCTAACTTCATAGTAATTCGTACCGAGTTTGTTACACAAATCGTACATTTCATTACAATAAGCAACCTTTAGAGCCAAATGTGTATTTACCATATATTTTGCCAATTCAGCATTTATAGGATCGGTGACTCTGTAGGTTTTACTTGGACCAGTAATTGGTGTATAAATTTCAATAATTTTATAACAAAGTTCTTTTTTACCACCAAAAATAAAGAAAGGTGTTTGTTTAACATCATTAGTGAAAGCTTCTGGAGTCCAGTGTTTAGATTCACCTGCAAATTCTGGGCTAAATACAATATCTTTTTTGAATTTTTCAATCAATCTATCAGTTGTACCAACTTCAACGGTTGATTTTAAAAGAATCAAACGCGTTTGAATCCATCTTATACTCTCTTCAACGATAGTGGTATTGCAACTACCATCCTCATTTTCTGGGGTAGGAACGCAAACTACTGCTAAATCACACTTATTGATGTCCTCCTTGGTATTTGATAAAATATATGCTGGGTCATATATAAAAACCTCGTAGTGATTTTTGAAAAAATCGTAGAATGCTTTACCTACATACCCATTGCCAACGATTCCAATCTTAGTTTTTAATTTGCTCATAAATTCTATTCCAATTACTCAACCATTTTTCTTCTGTATAATATATTTGATATAAATCCCTAGATGATGTTGAACAGTGATTATAAAAAGATTTATCGTCCCGTAATTTAATTGATAATTCATTTGCCTTATCAATATCACCTACGTTCACTGTCAATTCAGTATGCAAAGTTTCTTGTGTATCTAATCCTTTATATCCAATGCAAGGTATACCTAGATAAGCACAATTGAGGGCGAATGTACCTGCGGCGTGAGTACGCATTAAGTGTATACCCACATTAAAATTGGCAAGGGCTTGTATCCACTCATTCCACATCATATATGGTAGATGATGTAAGCTAGGAAATTGATCTTCATTTTCTATCTTACGCCCCATACTAGGGATGAAGATGGGTTTATTAAAGTTTTGTGCTACAAAGTAACTGTCTATACCGCCATACCAACTACAGAAATTACCACCTATAATAGGCATTTGGTTGTTTTGACGGGGTACATCTTTGACAATATCTTCAATCATAAGAGACTGAAGATTAAATGTGGGTTTCTTGAATATACCTTTGAAGTATGGAATATCACTCTTATTGTGAACCAACAAGAAATTCATTTCACTTAAGAAGTTTATATAGTTAACTTGATCTGCGTATTTGTAATCTTGATAATACCAAGCCGGACCTTCTTGCATTACCGATAATTTTTTGCCAATAGATTTACAAATGTCTAAAATCTGATTTGTGTTAATTATCTCCAATTTCTTTGGTAAAATTATGATGGCTAAATCATATGTCGGTACTTTGTTTTGACAAATATAATCAAAAGATAGATGATCCGCATTTAACGCAATTTGCCAAGAAAATTCTGTACGGCAGTTTGAAAAGTTACGAGGAATCTTACCAACGTGACCGTTTTGACTAATAAAACAAATATTCATAGGTTTTTCTTAAAATCTTCGTAAGTATAAAACTTGCCTGTATTATGGAATAGAGTATTTAAATTGTGTTGAGACATTTGCTTGAATACTTGCCACCAGTCTCCTTTTTCTTTTCCACAGAATCCTCTTGGGTTATTTTCATTGTCAATATACATACGTTTATTAGGATGTCTACGTGCGTGTACTTTCAAAACATTTTTAAAGATGATTTGTAAGTATTTATCCCCTAGTATTTTCTGTGCCATCATTGACAAACTTTCATCGTCATTATGAATAAAACAAGGGGGTATATTCACTCCACATTTTATTAAGTCAGATGTTAACACCAAACAAGAACCATCAATTTTTGGATAATTAAGAGTTTGTATATCAATTTGTTCTATTTCAGAATTAATTGCATTCATCTGTTCTATTGACATACAAGACTTGGCTTGATTGATATTGTCAACATCTTTATCATTATAAACGTGATTTATAAATTTAGGATGAACTGTTGCATCCCAACTATTATCCCATAACTTTCTATCTGCAAAACAAGCTATAAATCTGTATAGTCCTTGTTTTCTAACTACAGGTGTTAGTTGTTCCAGTGAAATTATAGCTTCTTTTGGAAACAAACTATCAGTTTCGCCCCAAATTACATAATCAGCCTTTTCACAGTATTTTGTATTAAACTCTCTTCTATAATTGGTTTGGGTATAAAATTCATTGTCATTATTAATTATTTTATAATGAACATTAGGCAATTCTTTTAGTCTAGACAGTTCGTTCTCAAATCTATCGGTTAAATCATCATTGGACGTTTTTGATGTATCTATTTTTTCAAAAAATTGTGATGTGTTAAATGCAAAATCCAAATATACGTTTTCTTTATTATCTACTGTAGACAATAGGTTTAATACCCCATCAATATAGGATTTAAACATTTCAATTTCATAAAACATTACATGTACACCAATTGCATATTTGTTCTGGATTATCATATTACTTCTTTTTTAGAACTACCAAGGATCCTGGCCACCCATCATCAATACATTCTTCTACGACATTGTAATAGTCTAGTACAGTTTTATATCTAACTCTATCTTTGAAGTCGTGTACATATACTATACCATTGTCTTTTATATAGTCAAGTGCTTTGTAGGCACAAAAAACTCTTGCTCTACCATCTACCAGAACTTTATCAAATTTTTTATTATATGAAGATATACTGTTTATATATCTTACATAACAATGCCAGTCATCTCCTCCTCTGGTTTTAGAGTAATATATTCCGTCTTTTATTTCAACATTGTTTGTTAGTTTTAACAAATTTGAAGCTTCTTTATCTAAAGATTCATCCAGAATGATTTCGTGGTTTGATATATGTTTATAGTTTACGTTTTTAATATTCTTTCTGGTTAAAATATTATTAACTTCGTTATACCACTTATAATCGTGTTCTACTGAATAATATTCATTTACATAATTACAAAAATTATAAGTGCTGCCACCAGATCCCCACTCAAATACATCATCTGATTTGTTTAAATATTTAATAAAGCACGATACTTGTGTCGAGCTCATCATTATTTCTGGATGTTGATCTTTAAATAAACTCATATTAATTTATTATGTTTTTAACTACGTGTTGTGCAATATACTCTGGGGATCCCATTTCGTCAAATGTTTTTCGTTGGTTAGATATCATAAGTTCAGATATACTATTATAGTCATCTAATGCACCTTCAATTATTTGATTGATATCTGAAAAATCACTGTTGCAATTAAAACACGATGAATCTTTATTATAGATATATGGACCAGTTTTAACATTTGGTATAGATGGCTTTATTATAACGGTACCTGTTAACAAACATTCAATTTCTCTGATGTTAACTTCACCATATCCAAATGGAGATATACAAAATTTACTATCCTCTAATACTTTGAAATATTCTTCTTTGTTTAACTTACCTGTTTTTTCAGTAGTAACCACTTTGCATTTAAGCTTATTTACCTCTTCAAAAAGTTTCAATCTTGATTGATTATAATATCCATCAGTACGTATTCCGTGTTCATAATTTTCTTTTGAAAGGCCTATTAATACAGCCACATCATATTTTTTATTTGGTTTAATTTGATTCCATTTAAAGCCAAATCCGTAGGTATTTAACCAATTGGTGCCACTGCTTACTAATTTGTCATTGAGTAAAGATAGATCTGATTTATCAAGTTTATAACCATTCACATCTTCTCCCCAAAACCATCTACCATTTGGATGGGGATTTAAATAACTTTCTTTGTTTTTGTGAATTACGTTCTTTGCTAATTTTATCCCAGGCAATTGTTTGAAAACGTCCCATACTCCCATTAACGTAGAAGAATCTTGACCATCGAATAAGATATAAGGTTTATCAAGTTCACTAAGAAATTTGACACCATTTTCAACTGATTGATTCAATGGTAATTTTTTATCTATTATTGAAGCTTGTCCTACAAAATAAATGTCAGCTTTACTATTGTCTTCTACAAACTCAACGCCATACTCACGAAATGCATTTGATGAATATATGTACGGTCTAAATGTTGTTTCGTTACGGTGTTTATCTAATTCTAAGATTTTAATTTTCATTTCTTTTCAATTAATACTTGCCATCCCTTACTTAATAGATTTATCTTGCTTTCATAACATTTTAAAAATGATTCTATGCCAAATCTACAATTGCCCCATCCATAGTCATCAAATAGTATTCTGCCTCCTGGTTTTAATAGATCAAAACACATTGCGGATTCGTACATTACATAGTCTGGATCGTGACAACCATCTAGGTATATGAAATCAAATATATTTTCAAATTGGTCATTTGTTACAAATTTTGAATTTAATCTGTTACCCAACATCTTTTTAAAGAGGAGTTTTGAATCTATTTCATAAAATTCACATTTGTTGCCTTGAATATAGGGTTCTAGATTTTGATCTACATATAACGTTAATTCATCGCCAAAGTCAAATGGAAGATCTCCACGTTTGTAAGATCTTGTGTTCAAAATATCTATGGTTATGATTTTTGAAGTTTGGTGAGTTAAAATATTTTCCAACAACCAAACAGCAGATCTACCGTGACCTGTTCCAACCTCTAAAAACAAAAGATCAGATACATTTTCGTATTTACTCAAATAGGTAGACCAGTTTTGAATATTTAAAGTAAAATCATCTTTGGGTGAAAAGAAATGATCTGGGTATGTATAAATTTCGGATTTTGTAAAATCACCATACTTTTTTCTTAGTTCTCTGTTATTCATTTTTGGATGCATATATAACCTTCGTAATCGTATAACGGTCTTGTGAATTTTTCTGTTGGACCATATCCAATAGGTTTAACTATTTCTATATAATCGTTGTTTATAAGATCGTCCATTGCTTTTCTTAACTCGGGAAATACACCTATATCATCATATATGAAATACTTCTTTAAATTATTAGTAGATCTGAATTTCAGGGATCTTACGGTATCATCTATAACAGCGAAATATGTATGTTGTGCATCTATAAAAAATACATCTCCATAATCTAGAGGCAAAGTGGTGTTATAAACATCTTGTGCATAATATCTGACATTTGGCCTATTTTTATTAAACTCTCTCGCCATATCAACATTATCATAGTTAAAACCCACTACTTCTTTAAACAGATAACTTAATATTCTAGTTGAGTGACCTCTATTACTTCCTATTTCTAAACAAACACTTTCTTTGAATTCTGGTTTATCAAAAAATTCAAATACATCACGTTTAAATTTATGACTAGTGGTAGTACTATGTTCAAATTTATCTGGTATGTCTTTTAATAATTCATCTATTGTCATATTATTTTACAGCGTATCCTTTGTTTTCACTAAGGCTGAAATTTTTGTTGTATTTCATATTTGTTTCACGTTGTTTCTCAATCGTTTTATTGTGAATTAACGCAATATCTTTTTGAGGAGGAATAAAAGCATAAGACTTATAACCTTCAACCTTTTCGTGTAATCTTCGTTCGTATCTAATATGAGGAAGATTTTTATAAAGACGGGATTGGTAATCTGGAAAGTTAATCATACCATCGTGATAATTCCAACCCCACATTTCAATGTCTTGTTGTGTTACCCCAACAAAATAATTAAGTCGGGGTAACCACAATGTTTCGTTATTTGAATTTGATTGTAATAATTCGTCTATGTTTTCAAGTAGAACATCAGTTGGCAATTCATCCGCATCAATTTGAAATATCCAATCACCTTTACACAGACTAATGCCATAATTTTTATGAGCACCATAATCATTTTCCAATTTCTTTTGTTGAAAATTAACAAATGATTTGTGTTTCTCAATTATAGAAATTGTATTGGGATTGTCCGAGTAATCATCTAACAATACAATTTCGTGGTTGTTCTTTTTATAACTGATCAATTTAGATAACAATGTATCCAAACAATCAGTTTCATTATGTGCGGTGACTAGATATGATAAAAACATATTACAACATTTTTAGTTTTGGTAGAACAATCTTTGGTTCTTCTTTGTTTTCTGTATTAATTGCTTTTAACTTGGGTAATACAAATGTATTTTCTGTTGCAAATTGTGGAACATACTTATCAAGAATTGCCCACAACTTTTGATCCATTGCTTGTACACTAAACTTTTGTTCATTTTCCACACGCAATAATTCAGCTGGTTTAGTAAACTTATCACTCTTACGAGCAAAATACAATTGTTTAAATTTGTCTTCTGCCAATGAATAAGAAACTTTGAACCACTTGCTTTCTTTTAGAATCCATTGATTAACGGACTTTGGATCTACATCTACCAATGTTCCTGGCAACAAATTGGCATATCTTTCATTTAAATAGTCTAACTGACCACTCCAATTTGGAGCCAATAAAGGTTTTCCACTGAGTGTAGCTAGTAACATTGGATGTCCGAATCCTTCGCCGTGTGTAAATGATACGTGTGCCAAGATCTTTTCGTGATTCAACAACGCATTCATTTCAACATCATTCAATTCACCGTGTAGCAGATATACATTAGGACAAGCATCACCAAATGAGTTTTTAACTCTTTTGATCTTATCCAACATATCAAATCGATCAACTGTACTATACCCACTGCCGCTTGTTTTTACAATTAAACAAGGTCTATCGTTTGGATTGTTGTTTTTAAATGCGGTGCAAAATGTTTTGATCAAATTGCCAATATCTTTTCGATCATTGTATAATCCACCGTGAGTCCATTGACCTACGAATAAAAATGCACTCTTTTCTGGAATTTTACTCAAGGATTCGTCTACTGTCTCAACAGATTGATCTGTCTTTTTATAGACATTCGTATCTGCACCCCAGAAACAAACTTCGATTGGTTTATTTACTTGAATTGGTTCTTTCTGACCATTTTCGTGTTGTTTAACCATTTTGGTATCAAGAAACACTTTCTTAACGTGTTCAGAAAGACCAATTGTAAGATTCATTTTATTGATACCTTCGATCCAACTGCCAGGTGAGATAGTTGTTTCGATGCCTGCTGTCATACCAATATTGTACTTTCCAACTGGGTGAAACTCTTCTGGGATAGTTAATTGGATAAATAGTTCTGGTTGCTTATTTAAGTTTCCTTGCAAAATGCAACCAGCTACTAATCTATCTTCTGGATCGGTTAAGTCTTCCAAGAATCTTTTACTTGGACAAGCTCCCCATCTTGTGGGTGCAATTTTGACATCATATTTATTCTGACGGATTAAGCTCTTGGCTACGGCCGTAGCCCAATCGCCATATCCACTTCGATTAAATACTGGACCTGAAATTAAACATAATGGTTTACTCATATTATTTTTGATTAAATTGATTGTTGTCTCTTTCTGCAATTAACTGACTATATTTTTTGGGTGTTTCTGATTTGTTTGAGTTAGCGTATAACTCTTCGATTGTGGTTGATTTTTTAGATTCGGTCATCACGTTATCTTTTTTTTTAACATCGGTACTACCGAATCCGCCGTCACCTCTATTGGTAGAATCCAATTCATCTACTAAAACAAACTCAACATTTTCTACCTTGGTTACTTTTAGTTGACAAACTTTATCACCCTTATTATAAAGTTTAGTAAAGTTAACATATCCTTCCAATAGGTTATCAGTTCTAATCTTATAGTCTTCTGGTTGCCAGATATACTTGAAACGAAGTAATACTTCACCACGATAATCTGCGTCAATCAATCCAATACAGTTGGCTAATACCAGATTGTACTTACTGACACTACTGCGAGGAAATGCTAGAATGTCATAGTCCAAATCGTTATAACCAAAGTTACTGAACTGACGATCTTTTTGAACTGCCAACTTAAGATTGGTTTTGTATTGAATGTAGTCAATTCGTTTGTATGCACCATTCTCATACTGATCACCAACGATTTCTGGATCGCTCGTAACAACTACATCAAAACCAGTAGCTCTATCAGTGCCTTTCTTGGGTAGATTGTCAGTAGACTGATATGTCTCGTTCTTTAATACTTGAATCGTCATAGGGATGAAACTTCTTTTTTGATCTTATCAACATCGATCTTGTGTAAATCGATACCCATTTTTCCGTTGGGTTGACTCTTAATATCATACCCATACTCGGTGAAAATATCAAACTTTTTAATTGGTTTAAAGTTCTCTAATGTAAAGTCCATAGCTTTAATGAACTGATCACACATATTCTTACTATTAATACCACCTTCATTCATTGCCCATAGTCTTCCTTCAAGACCACATTCTTCACGCTTTTCTGGACCAGCTAGATACCAATACATAATTGCATCCGCAATATCTGAATAATTTGTTAAATCATCCAAGATATATGGGGTAGGAGGACTACCTTGCATATTTTGTACCTTTGGCCAAACTGGTTTAGCCCACTTACCGTGCTTTGTATATTTACCAGAAGCATTGGTACCAAATTCCAAATTGAATTCAATTGAATTGCCATTATCATCTACAATTCCCAATTGGTCTTGTAGACCTCCTGTTACTGTTGCAATAACCGGAGTACCACACATAATAGCTTCAGCCACACTTAGACCAAATCCTTCGTTTGAACTTACATTGGCTAGTACATCTGCTAGATTATAAAATCCAGTCATTTCTTCAGGCGACCAACGTGATTCATTGAGAACAACTTTATACTCTGGACAAATAGATGTAATTGTAGCTACTAGATCTGTGCCAGCTTCACATACTTTATCAGTATGCATTACCAATGCACATTTACTGGCTTCTTCTTTTGTTAGAGAGTCGCAAAACGTTCTGAATGCCAGAATAAGATTTGCTGGATGTTTACGATGAGCATTTCTACTATTAAATGCTACGATGAAATTGTATTCGCCATCACCCAATAGTTCTTTTTTAATCTTTTGAACCAAAGGATTGTTCTTTTCCAATACTCTAAATTCATTGCTGTTGATGCCGTGTGGTACCAAGTGCAATAGATGTTTTCCGTTTACTGGCATATTATAGGTTCTCCTTCTTTACAATGTTTCCGTTGCTGTCAAAATCACCAAAGATACTGGTACAATTTTCTGGTCCAAGTACCCATTTATTGATATTATCTGTTTGTTTGCTGATTGCAAATAATGCATCACAACACTTATAGAATGGCTTGTTCCACATTGGATATGGTAGATCATCCCAAATGTCGAGATATGTTAGAGGAATTCTGGCACGAATTTGATTTTCAATATTATATAACCATCCCCAAAAACGTGGATCTGTGAAATGCATAATAGCATCTGGTTTTTCCAGCGACATAATCTGGAATAAAATTTCCTCGTCTCCATAACCATCAACCGGATACAGTCTAAGATAGTTATCGTTACGACCATTTAACTTATCCACCGCTTCCTTCATATCTACAATTTTACCTTGTTCTGGATGTTTTATAGCCCCAGCGATTTGTACCCAATCATAATGATGTACAGTACCCAAAACCAGTTCTCTTGACATTGTTGCGATTCCACTATGCATTCTTAGATCGTCGCTTAATAATAATATCTTTTTCTTTTTCATTTAGATTCCTTTGTAGATAATTGAAATGGTTGGTTGTAACTAAGTTTTTGACAAACACTCTCACTTATTTCGGTTTGAAAAGCATCATCTGTCAAGTATCTTTCCAGACATTTGTTTACAAAATCTTGGAATGATATTTTTCCACGAATATTAAGTTCTTTAAACTGAGTGTATAACTCTTGATTAAGTTTTACTGTAGTAACAATTTGTTCCATAACATATGTGTATATGTATATATGTACATATGTTTACTATTAATTATAATTTACTTGCTTTTCCATCACAGTTTGTTTTGTGATGAATGCAATATTTGCAATTTTTCTTGGCTTTGCCTGGGACTTTTATATATTCGTTTACTTCGTTATAATTTCCCTCTTGGGTAAATCCATAATCAAGAAACTCAACAAATGATTTAATCGACTCTTTGATGATAGTTGGACCCGCAGATGGTTTAAATACCTGAATTCTGCTTTGTGGAAAACTAGCATTTTCATATAGTTTTCTTTTAACAATGAAAAATTCTACTTCAATGTTATTTAGAGGAACATTAAACTTTTTGCTATAAACACTTTTGTACAGATGTAATTGCGCAAGTTTGCTTACATCTTCTTTCATATAACTGTTCCATCCATTGCTGGATGTCTTGAAATCAATAATACGATAGTACTCTTTGTCTCTTTCTTTTAGAACAATATCAATAAACCCAACGAATTCTACGTTATTCTTAATTGGAATTTCCAAGGGAATTTCAATACCTACCAGTTCATAGTCTTTGGTTGGAAAATACTTTAATCTATTAGCGGATTTACAGAAAGTATCAATGATATCATTGCCGTCGAAAATAAAGTCGGTAAATTCTTCTTCTTTTACATCTTTTACTTTTTTAATCTCTTCATTGAACTTATCAAGAAACAACTTCTTTACATCTAAAGAATCAGCAATACCCACTCCTTCTTTATAGAGAGAAGTAAGATATGTTTGAAACGCATGATGAATTGCTGTTCCGAATGTGGTATTAATGTTATCATCTTTAACTCTTAGATTTTTAACATAATCCAAATACCATTTATGTGGACATTTCAAAAATGTAGAATATTGGCTAAAGCTGACTCGTTTCTTTTTTATTTCTTTAAGTTCCTCAGTTGACATTCTATCATCTTAATGTATAATTAATTAAAGTCAACTTATAAAAACTATATATTGTATATGAACAAAATATTATTAACCCTATTAATGTCGGTCAATCTTGTCGCAAATGATCTATATCTTTACGATACACACGAACAAATTGAAATAACCGAGGTTATTAACAATAAACTTAGTGTATTAAACGTCCAAATTGGTAATACCTTTACACTTACAAACAGTTTGAATGTAAACACCCAAACCAATAGCACTGCTACATATGTGTTGCCATATAGAATTGCTATACATCAACGAGAAAACACCAGTACCTATTTTAATCAAACATCAACTGAATACAACAATGACTTTAAGTTACCATCTGTTATTGCAATAAAAGACTCTTTGTTTAACTTCACTAGTAACGGAGAGTTATACTGTGTAAGTGAAAGTGGTCCTACCAACACAATTTTAACTTCATTGTGTTCAATTGTATTTAATAAAACAAGTTTCTTCTTAAAATCAAGCGATAAGTATACTCAGTTGTATGTTGTTGGTGGTAACATTACAGTATTGGATAACAAATCCAAGAAAAAGAAAGATTTAAAAGAAGGAGATTATTTGGTAGTAACCCCACAAGTTATACTAAATCCAAGAGAAGCTACTGTTACCAAATTGGGAAATAGCTTTAGTATAAAAGAAGTGGAAGATGAAGAAAAAGAAGCTCATACCAAATCTATTCAATCTTTGAAATCCAAGTTGGATAACACACTATTTGCAAATTACGGTCAAAATATTTTTGGTTTTAAATTAAAATGAAATTAGATCACTTAGATTCTTTAACAGAAGACGAATTGGCAATGCTATGGTTTTGCGTTAATAAAGTAAACCCATCAGTATTATCAGGTATAGAATTGGAACCATCGTTGTTTGTTGCTATTAAACACAAAAAATTGATGGACCGATTACTACAATGTGCACAGTATGTAAAAGAAGAACATCATTCGGTTTTTACTGGACTTGTGAATAAGTTGAAGGTATAGTAGTGGTATGTATCAAAATATTTTTGTTTCAAAGAAAGACAATATTGTTCATTTGTGGGATGATAAAAAGGGATATGTAACTGTTCCTTATCGTCCATACGCTTATCGCAAACGTGAAGGTGGAATGTATCGTAGTATTTATGGCGATGAATTGGAAAAAGTTTATAAATTCAATCCAAAAGATCCATCTTTATTTGAAAGCGACGTTCCAGCGGAAACTCGTATTTTAATTGATGCTTACGAAGATAGTGACGAACCATCTGAAGGACATCGTGTTGTTTATCTGGATATTGAGGTTAGCACTGAAGGTGGATTTCCAAACGTAGACGAAGCAGATAAAGAAATCACAGCTATTGCTATCTATGATAGTGTAACATCAAAGTATACCGCTTTCATTCTTGATAAAGAATATAAGTTAAAAGATTTCTCCAAAGACAATGTAGAAGTGTTGAGTTTCACAGAAGAAAGTAGTTTGTTGATGCATTTTCTAACCAAGTGGGAAGAAATTCAACCAACTATTAGTACTGGATGGAATAGTGATAACTTTGACATGCCTTACTTGTTCCGACGTATGAAAAATATTGTTGGTCCAAATAATGCAAAACGTTTGAGTCCAATTCAAGTTGCTTATGTTAATGATTGGAATAAAAAAGTCATTGTGGCTGGCGTGACTCATTTGGATTATATGACTCTTTACAAGAAGCTCAATATCAAACAAGAAGCAAGTTATGCTCTTGGAGCTATTGGTAAAAAGATTGTGGGTATGGAAAAGATTACCTATAAGGGTAGTTTGGATGATTTATACAAAGCTGATATTCAGAAGTATATCGAATATAATTTGAACGACGTACAAATCATTGTTGCATTGGAGAAGAAGTTACAGTTTATTGAATTGGCTAGGGCTATTTGTCATAAGGGACACGTTCCATACGAGTGGTATGAAATGAGTTCCCGATTCATTGAGGGTGCTATTCTTATGTATCTTCGTCGTAAAGGACAAGTTGCGAAAAACAAATCATTGGAAGGTCGTGATGAATATGAGACTCAGATGGAAGACAATGAGCAAGGCTTTGAAGGTGCTTATGTTAAAGCTCCTACTCCCGGTCGTTATGATTGGGTGTTTGACTTGGACCTTACATCAATGTATCCGAATATCATCATCAGTCTTAACTTATCACCTGAAACTAAAGTAGCGGTTATTAATAAGATCGAATATGATGATTGTTATATTGATGATCGAACCAAGGAAATTCGTGAAGACTATGAAAACCTAAGTGATGGTGCTCAGAAGAAAACTCCATTTAATCAATATCTTGAACAACGATTATACGCATTTAATGCTCGTTTGTTTGCTCAAGACAAGATTAGCAAATATCACGTGGGATCAACTGTTTATACCAATGAAGAATTTAAACAATTGGTTACTCAAAGCAATTTAAGTATTGCTAGTAATGGTGTATTGTGTAAAAAAGACAAGACTGGTGTTATTCCAGAAATTCTAGTAAAGTGGTTCGATGAACGTAAAGATCTTCGTAAACTAGCTAAGAAGCATGCAGATGTAAAAGAATGGGAAAAATATGAATTTTATGATGGTCGTCAAAAAGTGCAAAAAGTATTACTTAATTCAATCTATGGTGTATTGGGTCTACCGATCTTTAGATTTTATGACAAGGATAACGCGAGTGCTGTTACCATAACTGGTCAAGATATTATCAAATCTACTGGTAAAGCTATCAATGAGTGTTTCAAACGTTCATTGAATGAGAAAGATGGAGATTGGGTTATCTATACAGATACAGATAGTTGTTTTGCTAGTGCATTACCTATCATCAAAAAGAATATGCCTGACATTGATCTAAATGATGAAAAGGCAATGACTGAGGCTATTCTAAAAGTAACTGGTGATGTACAATCGTTTGTTAATAAGTTCTATGATGTAATGGCAAAACGATACTTCAATATTGAGAAACATCGTTTTGATGCAAAACAAGAAGTTATTGCAAAGACCAGTTTCTGGTTGGCTAAGAAGAGATATGCTCAGTTTATCATTAACAAAGCTGGTATTGAGTGTGATGAAATGGAAGTAAAGGGTATTGACGTAGTTCGTACTTCATTCCCGATTCGTTTTCGTAAGTTTATGCAAAAATTCTTGGATGATATGTTGCGTAAACTTCCAAAAGATCAGATTGATGCTAGTATTCTTGAATTCAAAGATAATATGACAAGTTATCCAGTTATTGAAATTGCTAAGAATACCAGTGTAAAGTTTAAGAGTCAAAATGGTGATAATGATTACAATCCAAAGACAAGACATCCATTTCAGTTTATGGATGGCACTCCAGCACAAGCTAAGGCTGCTTTGGCCTACAATGATTTGTTGAAGACTTGGAAGTTGGATAAAGAGGTACCAGAGATCTTCCACGGTCAAAAGATCAAGTGGGTATATCTAAAACAAAACCAATATGGTATTGACGGTATTGCTATGAAAGCAGATGGTACTGATCCAGATCGTATTATGGAGTTTATTGAACAGTATGTAGATAGAAATGCTATGTATGAACAAGAACTCAAAGGTAAATTATTGGACTTCTACAATGTATTAAATTGGGATTATCCTAATGAGACAGATGTTAAATTGGGAGAATTCTTTAGTTTTTAAAAGTTATGAAAAAATATAGTGAGTTATTGACTATACCTGAAGAAGGATGTAGTTTGGAGTTTAAAACAAGTCTTAATACTGTAATTGCAAATAAGTATGAACGTGTTGTTATTGGACAACGTGGTCCATATATTGAATTTACAACCAATCAAATACTATGCGATAAATTGTTTATTCCTAAAAATCAGTTATATAGATTAAGCGATCCAAAAGTATATTATATTGAGTTTAGAACAAACGATGATAGTAACGTAAAAGTATATTACCAAATGCGTACAGTCGCATATGCAGATTATAAAATAGGATCATTTTATATTTCACCATCTGAATTATTCGTAAATAATATAAGATGTCTGTCTGAAAGAAATCAGTCCAATGAAAACGTAGGGTTATTTTTCGAATTCAACAATTGACAAACAAGCTGGTATCGGTTAACATTATAGAGTATGAAGAAACAAGTATTAAATACATTTATTGACAAATATTCACTCAACGGAACCATTGAAAGCGTAAAGTGGGTCGTTGACAACAAAAACAAGCAGATCAAAACATCATCTATCAGTGATGACAAAAACGTGGTAAGTTATGTGTCTATCAAAGACGATGCTGGTTTGTCTGAAGCTGAGATTGGTATCAATGATACTGCAAAACTCAAGAAGTTGCTTGGTGTACTTACAGACGACGTAAACATTGCGTTTAACAAACGTGAAGAAAAGATTGTATCACTTTCTCTAACCAGTGAAAGTACCGATGTACAGTATGTTACTGCGGATCTTAGTGTTATTCCAAAGGTACCTGATCTTAAGAAGTTGCCTCCATTTAACTTGGAAATTCCACTTACAAAAGAGTTTGTAACAACATTTGTAAAAGCAAAGAGTGCTTTGAGCGATGTTGATACTATGACTTTTACAAAAGACAAGAAGGATAAAATCAAGCTAACTATTGGATACAGCAGTGTTAATAGTAATCGTATTAATATTGATGTTAAACCAGTTGACGGAAAAGATAGTCTTGGTAAGACTATTCACTTTAGTGCTAAGTATTTAAAAGAAATTCTCACTAGTAACAGTGATTGTGAAAATGCTGTACTGAAGATTAGTGATGCTGGTATTGCACACGTTGAGTTTAACAACGAGTTGTTTAACAGTTCTTATTATCTAATTGACATCAAGAGCGTAGATTAATATCTATTATGAGTTTCTTTGAAGAAGAGAAGTCTGTTAATACAGAAAAACATAGTCTTTGGGCTGAAAAGTATCGTCCCAATGTACTAGACAATTATATTTGCAATGAACAACTTAAAAGTATTCTTAAAGATTTTATTTCCAAGAAGGATATTCCACATTTGTTGTTTTATGGTAATGCCGGTACTGGCAAGACTACGGTTGCAAAGATTTTAACAAATAACATTCCTTGTGATGTGATGTATGTTAATGCATCTGATAACACTGGTGTAGATTTCGTTCGTGACAAGATTAGACCATTTGCATCTGCTATGGGTTTCAATGATCTAAAGATTGTTATTTTGGATGAATCAGATTATATGTCTACCAATTCACAAGCGTCACTTCGTAATTTGATGGAGACATATAGTAAGACAACTCGGTTTATTTTAACTTGTAATTATGTAGAAAAGATCATTTCTCCATTGATTAGCCGTTGTCAAGTGTTTCAGATCGAACCTCCTGCTAAAAAGGATGTAGCTTTGTATACCAAGAACATTTTGGATAAAGAATCTATTAAGTATGAACTTGCTGATTTGAAGACTTCTGTTGATAGTTTTTATCCAGACATTCGTAAGATTGTGAATTTTATTCAACAGAGTTCTACAAATGGAACTTTGAAGTTGATCAAAAATCAAAGTGCAAACTTTGAACTTAAGACCAAGTTGATTGAATTACTAAAAAATAGTAAGACAAACACTAAATCTTTTAACGAAATCCGACAGTTAATTGCGGACGCTGGTACAAAATCTTTTGATGAACTTTACACAGAACTATATTCCAAAGTCAATGAATATGCAGTTGGTAAAGAAACATTAATTATTATAGAAATCGCAGAATATGTATATCAAAGTAGTATGGTTGTAGACAAAGAAATTACGTTTATGGCTTGTATTGCTAAAATTATAAAATCTTTAAATAAATAGTTAATATGTTTAATTTCAACAACTGGGATAACCTAAATAATGTCACTTTAGATAAATTGGCGGGATTGATTATAACAGATAAATCAGTCAATAATGTATCACCAGATGAGTTTATATATAATTATATATCTAATGATCAACATCTAATACTAGATTTTGGATGTGGTATTGGAAGAAACATCTTTGCAATTGCTAATAAATACCCAAACGTTAATATAATTGGTTATGATAATAGTTCAATGATATCACGTGCGGAAGAATACTCTGTATTGCGATATAATAAAAAAGTAAAGGACTACAATAATCTAAAATTGATTTCGGATTGGAATCAATTAAAGTCTTTAAAATTTGATTTTATATTTGCTACGTTGGTTTTTCAACATATCAACGAATTAGATTTATCATTGTATCTTAAAGATATAAAAGGTATGACCGAGAAATTGATCGTATCCGGTCGCAGATTTAATGACGAGGCAGAGAACGGCATACACAAAAACACGTGGGAAATTTTGCAAAAAAATGGTTATACTCCATTAAACAATAAAAGAATAGACGGTGTAAATTTTGATGTATTTGGTGATGACAATGAACATTTTTCTTGTTTGTTTTCGTTAAATGACAATATTGTTGAAACAAATGAAGAATATAATATTCTTTTAGGTAGAGGATGGCATAATATAGAAGGAGCAGATAATAATGCGTGGAGATGGTCATCAGATACATCGTTTGTAAAAATAAAAAATTCAGAATATAATTTTCTATCATTTGAATCGTGCAATTCACCATGCGATGTTACATTAAAATGTTATACCAAAAACAATCCAGATAGTGATTTTAAACTTTATGCTACTTTAACAGCTAAAAAAGACACAAAATTATCTACTAAAATTAGTTTGGATAATGTATCCGAAATAAAGTTTGAATCTTCTGTTTTTATCCCAAGTGAAATAGATAAGAAAAGTGTTGGTCAAATAAATGAAGATAATAGAAAATTGGGTGTTAGATTGACAGGATTTACTTTGTGGAAAAATAATGATTCTAGATTTATTAAAATATCAGATGTGGCTTATTATAAAGACGATCTTTCTTATAAAAAATTATGTTATGTCGAGACTAATACAGATAAATTTTTTTCATTTCCCCGTACAAAAAGTTCATCTAATTTAGATAACTATACAGTGTTATTAACGTGTCACGGAGACAGACTTTTGTTTGGTAAAAGATCATATCAATCGATTGTTGATGCTGGAATAAATAATATTGTTATTGTTATATCAGGATCCAATAAAGAATATATAAATTGGGCTAAACAACTTTCTCAAAAGCATAAAGTTGTTGTTATTGAAAATGAAAAAAATAACAATTTGTGTTGGATAGAAGGTTTAAAGAACGTTGTTACCAATTGGGTTACTATTTTACACGACGACGATATAGTATTACCTGAGATAAAAAATGCAGTAAATCTGTTGAATGAAAATTGTGATTTTGGAGTTTGGACTGGATCAGTGGAAAATTTTATTACAAATAAAGTGGAGTTAGAAACAACATTAGATGTACTGTTAAAAACAGGTCTATATAAAGTAGACGTTATAAAAGATTTTATTCTTCGTCAGGGATATTCTCTTTCTCCTATTCACGGGGTATTTCCTAAAGATAAATTGCTTTTGTGTTTGAATGAATGGGAACGTTTGCATGGAAATGACAGAGAGTTTTATGAAAGACCTACATTCGTTGTTGGTAACGATTTATATATTTGGTCTACGTTTACAAATAATTCCAATGGTTTATTTTTATTCTATAAAGAAAAATGTGTAAAATGCATAAGTCATAATACTAGTGCCACTCAAATTGATATTGTAAGAAAAAAATCTACGGAAAATTCCAGTGATTTTTTAAAAATGTATAATAAGGTAAAGACTCTTCATATAAATAATAACCTAAAAGTGGGTATTATTTTTTATGTACACAGTATAACCGATGGAATAAAAAAATGTATAGATAACATCAATAGTTATAAATTATCTAAACACGATATACCATTTGTTGTGTATTCGGATGAACAGTTAAATGGACTTAACTATGTTAAATTTAATAAAATGGAAGAAATGTATGCGGGTTTGTATCGAAAATGTGATAAATATGCATTTTGGGCATTTGTGGAAGGTATAAAGATTGCAAAGGAAAAAAATTGGGATTATTTTTTTTGTTACGAATGGGACTGTTTGATATCCAAAGACTATTGGTTTGATACATTGTGGCAAGAACATTTATCGTGGCCATACGAGCCAATTATTACAGGCACTCCTGCAATTAGAATGCCTAAGTTAGCAATTGGAAACTTTTTTCAATCGTCTCAAGATTACATATATAATTATTCCAAAGAATGTAATGTGTCAATTAATATTGATCACGCTGCTCCTATATCCATTTACACAAACGGCGCTTTAACATTTTACAATACTCAAAAAATGTGTGAGTTCTTTAATAAAGAATTATATGGTACAATTTTAAATAAAAGTGAACACGTTGATGATGTTGGACCTTGGGACTTTGGTCTTGGTATAAGAATATATGATAAATTAAAAGATGACTCTTTTAAAAAAGTAGGATGGTTGCCTTCTTCTTATTCAGGATGTGGAGATTTTTGTTATAATGAAAAACAAAGATTGAATATGTTAGAAACCAACTTAAAAGTTATTATGCATCAATACAAGTATGTATAATTTTTATATATATAATTCCTTAAAAGGTTCGTTTTTGTTATGAGGTATATTTGAATATTTAATTGCATCAATTAAATTTTCTTCATTAATCGATTTATCTGTCATATGTTGTAGTATAGAATGTACTTCGTCATAGGTATTATTTTTTAGATGTTCGTATATGACAATTTTACAATTTGGTATATAATTAAAAACCCATTTGTTTAAAAAATGGTTATAAAAATATTTTTTTTCTTCTATCCAATTTATATATTTTCCATAATCACTAAAGTTTTTATATGGTGATTTGACTGTATTGTTTTCATTTGTATAGTTTTTATCTACAGACAATACTTCTAAATTGAAGAAAGAATTTAAACAATCTTCTCTATTTCTTATTTGTACCAAATACTTTCTGTCAGCTTTTATTTGCGTATTTAAATTAAAATCGTGATTTTTTTGTAAATTTGTATTTTCATTCACATCGATCATTAACTCGGGGTTATTGTACATTTCACAATAATTGAGATCTTTTTTAAAATAATACTTTAATATTCGGCTTAACCAAGTGTGACCACATCTAGGAAACGTAATGCATTCTGTAACGTATATTTCATTTACCATTCTGATCATAACACTTATATATATAATTTATAACTATAAAAGTTAGTTGATTATATTTATAAGTATATGTCTAAATTACGAGAATTAGGAGATACCGGCGACAGAATGATGCAAGGTCTTCCATATAACCAAGGAGGATCAGTATCAGGTGCTTCTGATTTATCCGCTTTTACAAGTCCTGATGTATCTCAAGATCCCAACCACTTTGGCACTTTAATAGACAAAAGCAAAATTACAGCTGGATCAAAAGATTCAATGGAAAAAATAGCTCCATTTGGACCTTATACTGGTCAACCACCAGAAGATTTTGTTAAAGATGTCAATCAAATCAAATATAAAGTCACCCCAGATGAAATTATCACTGGTATTGATTATGAAATGAAAAAACTGGTGTTAAAAGATAAACAGGTAGCTAAACAAAACGTTGTTGCAAACCTTAAAAAAGACCCAAAATATTACAGTAAATTGCATATGTTGGATATAACCGATGAACCTGAACAACCAGATTATCGCACTCCACAAGAAAAAGCTATATCTGAAATAATGAAGGATTTACACGAAAAGAAAAAACAACGTAGGAACTGGAGTTGATTATGGCTAATTTTGCTAAAGATAAACCACTGTATCGTAAGCCTGAACCTTTGCATAAAGGATGGCATTATATTGGCGATGGTAAATTCCACGATCCAAGTTTGGGAAGCGATGTAATGAGAGGTCGCAGATGGATGATAGATCCAGGTGCAGGAAGTGGTAAAAGTTTTCAAAAATTTCAACAAGGAATGAAAAATGATTAATAATTTATCAAAGTTACCAGGCGGAGTTGGAGATAATACTCAAACCAGCCAAGTTGATGCAAATCAACTAAGCTTAGGCGTTCAAATAGAAATGGAACACACCAATGATCCTGATATTGCTAAGGAAATAGCAATGGATCATCTTAAAGAAGATCCAAAATATTATACTAAGTTGGTGTCAGCTGGTCTTGCAAGTGAATTTCAAGCATCACACAATACTGGATTTGGCGACCCAAATCAAAGTTTTAATGACTCAGCAAGAATTGGAAATGGCGGTTTAAAACAAGGAAATATGCACGGAAAAGCTGGTGGTACTCCAATTGGTCAAGTAGATGGTAGAAATAGTGATCCAATTGTAAATAAAACAATTGACATTGAATTAGAAGAACAAGTGTTTAGTAGTTTGGAAGAAGCTATATTGGATGAAAAGAAAAGAAGAAAAAAAGGCGGTAAAAAGAGAAAGCCAAAACCAACAAATCCCGCCTTGTGGGCTAGAGCTAAGGCCGCTGCAAGATCCAAGTTTGATGTTTATCCAAGTGCTTATGCTAATGGATGGGCAGCTAGATGGTATAAATCCAAAGGTGGTGGTTGGAGAATGAGTGAAGCTTATCCAGCTAGAGCTATGGATGGTCCATTTCCATCACAAGTTTCTTCAGATGGTCAAGGTACATTTGGAAGTGGATATGATTTTGTAGGATATGCAGAAAATAAACAAACAACTATGAATAAACAAGAATTAAAAGAAGCTATAAAACGAATGATTCGTGAGATTGAACAAGACGATGTAAGTGTAGATGCAGAAAAAGAAAATGTAACTATAACTCTTGATCGTGAACTTGCTCAAAAACTACACGATTTGTTGATGACTCAACTACAACCTGAACAACCAGAAGGAGACGAAGCTCAAGATCAAGCTCCAACTATGGATCAAGATCAATTGCCTCCTGAAGGATCTGCTGGTGGTGAAGCTGAAGCCGGTGAAGAACAAGATACTGTGGGTGAAATTACATTCGAACAATCCAAAGAAATTGACGAAACCAAGAAAAAGTGGATTCAAAAAGCAATTCACCCAGGCAAAAAAGGTGCTTTGAAGAAAGCTCTTAACGTACCAGCAGGCGAAAAGATTCCAGTCGGTAAATTAGCAGCAGCTGCTAAGAAGGGTGGAAAAATGGGTCAACGTGCTAGATTGGCAATGACACTTCGTAAGTTAAAAGAAAGTTTATAATAATTGTTTGAAATCATATCCTATACAAATAAATAAAGTGGAGTATATGGTGGGGGGTCCAGGTGATATAATGGACACCCCACCTTCTGCTAGAGGTTTTGCGTTAAGTGTTCTTGAACGTGGTACCGGACAATACGCGTCTATATTTAAAGGAACAGAAGAAAATGGATATGGCTTCATAATCTATGATGACGGTGATAAAAAATTAATATTAAAAGGACGTATTGGATCTGACCACAAAGAAACAATTTATGCTGGTAGTAAAGAATTACAAAATATACGTAAAGATAAATATCGAGGGCAAGATGATATGGAGTTTTTACGAAGAACTTGTTTGAGTGGTAGATCTTGGTTGGTTACTTTACAAAACAAGAATTATTACTTTGTAGCTATTTGGAACACTTCTATAACACAAAATCAATATAACACTTTAAAAGAGTATTTGGTTAAGTTTCCGGTAAATTCTACATACATTCAAATGGGAATGGCTGGATCAGATCCATCAAGTAAATTTCAATTAGTAAGTAGTTTTGTTCCAAAAATTGCTTCTGAAAAACCCAAACTAACTAAAAAAGAAAAAGACTTCGTACAAACCGCACATATGAAAACAGCTGAGTTACCAGCTAGTTATGCAAAAGCATTAAAAAAATTACAATCTATGACCGAATCAAACGATACAGCAATGTCTAATTATAACGCTTATCAATCTTATAAGAACTACGCTTTGAAATTGATTGGTAAATTAGAAAAAATAAAACAACTTGGCAAATCAAATGTTTCTGCGAGCGACATCGTAACCAAGAGTGCTTTGGACTCGGTATTAATTGGTTTAGGCAAACAATTTCCAGAACTGACAACAAAATTAAATGGTTTAAGTAAATACACATTTAATAGTTCAGATTTGATTAAATTACATCAAAAAGGAAAAATAGATGTAAAGAATTGGACGGATGCATCATTGAAAGAATTGACTAAAAAACAGTGGATGAATTCTATGTCAACAGGAGTTGGAGATCCAGATCACCCTATTAATAACGATGTTAAACATCACGTTGGTAAATTAAAAGCAGAAAATGCCGAAATGGCACAAAGTGATATAACAAAGATAATTGATTATAGTGAAAAACTACAGTCAATGTTTAGTGTAGATGATAATTTGGAAGACTGGGTAAAGGCTAAGTTGAATCACGCGTGTGATTATGTAGCTACAGTAAGAGATTACTTGAAGTTTTATCGTGATGAAAAAGAAGCTGGTACGCCAGAAGATCAAATAGATGAAAAGTGGAGTAATACATACAAGAAGAGCATTAATTGTAGTAACCCAAAAGGATTTAGTCAAAAAGCTCATTGTAAAGCTAGAAGACTAAGACAAGCTGGTAAACATACCAAAAGTAAACCCGTAAGAGAAATCTATGAAGCTGTTGTTCGTCGTATGATCAAAGAATTCAATAGTAGTATGGCTATGGGAGCTTTGAAACAACTCAACAGTGATGCAAAGGAGTTGGAAACAATGTTGCAGCCAAATACTCAATTGGAAGATTGGGTAAAAGCTAAGTTGAATTTGGCAGGTGAATATTTGGACGATGTATATCATCATCTAGACCATTTTGGTGCAGAAGGTAGAACTTTGGATGAAAACAGTTACTACAAAAAATATTGGTTCACTCCAAATGGTAAAGTAGTAGATGTAGGTAATAGTCATGAAGATTGGATCAAAAACAATGATAAGTCTTTAGTAGGTGCGACTTTAGTAGATACATACGAAAACGCTGTAGCTAAAGGTTATGTACGTGGTGTATTTGATATTCAGAGTGAATTTTTAACACTCTCAAATCTTCCAAATTATGACTTTTTATCTTCGAAGTTGAGACGAGAAACAAAAGCTGCGATAGAAGATTTTATCATAGACAAGAATATAAAAATTGTTGCTACTGGAAAAGGTAAATTACTCAAAGACTTTATATTCAATACAGAACCACAATTAGCAGAACATCTTCTTGAGTCTATCAAGTTGCAAGAAGATTGGAAAAATTGGCTCAGAGCTGGAGCAGCTGGTGCTTTGGGATTGGCAGCAACTACTGGTAACGTAGATGCTGCTAAAATAAAACCAGCTAATAAACCTGCTATAACTCAAACCGCACAAAGTACTGTTCAAAGCAAACTATATACAGCTGAAGATGTTATTGCTGCTACAATAATAGATGAAGCTGGCGGTGAAAAGAACGCAACCGAGGCTATGCAAGCTGTTTTGAATGTGATTATGAATCGCGTTAATGGTGATACTAGAAAAGGTGCTATGGAATGTTTGAAACCCTACCAATTTAGCGGATGGAATAAAATCAATAAAAAGGATGTAAACGATATTAAAAAATTTATTGATTCAAAGAAAAGTCACGTAAGATTCAATATAGCACTTGATCTAGTTAATAAAGCAAAGAGTGGATCTTTGAAAGATATCACTAAAGGCGCAAATCATTTTTTGAATGTAACAACACAACAAGCTCGTGGCGGAAAATTACCTAGTTGGTATAACAAAAATAAAGTCGTAGCCGATATAGGTAGACATCAGTTTCTTAAATTGGAATCGTTAATGTCTCTCGGAGAATATTTTGGTTTTAACTATTATTTCTAATTTATGAGTGAGTGGCCAACAATAGGTATGGGTAACTTACAAGCTATGATGGTAATGCGTCAACAGAGTGCGCCTGTATCATCTATTAATGGTTTTGATCCATACCAAGCTATGTTGAGACGTAGACAGTCAAATGCAGATACTGATACAGGTTATAATAATGATGTAGTTCAACAATATGACCCAAAAGATATTCAAGAGTTAGAAGAGTTTTGTCAAAGATACGGAATAATGGGATTTAACTTTGGTAAAATGAATCCAAAAGCTGCTTTGAGAATGCTTAAGGGAAAGATGGGTATAATTGATGAAAAAGTAAGTAATAAAAAAATGTTGCTTGATTAGTTTAATATAGTTATTTTTGTTATGGTCAAACTGATAAATGCTAGAAAATCTCCTCTTAATATAGAAGTTTTAATAGGTACTGATGTTAATGATGTCAATGCTTTATTTTTGTGGGAAGATAATACGACCAAAATACCATTACACTCCGAGGTTATAAACCTATACGCTAATACTGGATATTATTCGGGTTTAAACAAAAACATAGATTTTTTTAAGAACGATGTAATTTTTAAAATAATTAGATTGGACACCTATGAAATAATGTTTACCCATATATTTAAGAATTTTAATTTTATAAACGGTAAAAGCATACTTTATATTTCCCAGAACAATTACAGTGGATATAGTTATTCTGCTAGAAATTATATATTTCAATTATTGCAAAATGGATATACAGTTCACTGGATTAATAATGTTTTTGACAAATCCACATATAAACCTTGTAACGAAGAAGAACGTTTGGTTTTTAATTGTGAGAACAAATATGATCCGAACATTGTTTATGACTCAATGATTATACACCACGTTCCAATTGGTTGGAATGAAGTTAAAGAATATTGTAAAAATTCAAAAAAAGTATACGGTCTCACAACGTGGGAAACTACTCATCTACATTCACAGTGGGTAGATTATATAAATTTAAGTGTGGTAGATGAAGTTATAGTTCCTTCATTTTTTAATAAAAAATCTTTTATTGATAGTGGCGTAGTTAAAAATATAAATGTTTGGTATCACGATATTTTTAGCTTTGTACACAATGACAACTTAAGTGTAAACAATATATTAGATAAGTTTTTTATTTACAAAGACGGTGTTTATACACAATCATCAAATCTTGTTAAAACTATTATAGATAACAATACTGTATATTATAACATTAGTCAATATAACGAACGTAAAAACATAAATCAAGTTATATCTACATTTTGCAGTAAATTCACAGGTGATGATAATGTTTGTTTGTTTATCAAAACATATTTCAAAGAGTTTACAGTGGCACAAACCGAAATGTTGAAATATAAGTTCGCAGAACTTCTTAATAATTATAATAATATCCCACCTATTATATTTTGTTTTGATAGTTTAAGTGATGATGAAGTAAATCTAATTCACGAATTTGGAGATGTATATTTTACATTAAATAGAGGCGAAGGATTTGGTCTATGTACATATACTGCTAAAAAAATTGGTAACAAAGTTATATGTGGTAAGTTTGGGGCTGAAAAAGAATTTTTGTCTATCACAGATTCACTTGTCAGCTACACACTAGAATCTCCATTTAATAT